ATCGTGCGCGCAATGGACATGATTTTCAACGGCCCTGACGGAATTGATCAGGAGGGATTAAAGATGCTAATGGCAGCTCATCACCATATCACACCAAATGTATTTCTTCCATACGATTCGAACACTCTTGTATGGAATGTGGGAAATGATTGGAATGACAATCCAATCTGGAAGATGCTGCCCTCTCAAGTGAGAGTAAGCGGGGTTGGCCTTAAACGATGGGGAGTGACTGACGAAGAGATAGCACAAGCAAAGGCGAGTAACAACGGCGATGTGCTAGCCCTGCTCCGCGCGGCTAAAAACAGAAATCCCTAAAGGAAGAGAGCAATGCAGAAGAAGCCAGTAAAGAGGAAGAAGAGAGTCAAAGAAAGAGACATGCAGTGGGAAGTAAGAGAGGTAGGAGAGAGAGGCTACGGTGTCTTCCTCATGGACGAGTACTGCGCTACAGACGAGCCTGTGTGCTATGGTGTCAGTTACTCCAAAGACACTGCCGACAATCGATGTGACCGTCTCAACAACCCGCTGCACAGAGAAGATATATGAGTCATTATTTAAAATACGCAAAGAATCGATTCTCCCAGAACGGTGAAGACGGTATCCTAGACCAGCTGTTCAAGGACTTGCATATCGAGGCAGGTATCGTTGTTGAGTTCGGCGCCTGGGATGGTGTGTATCTTAGTAACACTTACCTGTTATGGAGGTACAAGGACTTCGACGCGGTACTGATAGAAAGCGATCTGTGTAAAGCGACAGAACTAGTCTCCGTGACAAGAGGTTTCGATAACGTGGAGGCTGTATACGCTGCGGTGTCTCCTGTTAAAGACCACAAGAATTCGCTCGACAATATGTTGGATCGTTCTGCCTTTGATGTTACGGAAGACTCGCTTGCGTTGGTCTCTAGTGATATCGACGGATCCGATTATGGCATATTCGAGTCTATGGAACGGCATCTTCCAAAAGTTGCTCTTATCGAGACATCCACCGGACCAGATCCACATTCTGGTAATTTGAGACAACTGACCGATCTAGCGGAAGCAAAAGGATATACGCTAGTATGTCATACTGGTAATGCGGTCTACGTAAGGAACGATCTTATGCATCATCTAGACCATATAGACTTCGTATACGAAGATATGTGTTGTACTGAAGACGATGTAACTGCGCTACAAAATATCGGCTCTGAGGGTAAGAGTCGAATACCCACAATATACCGTCCTACCCGTGCGACGACGACTACGTACTTGAATTCTGTTACTAAAGAGATAGCGGCATGCAAGGCCCTCTCTGAGTCGGTGACAGGTGGCTAAACGACCATATGTCTTGGGTCGACAGGGGTAGTTTTTGCACTAGTGCCCTCGGTCGCTCTCCACGTGGAGTATAAAAAAAAGGGAGAATTGAAATCTCTCCTTAGCCCCCGTACGGGTGAGACATTTTTTTGTCTCACTTTTGTATCACATTCTGTAACATTTTTATGTATCATTTGTTACGGTGTTACATTTTTTTGTAACACTATTCCGTAACATTTATGTCTCACTTCGGTGGATCTCTCACGCTCAACTCCTCTCAAGTATATTATTGTAACATTACACGTCTCACTGTTCACGACTGTTTTCCACGAGAGCGTACGCTGAGTCTACCCGGCGCGGGGGCGGAAGTGAAAAAAAAGTTTTAACATTATCATGAACAACATCGGCTAACCTCTTATTATTGGACCACGTTGGGGATGGCTCCTCAACATTAACCATGAAGGATGGAAAAAATAAATGCCGTATAGCAAGAATCAGTCCACCAAGCGCTTTAGTTTTGGTATCACACGTAACTCCACCAGCAAGAAGGCTGGCGCGAATGTCGTAACAATCGCAACCAACGCGGACGACAGTATGTACTACTCGACCCCCACCACGCAGCTCTCAATGACTGTCAAGGAAGCCCGAGTACTTCAGAGTTTCCTCAACGAGACTCTCGAGAGTGATATCAGCGTAGGGTAATTTTTTACCGACGTGATTTAAAGCCGGGGATTTTTCCCCGGCTTTTTTTTGAACAAAAGGCCGAGCGCTCTTACTATTGAATTGGATCAGGGAGAGGTAAGAAGATGCCGTAGAAACTCGGGGAATGTGGAAGCGGAAAAAGTCAGCGCGTTGGGGGGACGCAAGGGTGATGTCATCGCCGTGTTTGGGAATGGTGGAACGTCGGCGAAAGCGGTGACGCAAACGAACCGTCAGACCGCAACATCGCCCGGGTGGTCGGGTCCGAGTTCCGACCACCCACTCCCCCTTCCCTGGTCCGATTTACGGAGGAAAATATTTTGCACAGCGCGTGCAAAACTAGTGGTAATGTGGTACAATATAATTGAATGGAGGGATTGGTTCCCCCACTAACTTAGGAAGTATATGAGACTCCGTGACTACAAAGCCCTCCTCGTATCAGACCGCAAAGCGGCGATGCTATTCGATCTAACTGAGCGCCACCCACGCGGACCTGAAGCTAAGCTCCGCGCACGTGACTACGAGCCACACGAGGGTTATTACAATAACGTCGGTGCTGTGCTGGTGCTGAAAGAGTCTTCAATCCCGGCGACAGCTGAAGGATCACCCGCTACCGGGGGATGGGACCCTCGCGAGATTTACGAAATCGAATCCGGCGAGTGGGAGCTTAAGCGACTCCTCGAGCGTATCGAAGTACCTGAGGATGTCGGTCGTGGGTCAACTTGGGGAGTCCAAGATGGCAATCGGAAGCTGTTCCCCGGGGGAGGATCGGCACTGACTCGTAGGTCCCGCCGCGCTAGCGGACGTATCTACCAAGCGAAGCGGTGGGTCAAGGAAAATATCAAGACTGCTATCTACAGCGTCTCCCTCGGCTACGGCACTGAGGTCCACGTCCACGGTGACAGTGACGAACAAGCGTTCATGCAGTACGAAATGTTCCTCAAGGGTGGAGTGGCCGGAATCCCGGACGCTCGTAAAGGGTACGACAATCAAGCTCGCTACGTTAAGCCGGCCGATAGTCCGACCGCGCTGATGACTCTCAACTCGAAGTTCGTCAATGACATGGACAGTCAGGTTGCTGCTAGCCTGGCTAACATTGAAAAGCTGAAGAAGGAAGTGGAAGCGATGAAGGCCGCTAGGGAGTTGGTGTACAGCTACTCGGTCAACATGGCAGCTACCTACGGTATCGATGATGATGAAGATGACGAGGCGGCAGCATAATGGAAGAAGAACGTACACTCGGTCCACCTCAGATCCACGTCGGACTGTTCGCTCAAGCACATGAATTCGTGGATGAGTTGTGCGCCGGTATTGTCTATGGCGCGGCAGTCCAAGAGCTGGCCACACAGCAAGTCAGGATAACCACTGCGCTGGCTGAGACGAAATCTTTGGACGATCCAGGCGTGCAAGAATTGGCGGAGATTGACATGGAGATGGAATTGAAGTGGCAACTTGCGTCTGAATTGTTTGGTATCGAGGCTTAACTAACACCATATTTAATAAGGAATGGAGGTAATGTCGAATGGCAGATAATCTCGCAGTCTTTCACACTCTCTCGAAAACGTTGGATAATACTGAACTACGTGCAGCAATCAATATTCTGATTCGTGAGCGTAAATCCCGTGATGAGAGAAAGTCCAATGATAATAGGTACTTGCTTAAGGTCGGTGACCGCGTTGAGTGGAACGGTCGAGCTGGGAATGCTACCGGTACTGTAACGAAGGTCAAGCGTAAGAAGGCTCTCGTCACGGAAGATATAATGAAGAGTCGGTGGGATATCCCGCTTAGCATGCTTACAAAGGTTTCATAGGAGTCATCATGGTTTGGACAGTCATATACAGCGAGGCGACCGTCAGCTATTCGATCACAATCACGACATGTGGCAACGATTACAACGAAGCGTTGCTAGAAGCAGAACGCCGCAAGCCACTTCACAGTAGTGTCTTCGCCATCCTAAAGGGAAGTCACACAGATACAGTCCGGTTCTACTAAGGAGGATACCGTGTCAGTAGCAGCAGAGAAGACTAGTCAAGAAAGTAGATCGTATAGGAATTACGATTACATCAGCACGTCGTATTGCGACATGTGCAGGGTTCGAACCAGTGTCGTCAACATCGTGGCAACTGGTAGGAAAGTATGTGGCCGCTGCGATGAGGAACACTATCTCATCGTCGGTGAGCTGGAGAAGAACAGGTGGATGAGGACGGGGAGGCGGTGAAATAAAGTGAATTTTATTTGCAGCTTCGTGCAATTCTTCCCATAATATGGTACAATATAAATGAAGGTGGGGAAAGGAAGAGGTCCTTCTCCCCCCAAATAGTCACCCACTAAGGACAAATCATGGACGTCAAAACTCTCAAAACATGTATCGCAGCCCTTCCACCCAATATCGCTGCGCTAATGCGCGGTCCCACCGGTGTCGGTAAGTCACACGTAGCCAAGGATGTCGCAGATGTCCTCGGGCTCCCATTCCTCGATGTCCGCGGAAGCACCATGGACGAGGCTAAGGTCGGCGGAATCCCGGATTTCGAGACCTCAAAGGAACGTGGGGTGTCCACCTTCTGTCCTCCCTCTTGGTTCAAGCGCGCTTGCGATGAGCCAGTTCTCCTGATGCTCGATGAGCTCAACCGCTCGATGCCGCAGGTACAGCAGGCCTTCTTTCAGATTGTCCTGGACCGAGAGCTCGGTAACGACGCTGACGGTGTACCTCTGAGGCTCCACCCCGGAACGCGTATCATCGCGGCAGTTAACTGCGGTAACGAATACGATGTCAACGACATGGATCCCGCCCTCTTGCGGCGCTTCTGGGTCTGTGACCTCGAGCCTACCGTAGCCGACTGGATTGAGTGGGCAACCGAAGCCGGTCTCGATAAGGTCCTGGTGGAGTTCATCCAGCAGAACCCCGAGCACTGGAGAGTCGACCCCGCCGATGTGGAATCTGGAACGGTCGTTCCTACTCCCGCCTCCTGGCACCGTCTCAGCGACACTCTGGTCTCGGCCGGATTGGAGCCTGCAAAGATGGCTGGATTCGAGGTTAGCTCGACTACCTACCCTCTGACCATGGGCTTCGTAGGTACGGAAGCTGCGATCTCCTTCGTTGACTTCCTCAAGAACTACGAACGTAACATTACCGCAGAGGATGTCCTGGCCGGTAAGGTCACGGCAGAAGATGTCAAGGAGCTCCCCGCTTCTCAGAAGACTGCCCTCATCGACAAGATCAGCACTCACGCTGCTGAGAACAAGTGGAAGAAGGCAGAGGTCAAGAGGATCGCGGCGTTCGCAACCGAACTCGGTGGTGAGTTCCTGATTGCAACCTTCACGGCAGTGCAGAGAGCCAACAACATGGCGAACCTGCTCCCCCTCAACAAGTTGATTGGAATGGAAGTAGTCTCCCTGGTCAACGATGCACGGGCAGTGTCGAAGGACTAAAGGGGAATGACGTCCCCGGTGTCGGGGGGTGGGTGACCCCCCGGCGCCATCTTTTATCACCCAGGAAAGATATGACGAATCAACCCACAGATACTGAAGTCATACAAGCTGTCCAACGATGGCTTATAGAAGCACGAGACTTCAGGAATGATGGGTATGTCCAGCACGGGTATAAAGAGAAATTGCTAGCGGTGCATGCCACCACAACAGCAGCTCTACAAACGCTGGGATTGATCACTAATATTTCCTCAGAAAAGAGTAATTAAATCTAACACTTCGTGCAATTGTGCTCAACATGTGGTACAATATAATTGAAGGTAGGAATGGATATGGCCGCTAAATCAAATACCCCAGAAGCTGGACGCGACATCGGCACGGTAACCCACGCTGATAAGGCAACTGCCGCCGCATTCACTCTTAAGCCACACATCGTAGCGATGATGCTCGAAGAGCCCTTCTACGGAAAGGTCCTTCGGAAGGTCTCGAAGATTCGCACCGAGCAGGTCTCAACCGCCGGTGTTCTCTGCCAAGATGGTGATCTTAAGCTCTGGTGGAACCCACGGTTCATGGCTGGTCTCCGGGCCAAGCACGTACGTGGAGTCATGAAGCACGAAATGCTCCACCTGGTCTTCGAGCACACCACAACTCGTAAGTTCACTCCTCACATCATCTGGAACTACGCTACCGACCTGGCTATCAACAGCCACCTGGCCGATGAGCTCCCCGAGTTCTGTCTCCTCCCAGGTCGCGGGTTCAAGGCCCTCACCGCGGAAGATAAGGAAAAAATGGGAGAGGAAGCCGTCCGTCGGTATGAACTGGTCTCCGCTAAGATCGAATCCTTCCCGCTGCACATGGCAGGGGAATGGTACTTCGCACGGTTGATGGAAGACAAGGACGTCGCTGACTCCATCCAGGATCCTAACCCCGATAAGAACGATTGTGAAGGTGATGGTGGCGGCGAAGGTCAGCCTGGAGAGGGTCAGCCCGGTCAGGGTGGTGGTCCCGGAAACGGAACTCCTCAGATGCCCGGTACTCTCGATGACCACGGTGGGTGGGGAGAGATGACGGACGAAGAGCGTGAGTTCGTGAAGGCCAAGATCAAGCAGGCCGCCGGCGATGCTGCTCGGGAGTGTGATGCTAAGGGTGGCTGGGGTAACGTCCCCGCGGAACTTCGGAAGAAGATTCGGGAAGCCCTCATCAGTGAACTTCCCTGGCAGAAGGTGCTGGATCGGTTCCTCGGCTACAGCCGTCGGGCCAACCGGTCTACCAGCTGGTCGACCATCCACTCCGCTTACGGTCCCATCACTCCTGGCGCGAAGCGAGGGTACACTTCTTCGGTAGCCACCTACATCGATCAGAGTGGGTCGGTTGGAGATGAGGAGCTTACGCTGCTCTTCGGTGAGTTGTCCGGTCTGGCTAAGAAGACTGAGTTCACTTGCTTCCACTTTGACACTGAGATTGATGAGGCCTCCAAGACAGTCTGGAAGAAGGGTCGGACACAGCCGCCGCACCGGACTCGGGGTGGAGGTACTTGCTTCATCGCTCCTTCCAAGCACGCAAACGATCGGCGGAAGGAGTTCGACGGTTACGTCATCCTGACGGATGGTTACGCTAGCGACCCCGGTCCCAGCAAGTTGCCCCGGGCATGGATCATCACCCCTGACGGTGCAGTCCAAGACTGGATGAACAAGTACAAGAAGGACACCATCATCCACATGAAGTGGCCGGCCAGCAGGGTCGCCGCTTAAAATCAGGAGACTACATGTCTACCACGGAAGTCGAGTTCATTATGCTACAGCTGGCGGCTTTTAGCTTCGTCTGCTTTTCAATCGCCTTTGGAATCATTGGTGTGATGCTCAAGCGTAAGGCCAATGGAGAGATCCGGCCGCGGGTCAAGCGTCATCCTAACGGTCGTGTCATTCGAAACGCACGCGGCTAAAAACAAAAACATCTAAAGAGCTAATAACTCCAATAGGAGAAGTGAATGCAACATCGTAAGAAGGTAGAGTGTGCAGACGGATTCACGGTCTCGGTACAGGGTCACGAGGGTGCGTACTGTTCTCCCAGGAACGATGTCGGTCCCTACGAGTCTGTCGAGTGCGGGTTCCCAAGTCACTACGATATCCACCTGCAACCCTACGCCGAGGACCCGAGCCGACCGACCGAGACGGTCTACGGTTGGGTCCCGGCCGTCGTGGTCCAGCTCTGTATCGACTCCCACGGCGGCATGGTCGCCGGGGAGTTGCCACCCTTTGTCCAGGGATACAAATCCGTGTAACAAATAACAGATACATGTAACACCGTAACATTTATGTTACACATGGGGTGAACCAAGGGGCCGTAACATTAATGTTTCACCCCCCATACGAGGCCCCTATTTCAAGGCCCATAGGGGCCTACCTCAAGGGCCCCAAAATTGGCCCCATCTGAGCCCCAAATTTAGGCCCCTCTGTACTCACCCAGAGGCCACTGGTAGGGGTTGCCTTAGGCGAGGGAAATTTTTTTTTCGAGCTAATTTGAAAACCAAAAGCTAATTTCACACAAAAAATTCTCGAAGCAAATTCTAAAACAGCACCGGTATCATGAAACATCAACTACACCCAAGAGAAATAAAAGCTCGCACTCTCATGATATTGATCTCCATAGGGCTAGCACTCATCGTGCATTACTTCGCCAATGAGGCGCATGATATCCCACCACAGTCAGATTGTGAGTGTATGTGCCCAGACCACCGTGAACACGACACCACCGACCGTTAAAATAAGGAATACCATGAGCAAGTACAACATCCGCATCAAGCCAAGAGATCTCGCCATAGTGAAAGAGCACATCAAGGATGGGCGTAAGATCGCAGCCATCAAGCACGCGAGGTCGACCGGGAAGCAATACCCTCCCCGCGAGAGCTCCATGCCCGAGGAAGAGAACAAGCTGGATTACTCCCCTGCCTTGAAATGCGCGAAAGACGCCGTTGAGGTATTGATGGGATCGTGCCAACGACAAGCCGCCCATGCTCTGTTCACCCCTATGTTCAAGATCCTCAGCTTCAAAGTAGAGACCGAAGATGGTACAGTAGAGGTCGATGTCGACGAATTGCGCATAAGACTCCTGGATGGCATGAGCGAAATGAGCCTGTCTGAGATGTCCCACATGACTGACCTCGCAGTATACGTTGCCAAGTGGCAAGGTGATGATGTCGATAATAGTTAAACGCCGGAAGGTGTATCATTTCGAAGCGCGAAGATCCTATCCCGATCAATCACTTAGCTGGGCCGATACACCTAAGCGGCGATATCATCTATTTTTATCCTAACAGTGATTGGGAAACTACTGGTGTCGTGTGTCATGATAGCGATGGAGCTGCTTACGATCAATCGGGTACTGCCTTATACACAGGTATCGTCGTGAGTAACGTCTACGTGTATACTGCTGACTGTCTGTATTTCTACGACGTGTTATGTGGTGATGGCAGGATCCGGCGCTTGAAATCTACGGAGATCTACGGTATCTCAAAGGGATAACTTTTGTTTTTCTTCGTGCAAACTGAGCCCACGTGTGGTATAATATAAATGAAGGTCGGGGTAGATAGTCCTCTTCCCTCTGTTCTTTGAATCTCGTAAAGGAAGTAGCAAATGGCTTGGCTCCACGTGTCCGGCTCAATATTGAGCGGCAAAGCTTAGGATGACGATGGTATAAGACCCATCGAGCAAGTAGAGAGCGTCTGACCCGCAAGGGATGTCCGGTTCTCGATCACGCACCTGTGCCAATCACGTGGCCTTTACGCAATATTATGAGGAGCTGTTGGGGATACCCAGCAGAGTCGATGGGAGTCGGCAGTCGTCGTTGAAGTCGAAGCTCGCGAGCCAGTTAACTAATGTATCGCGTCTCTCTGAGGGCTGGTGAACAGTTAAATAACCAATACCCGCATCGTACGGACGGGCTCCCATCTCTCCTCTACCCTTTTACCCATTACACTCTACCCTTTTACCCATTACACATCATGTCGAATTACGATCCCACTGTACCAATGCTCCGTCAACTGCTGGCTCTCTCTATCCTTGGGAGGCTAGAGGAGGCCGGCTTTGAATTGGAGCCACCGAAGCGTAAGCTCGTCAAACCCGAGCGAGCGGAGAAGATCTTCTCACGAGTGGTCGGTGACCCGACGACCGGGCTCAAGGTGATGGTATACACGACTGTCATCGGGGATGGTGATACAATGCCCTACGAGGTACGTCTCGCGGGGTCTGATGCTATCCGGGTGTCGGCGGTATATGTGACCAAGGACGGAGAGACGAGGGGCCTGACAAGCGATAAGAGGGTGAACCGTACGGGAGATATCGAGGACATTGTAGATCGCATGGTGACACGTATGCGTGACGCCTGGCGTAGCTGCAAGACGGGAGTTCGTTGTCATAGCTGCAATGCTCCTAAGTTCGTTACGAAGAATGGGAAGCAAGTCTGCGCTGAAATCTGCTGGAAGACCGATGAAGAAAAGGATCGGGACTCTGTGGCTTGGAACTATAGAAAACGTCGCCGGCGCTGGGGTGTCCGGTACTAATGAGGAGAGAATATGTCTGATGGAAATATTGTTTATCTAGATCGCGACCAATGTATCGACTTTGGAGTCGAGTACTTTGGCGCGGGGTCGCTATGCGTCCCGGCTGATAGGCTGCTACGCTCAAAGGATTACGATCGTGTGCACCGAGATCTGCTCGAACCGCTGGGCCAGAATCTCGTGCACCTCGAGCGGCGTAGCCGCGATGCACCCGGGTGGTTCAATCTTTTCGAAACTCCAAGTCGCTCTCCCGCCCAAGGCGGGTAAGAGAAGAATTAATGAAGAAGATCTTCGGTTGGTTTGGTTGGCTCTTTTGCGAATTCGCATTTCGCTTGTGGGATATATCGACTGACCATGCATGGGAAACCCACTGGATCGCCACGGGGGAGGAGCTTCCTCGCCCCATCCGTCAGCGCCTCGGCGACTTCGTCGCTCGTATCTTTTACGCTATCGGACGCAAGTTCTATTATTTGGAAGACAGATCATGAGTGCACATAAGCTGTATCCTGTCAGGGATGAAGACATCCCTCGATACATCAACCCACATGACTCCATGGTAAAATTCGCGGAGCGTGAGCGGTGGAAGATCATGCTGACGGGGAAGAAGATCGTTCCGTGGAAGACCGACATGATCGGTGCACTAGTCAGATACCTCCCAACATTTCAGCACGACATCCGTAGAAATGAAGAGAGTCGACCCCTGCTCGGTGCTATGGGTACTGTCATCTCCGGTGAGTGGGTCAGTAACGCTTCTGTCGGTACTGATTTCTGTTTTTACAATATTCTCTGGCACGGAGTTGGATGTAGCGAAGACATGTCAGCTCGAGCAGATTTTCTCACCAAGACCGTACGTGTCGTTGACTTGGTGAGCAAGGAAGATAAGTGATATTATGACAAAGATTTTGTTCCTGCACGGAAAGGAATCGAAGCCCGGTGGCGAAAAGGTTAGTCGGCTCGAGCGAGACGGATACACTATTTTTAACCCCCTATTGACAAAGCACTCGTTCGAAGAGTCTGTTGCAACTGCTCAAGAGGTTGTTGATACCCAATCGCCCGATATCATTGTGGGCTCGAGCCGCGGGGGTGCAATTGCCATGTGCCTCGAGACGCATGCGCGTCTCGTATTGATCGCTCCCGCCTGGTCTCACTATCGCCAGACGGCGGGGAAGAAGCTAGCTAGCGACACTGTGGTCCTCCATTCTAGAGATGATACGATTATCAGGTTCGAAGACAGTAAGCGTCTTGTAGAAGTATACGATGCCACCTTAGTTGAAACAGGTACCGACCATCGGATGAAAGATGAAGAAGCGCTAGAGTCTCTGGCAAGTACAGTAAGAAGGTGTGTTAATGAAAGTTAGCAATTTCCTGATTGGACTTTTTCTTGGAGCCGTATTCGCTTCTGTCTTTATGTCACATCGCCATGACTCAGAGATAGAGCAGCGCGATTTCCGATGTAACGAGAGAATATCGAAGATGAGTAGAGACCACCAGACGTATATTAACAATATTGAAGATGTCGATGAAGCATGCGCTGAGCTGCTTGAACGAAACACAGAGCTGGAGACAGCAGTGGTTGTTCTAAACCAGACAATCATACAAGACGAAGTGAATTGTTTGTGGAGGATTAACCAAGTTGAAAAGGAGTGCTGCCAATGAACAAGCTGGAAAAAGTAATCGTGTGGAGATTAATCTCTATCGTCATTACTCTCTTTGTGCTATTAGCTGCGACAGGAAATATGAAAGCCGCTACATGGGTTACTGTACTTCTTCATGTAGTGTTGACCGCTGCACATCTTACATTCGAATCAGTTTGGGATGAATGGAGGGCTAATGATAGTGGGTGATCTAGTACGGCCTAAGGAGTCCCATGCAGACATGTTCTCGTCACATGACGATATCGGTGTGGTTCTAGAGGTACACCATCCAAGAACAGCCCAACCCGATTATCGAACACCTACATCATTGCTTGTTTTTTTTCCGCATGCTGGATTGAAGAAAAAGTGGTTTCACAAATATGAACTGGAGATGGTTAATGTACGCGGGTGATATTGTAAAAGCAGATTCATGGCTAGAGGAAATTGGTGGAAAGGTGGGGATTATCATCTTGGTACATGGCGGAGAGCATTGCAGATCAGCAAGAGTATTGTTCGACACAGGAATTACTCTCATACGTCTAGACAACTTGAGGCTAGCAAATGAAGGTTGGTGACTCAGTGATGTTGACAAACGCGGTGGTGGAGCAGTGGATAAGAATTGGCCTCGTGCTGGGATACTCTCGTGGGATGGTGCTGGTATTTTGGGGGGAAGATTTCCCTTGTGAAGAAGAGTATCCAGAACAAATACGGGTGGTGTGATGAAAATTGGCGATACAGTTAGACAAAACTTCAAGCTCATCGAGTTTAGAGGCAGTAAAGTACCGAAGCGTCCTGATCAAGTTGGCGTGGTTGTTGAGGTCTCTGACCGCCGACACGAGTTCCCTGAAAAATATGCCAAGTGGGCAGAGTGGCTCGGACGCTCTGTTACTGTGCTGTGGTCGAATGGAAAGCTAATCGAGAATATGGCAGAGAATTCTTTGGACGTAATCGATGAAAGTCGGTGATATAGTGGTCGGTCTTGCTCAAGATCCGTGGGGTGAGGAGGCAACCTGGCACACAGACGTCACGGGGCTCATAATTCGTGTGATTAAAGATGTGGAGTACCCACCTCTTATCGAAGTTTTGTGGGATGACGGTTACGTTTCTAAAGTATGCCAAGATGAATTGGGGGTGCTTAATGAAGGTAGGTGACACGGTGCGCTGGAAAAACGTGCGAGTCCATGGGACAGTCATTGGTGTTGTAGTGAACGAGCTTCGTCACGGCATGAATTCATCTTTCGTAGATGTACTTGTAAATGGAGAAGTGGTACCTGTCAACTGGCTAGCGTTAGAGGTGATTAAATGAGTGAATACGAAGCAGTTGGAATTGCAGAAGGATTTATTGAGTGTGACGATAACAAGAAGATTATCGAAGCGTGGCAATACTTAATTGATACTGGTCTATGCTGGCGACTGCAAGGCTGGTTTGGAAGAGCTGCTATGGAAATGATCGAAGAAGGCCTGTGTCACGAAAGCGGATAAGAAATGATTAGATTCTCTTTACTAGTTTTATTGCTTAGCTGCGGCCCTAACAAGCTGTTCAAAACCAAGTATCTTTCTCTATCAGAGAGTCCTTGTGTCGACGGCACAGTACTCAACATCGAACAAGCAGGATGCGAGAGTTTCTACTGGGGTACAATGTCTAGCGGTGAAGTTCTAAAAATCAGGTGTACATACTCTCCTAACGAAAGCTGGTGGACTAGTACATCTTTTTATGCGGTGCCGTACGGCCATCCCCTCATAGAAAGTAGCTGGGGAATGTACTGTGAAGATAGACATGTCAAGATGTTCGCTCTTCCGCGTGATGTTCGTCTAGACAAAGAGAGTGTTAAATGACAGAGCGTGAATTTATCCATTGGCTACGAGGATACATCTCTCTTGATGAATCTCTAGATAAACCACGTGTAAATAGAATAAGAGAATATTTAAAGCGGGTTCAAGTTGAAACAAAAAATTAAAGAATGGGCTGGTAGCTGCCAGCGGTGTGATAGAGAAAGTGACGTACATATTATGTCTATGTTTGATATATCTCTTATCTGTATGGAGTGCTTTGAAGAAGAGCAAGTCCACCCAAGGTATGAAGCAGCTCGAGATGCCGAGCTCAGAGAGTTAAAGAAGGGCAATACGAATTTTGAGGGAATTGGGTATCCGGCAAATGACATTGCAAATGACCCTATCGATTGGTAACCACATAAGAAATAAAATGAAAGATAAAGCGACAGAGACGCTTGAAAACATTTATCACAGAGGACAAGAAAAAATCTGGGACGGCCGAGTTGTGCTACGAGAACTTGTCGAAAAACACGGTGCCCCCCACGAGCTACCACCAGGAAAGAAGCGCGCCTTGCAGAATATTTTTGCAGTCATTCTTGCCGGTGAGGCCGCGGCCTGGAAAATATCTCTTCAATTGGCAGATAGCGTAGAAGAAGTTGAAGCGAGAATGGCTGCGACCAGTCAAGCGCATGACGAGGCGCGCCACTTTTACGTGATGCGAGACTATTTGGAGTTGACTGACTACGTTCCCCGTCCCGTACCTCATCCCGTTCGCGAAGCATTGAGGATGGTAGTCTCTACTAAAAATTTATCGAAGAAGCTCCTCGGTATGCAATTAATGGTTGAACCGGTGGCTCTAACCATCTTTCAAGAGGTCCGACGTACTTCACCTGAACCAATATTGGCTGAGCTGCTTGAGTACTTTGAGAGGGACGAGGCTCGGCATGTTGCATTGGGCGTCTACCATCTCCCGTCAGTCGTGAAAGATCTATCCACGCCGCAGCTTATCTCTCTTATCATGTGGCAGATGAGAGTGTTTATGCTCGAGCTTCATGGATTAAAAGAACTGCGTGAAGATTTTGAAGCCATCGGTCTAGACCCAAAAGACTTATTCGAGCTAGCAGAGAAAAAACAATTAAGCGCTCTTCAGGATTTTGTTGCCGAGCTGGGACTGAGCCCTAAGGTGTGGGAGCCAATACGTTATTTTATCCGTTGGCAGAAGGAAAGAATTCTGCAATGAGGGTAGGAGATATTGTCAAGGTAAGAGATCATGTTGATATTAATGTGCATCGGTTTTTCGGTTTAGATACGCTCCAAAAAAAGAAAGAAACGAGGGTCGGTCTTATCATTGATTGCCAAGAGATGTATGATGGTTTCTGCGAATATGAAGTAATTTTTGAGGGGTGGTCTAGTTGGTTCCGTGATCTAGAGCTTGAGGTGCTTAATGAACAGGATATTCTCTAAAGAAAATAATGACATTTATAAATTAGACTTTAGATTTGATCAAGAAAAAATGGTTGAAGCTTACCACATTGCGGAGGATCGAATCGGATTTTCTAGCGGTGTGGTTAATTGTATAAGCATCACAAAACGAGTTGATGGCTCATCCAGTAATCCTCGTGGAATATTTTGGATGAACAATAAAGACTATAAAGAAGTGCAAGTCGAAAAGTACGTTGATGAAACGAAATATAGCAAATTCGAAGAGCTTTTAGAAGACACCTACTTCAGAAAAGTTTATGATGATATGTCTAGACGTTTTGTGATGGGACGTGTTCGAATATTGCGATTGGGCTCAAGAAAATGTTTAAGCTATCACCGCGATCCTGAACCGAGAATTCACATTCCGATTATAACAAACCCAGGAAGCATGATGATCGTTAATAATTTCGCAACTCATATGAAGGCAGATGGGTCTGCATATTTTATGGACACAACGAAGTACCACACAGCCTTAAACGGCGGAGAAGAAGAACGTATACATCTCGTAGCAACTGTTCTCGAAAGGACAGATGAACGTCGGTGATTTAGTCAACATAAGGGATCCCATCGACGACACAATAAAATGTGCTGTGCTGCTTTCCGTACCAACAAAAAATCCCTATGTCGGATACACTGCAGTTGTGCTACTCAACGGTAGAACATTTGAAATACTCTGGGAGACGCTCTTTGAGCTCAACAAAAAAGTGTGGGATGATACTTAATACATTGGAATGAATAAGGTTGGCGGGCTCCTTTTTTTATTAACCTTGTGCGCATGCGCGCACACAGGCCCGAGTAGACGCACCGCTGAAAGGTGCACCCCACTGCTCGAAGAAATTCTTATCATCCAAGATTTTAGAGAAGAATTAAATCAAGAGATCGCAGTCGCTATCCATAGTCGTAAAGCGGGGGAGCTCACAAAAGAGCAGTACCACGAAATATTTGAGCTGTGGTTAAGCCGTGAAAACGGATTACGTTCTTACGTGACAGAATTATATGACAGAGCTTACAAGACAGGATGCTTATAGTGTGTAAACGTAACAGTCTATTATTACAATATGTTAAGTGAGGGGTTAGTTTGAGTAACATAGTAGAACGAGCTAAACAATTTGCATTGGAACACCACAAGGGTCAAGTTCATGGTCCGAGACCTTTTTGGCACCACCTTAGAGATGTTGTGAATGTTTTGAAAGAATTCGGCGTGAAGGACGCAGATCTTCTTGCTGCTGCATGGCTTCACGACGTAGTTGAAGATACATCAGTTACTATAACTAAGGTTAAGACAGAATTTGGTGATCGGGTCGGTGTACTAGTTGATGCATTGACCGACGGTCCGGGAAAGACGAGAGCAGAAAAGAAAGCGAAGCCGTACCGCATGCTCCCTACAATTCCTGGTGCAACAACAGTGAAGGTAGCTGATCGAATCGCAAACGTCCGTTTTTCCCATAAGCAGCACGCGCAACGTTATCTGACATGCTACAAGACAGAGCATCCAGGTTTTTTGAAAGCCCTGCGAGTGCAGGATGAGCTAAAAGAAATGTGGCATCATTTAGACTCATTGCTGACCGATTAATATAAAGGGCAGTTAGCTCTTTTTTTAGGTTTACAGCAATAATATTAATATGCTGGGGTGACTATTTAGTTGCAAAGATAGAGCTTTGTGAGAGAGTCGACATTTTGAAGGCTGTAATTGAGGACAGTTCCAGCCAGAAGCAATATTTAGTAACCAGATCACCTGCTTCAGGTTGTGGTGTGTGTACACGCTTAAGTCCTCGAGGGAATGCTAGAATGAAAATAACAAAAAGACACCTTAGAAAGATTATTAAAGAAGCCATTAATGAGGCCCGTGAACCGATGACTCCGGATTATGTTTTTAATGCATTGACGAAGGGAAAAAGCGCTCGCACAGGGACGCCGTTCATCGATACAGCTATGGACGGACTCGCGACCGGTGATGGTCGCATAGTCGCCAATGCTATTATGGACGCGCTATGGGTTGATGATCCTCCCGTGGGTGCAGATAAAGAATTAGAAGGTCTCGTGCTTGACCTACCTCCCGACGCTGACGAATACGATCTAGCTGCCGTCGCAGCAGAGTGGGGAACCCGGCACTTCAGAGGCTAAAGACTTTATTTAGGAGAATAATGTTATGTTAGAACTATTACAAGCGTGCTGGAATTTAGTAGCAGGACTTGTTGCGTCTCTTTGGGGACTAGTGGTTACGGTATCGGTTTTAGTTGGTGATGTTTTGCTACATCTTCATACCGACGCTCCTCGTCTTGAGGGGTTGGTGGTTGGTGTCACGCTAGCGTGGTTGCTTCTTCGCCGAGATCGTCATCCGGTATTACGCGTCTTAAGTGCACCTTTGAAATTGGTGCTCGATGTTTTAGACCTCGCCTGGGATCAGGTTGTAGAAGTAGCAAGTGATGGTTGGAATATCATTAACGGTTCCATTCGAGGAGCGGTAGGTTGGTGTTGGGGTAAGATTTCCAGCACTGGCTCATGGGTAATGAATAGATTACGTGCGCTCAAAGCACGATTAGAAAAAGCTGGAGAATAAAATGAAGATGTCCAAAAGACAATTAAGAAAAATTATTAGAGAAGTAGCTGCAGAGTCTGAACACGGTGACTTTTCAAAGAATTCCATAATCCGAGCCGCCCGGCCGGAGATCAGCGGTTTCAGTCCTGACGGCAGCTCTGGCAGTTCTGGTTATCCTGGCCCTGCCGATTGGAAGTTGTATCCACCAGAAACCATGGACGAAGCTGAAGGCTGGATCGCCGCTGCTATAGAGATGAACGATGGGTTGATGAAGGCTGAAGAAGCCCTTGAGAAAGGAGAGTTCTACGAGGCGCGAGATGCTTTTGTTAAATATGTCTATCCTGTGCAGATAAAATTTGAAGAGCACGGTGCCGCAGATACCGAAGGTAGAAGGGTAGCTGCTTCGTGGCTGGAAGATAAAGGATTTAGATGGTAAAATGAAAATTACAAAGAGACAGCTCAAAAGAATTATTAGAGAAGAAAAACGAAAAATGATGGATGAGTGTCCTGGTGATATGGACATGGGTCACTCCGCTGACGTCGTTGAAATTAGTCCAGAACCCGTTGAGTCTGATTCTGGGTTGATGGCAGAGACAACCTCTGCTGACGGTGAGCTAGTTGTTGAAATGGAACTAGCAAGTAGGGCCCTCGAACAAGTTGTTGAGTCAGTCCAGAATGCTGCTCATCTATGCCCGGATTGTACCGGTCCAGTAGCTGCTCAAGCTCAGATAATGGAAGCAATGGTCGCACAGGCCGAAGCCCTCCAGGAGATGCTGGAGGCACAAGCTGGTCTTGTTGCAGAATCTGTTGAACTTGACTTTACAGGCGATGTCGGTGAGCTTCCTGGTGAAGATGCCTTCGCTATAGGTTACACAGCCGGCTCTCAAGGGTTATAATACAAATGAAGGTTACACGACAGCGCCTCAGACAGATCATCAAGGAAGAGCTTGGTTCAATCGTAACGGGTAGGGAAAAAGGGATGCAAGTTTCAGAGCACCCACCTGCAGGGACAACAGGTCTGGAGATTGGAGATGTCGTGTATCTTACACCTGAGGCATACGGTGATGCTGACCTACATAAGTTTGGTAGCGATTGGCCACCGATAACAGTCACAGAACTTGGCAACGTCGAAGATCTCCACGGTACAACTGTACCTGCGAAAACAGACCCACCGTCTGACTGGGATTGGGTCGCTGGTGCAACCGGGCCTGGATTTGTTGGAGAGTATGAAGCTGCTCCAGGTCTTGGGAACCACGAAGATCTTGTTTTTCCGATGCATGCTATCGATTGGGAATACACAAAACGAGGACCCAAAGAACCGTGGAAGATGCCTCCGGGACCAGGAATGTACGTCGGCGGATCCGAGCAATGGGATAACGTTACAGAGTCATATTCATTGTTAGACGCGCTAGGGTTAAGGAAGACACCAAAATGAAAACGCAATTTTACGGTGCGGCGCTTACGCGGAGGCTGCAGGAAGAGCGGGAAACAATATTATTTGAATTAGCTAAGGAGAAGAAAAGCTTACGTCTTTTGTTCGAAGCTTCAGGTAATCCCCAGTTCGATGCGTTAGCTCTTCAATTAGAGCTGATCCAATTAAATGAGTTCATTCTACCTGAAAGTCGCCTTCTGGTTTCCTGTGGTCTGGATCTAAAGAGTAGAATTGTTGAGGGGACCGTCAGGGAAATTCAAGAATATTATGAGTTAACTGACGAAGAAGCCGAGGTACTACGCGAGGGATTTTGGGATGCTGTCCAGTCTGGAATTGGAAACTTTGCGGGTGGCGTTGATAAAGTTTTAAAGAAAGTTAAACTAAAGAAAGAGCCCGCGGGGTGGGACCAGGCACAAAAGATATTTCAAAAAGTTGCAGAAAAAGAAGGAAACCAAGTAGTCAAAGACCTTGTGAAAGCAATTGACGAGGAAGCCAGAGAGCTTGAATCAGGTCTCGGTTCTGGAAAGAACGACCTTACTTTTCCGTACAACAAGCATTCAAATGTGTTCCAGTCTGGTGTTAATACAATCGCTTCCGTTTACGACACCGTTGTCGACGCGACAGACAAAGATGCAGGTGCTGAGGGGTATCTCCCTGTTGAAGTAGCCAACGAGATAATCGAGCAATTGCGGATTATTGTCAACAAATATATCGCTGATGTTGAACGAGAAAAAGGTGGGATGTACGTTTCTTTCGGAGGAACAGGCGAGGCTATAGCAGACGAAAAAGCATTGCCAGCTCGAGAAGCCTACACCCGTTACGAAAGATTACTTCAAGAAGCAGAAGAGGGTGAAGCGCAGTTAGACCCAGAAGAGGAATACGAAAAGATTATGCGGGGTCAAGATTCCCCCACATTTAAGCGTATGTCTTCTATGAAGGCGCCTGTGATTATTGCTGGACTTGGTGTTTCGCTTGCCGCGCTGGGGTGGATGTCACAAATGCCCTGGTTCCAGGATCTTATTTTACGGATTCTAGGTCTAGAGAAACCTACAGGCCCAAAGATTGTAGATGAAATCAAGGCCGCACCTCCCTTTCAGTTTTCGGGTGACTTAAAAAGCGGAGAAGGACTGACACAGTTTTTCGAAAGAGCCGTTGAAGGTGCTCCCGATCTCGGTCCGAATGCATCATCAGATAATTTTCTTAAAGTTGCTGAAAAGCTCGGCGGGGGTGATCTTGACAAGGGCCTAAAAAATATAGCATCTTTTACAGAGGGTGCAGGTGATCCTGGTGCTGCATACACCGCGCTAAAGGGTTTAGCAGATAGTGGCAAGTCAATGCCCATCGGAGAATTCTTCAAACAGGCAACAGAAATGTCTGGCACAGGTGGTACAATTTTTGCAGTCCACCCTGGTGAGAAGATAGCACAGGGTGTTGCAAAGAAAGTTGTTAAAGAGGTTGTTAAGGGTGGTGTAAAGTCTGCCGGCGGCGGTGGCGCCGCGGCGGCAGTAGCCACAATGACAGCTGCAGGACCTATTTTAGCCGGTATTGGTCTTGGTGCTGTTGTCGCCGGTGCATCGTTAGCTGCGATCCGACAGCGGGCCAAGAAAAAATCTCGAATGGGAGTATTGAACGATTTGTTAGCTACGCTGAATTTGGTCGAACCAAAACCGGTGGACCTACCTCCCCAGGAAGATGTAACGGTCCAGGTTGTGCTTACCAACCCCGAAGAGGGTGAGGTAGTCGAAGGTCGCAGATACAACAAGTATAGCCTCGTAAATGCCCTGTATGACCCCATGGACGAAGCGACGGTGGTGGCCATGGCTGGTCTTGAGGGTGACCCTGACTTAGAGAAGACAGGCGGAAAATTGAGTTTTATGTTACCAAGCGTTGCTTTAACTGATCCCGCGCCGAAAGTAGCGGACATCGACGAAATTCCAGATGTCATTAAAGGAATTAATGCTAAGTTACCTGATTTAGATCTGGACGATCCGACGGTAAATGTAAAAGTTGTTGACAACAGAAAAGCAAAAAAGACGAAACCAGTTAAGCCTCCCGTTCCAGTTGTTCCTGACAATATTGCAAAGGGAGAGCATGCAGTCTGCGTATTCACTGTAAAGGATGGTGCAGAGGTATGGAGAATCTTAAAGAAGGTAACGTATAGGAAATATGCTTCTGATGCGAAGAAATCCGGTGATAAGGATGCACCAAAGTTTGCTGATCGCTACAAGCGATATGACGATATTCTAGCCAGCCTAAGAGCCGACGGCGTGTTCGTTGATACTCCCGAGCTAGAGAAAGAGTTAACGCAAATTTCCAGTGGACCTCAGGGAGATCAGTACAAAGCAACCTACACCAGGACCCGAAAGAACAAGAAGACAGGTGAAACCACTCGCAAAAAGTCAGTGACAGGTGGGTACACAACAGCTGGAGAAGTTGCCTCAATCGGTGATATCAGGAAGAACATTAAGGGTGCAGGAAACAAGCGCCCCCGCGGGGTAGACAAGTACACAGTGATTTACCTTGTAGGAAATGATGTACTAAGTGCTGTTGAAAAAGCTGGAATGAGCAAGGACGAGGCAAAGAATATCATCATGGCAGCCCTGTCAAAATGGTCAAACGACGAAAAGCGTCCTAAGATGAAAGACCTCGGTGTAACAGACGACGCAGTAGCTGGCGTTTTACGGTCGGCTAGCCTTGCAGAAACCTATCAAATATCTACCGGCCGACAGAGAGTTATGGTGGTAGGTGTGAAACAATTCTCAAAGATCCTAAGAGAAAACCATGCCGCAAATGAATTGGGAAGGTGGCAAAAGTTAGCAGGGATCAGATGAAAATCACAAGGCGACAGCTAAGAAGAATAATCAAAGAGCAGATGTCAAACCCACAGGTTGGGTTTAAGCCGCTGGAGTCTTTCCAGATCCCATATCGCAATTATGGGTATGAGGGTCGTAGGATCATTGATCGAGATCGAGCGTGGCTTGAATTTGTTCCAAAGGGTTCACCACCAAAGACTCAAGAAGACATGTTTAGAACAGTAACACTTTTAGATAGCGATGATCCAGAAATAGGGCTCGCTATGGCAACTGTGCACGCTCCGAAGTCTGCCGGTCCGGTGGAAAGCTATGACGTTTACAGCGTATACGCTACCACTACAGGATAAATAATGAAAATTACTCGCCGCCAGCTTAGAAGAATTATTAGGGAAGCGATCCACGATCCTGGTGATGATGCGCTTATCGATACCCTTATATTTGGGTGGGAACAGTCGGGCATCGCCGATCCAGATCTCCCCCCCCAGCGGAAAGGAGACGCAGCTCTGGCATGGGTTTCTAAGAATGAGCCAGATATTGCACGTCAAATTAACGCACTTTCTACTCATAAGCTAAAAGCCTTGTACAGCGCGGCATTTGACGAAGATGCAGACCGCGGTCATAAAACAAGCGCGATGGACTGGAATAGATAATGAAAATTACTCGCCGCCAGCTTAGACAGATAATTCGAGAGTCTATCTTGGAAGAGAGGAAAGGCGCATCAGCATCTGATATCGCTCGTTTCAAACCACAGCTTATTGAGTGGACAGAGATTCTAATCGATGAATTGGCTGAGGCGGTACCTACTATGAAAGAGATGAGTGAGAAGGCTCGGACAAATATGGTGCGAAGCCTTGCTGACAAAGTTTCTGTTGAGCTAACTGGCTTGACAAGCGGCATGAGTTATTCTTCGCAGAAGCGAATTGAAAAAAGAGCTGAGGATAAAGCTCATCAGAAATGGGACAGAGACCGAAGAGCTCGAGCGTCAAATGTACGTTATTATGGTGAGTGGGAAGGATTTTCAGGGTAAAATGAAGATTACAAAAAATCAGATTAGAAGAATTCTCAAAGAAACCATGTACAATTTGTGGGCAAATTACAGTCCTGAATCGATCAAGGCAGCCGAGGCGGCCTTAAATATTTTAGGCCATGACCCGAACGTTCGCGGTGCAGAAGTTGAAAATGAAATTCACAATTATCTAGAGAATACCCTTGGCATGAGCTCATCAAGCGATGAAATTTTTGCTATCGGTGATGAAGCAATGGAAGCAGCAGAAGTGATGCTTGGTCTTCCGAAGGATACGCTCTAATGAAAATTACCACTAGACAGCTTAGAAGTCTCATCCGCGAAGTTCTTATTAAAGAACAAGTTGTCGGCTATACAGCTCCAGAAGAAAAAGGGGATGATGACGATGGTGGTGGATACTTAGATGTGGGTGATATGGGAGTTGACATCTCTCAATCGTCTGAGGAAGGAACGCAAGCATCAGGACAAGCAGTGAAGAGTCTAACGCAGCAGCGACAACAAGATCTAGATACTGGTGATGTCGAGGCAGCCGAATCAGATGAACAACAACTGTCAGCAGCTCAAAAGATGAGAGGATAAAATGAAAGTTACAAAAAGACAACTATTAAAGATTATACGCGAAGAGGCCGAAGCGTCAGACGAAGCCGGCTCGGTAACTGTCACCACTGAAACTGATGAAGTTGATGAAAATGACGAACAAATGAAGCACGATGATGATGGGGATGTCACGGAATCTTTTCGTAGAGAGCTGCGACGTATCGTAAGAAAAGAATATCGACGAGGAATCCGTGAGGGCCGGACCGGGCACGCTGTGGGGACTGGCTTTGCAGGATGGAGACCGTCGAGTCGTCCCAATTTTGCAACATCATATTCCAGCGAAGCAAAATACGCGGATTCGAGATATCAGACTCATCCCAAGTATAAAACAGGTGAGCTGGATACGCTGGCTGAGGTACAGGGGTGGACTTCCGAATATACGTTGGAGAGTAACGAGAGTGGTGCTTTGAGAACAAAGGCTCGTATCGATCACGGCTCTGTTGTTGTAGAGTTCGGACATTCAATGACTTTAAGACTAGACGCTGACGATACTTTTGCGCTATCTAAATTACTACAGGACGCCGCGAGCAGACTCGCCATCGACGAACGAGAATACATCACATTACGTGATCCGCAAGCAGGCGGTCTCACAGAGGAAGACTACTAGAGCATGGCGAACCCACTTAAAAAAATCCGTGACTGGATGGAATGGAGGGGTCTTACACCCAAAGATGCCCTTGGTGCCTTAGTTCCAATGGCTTTCCTGGTTGGAATAACGCTATTGTTTTTATGGGGAGCGTGGCAGGCATGAACCATACGGCACCATTGGTGGGAATTCTTTTGATGGCTGGTTGCCCAAAGAAAATCGAAGAAGAAAAACCGGTGCATATTTGGCCTACTGACCCGATTAGACTAGAGCTGCCAGAAGAAGATTATGATCTAGAAGATTTACCAGAAGCTGGAGAAGATACCGGCGCTAAGGAAGAAAGCAATGAAATTCACTAAGCGACAAATTTTAAGAATTATACATGAAGAAGTTAAAGGTCTCGAAGATCTTGAAGGCGTTGATAGCATTGAGGGTATCGAATCACCAGTTGACGTCGAAGCAGTTGAAGATGCCTGGGCTGGTGGCGAGAACATAGTCGAGCCCATGGACCATTCAGAAGCGGGTGGTGGTGAAAAAGAACCAACCACAGGAGTTGAGGTCCAAGAAATAGTCGAACGTGTTGCTCGTAAACTACGAATCAAGCGGCTTATTAAAGAAATTGATTGGGTTGATCCTATGGCATTCTTACCAGACGCAGAAGCAACAGAACAAGCTTGGGCTGCAGGAGATAGACTTTCACTCATGATCGATCAGCCGGGTCTAGTTGGCGAAGAAGAACCAGCAGAGGAGAGCGAAGAAGAAATTTCTGAACGGATTCTTCGAAAGGTACGACTTAAGAAATTAGTGCGGGAAGCAGAAGAAGAAGCTGCTCCAGCTAATCCTGAAGCGAAGACAACAGCAGGGAAAAAAGCTGGTAAAGCCCTCGATAAAAGTGGCGTTCAACCTTTACTAATCGCGATTGATGAAGCAGGATCAGAGGCAGCAGTGGAAGAAATATTGACTCAACTAATCGGTCAGCTTTCAGATGATGGGAAAAAGTATCTTAAGAAAGCAATGTCAGATATTATTCGAGCACAATAAGAGTACACTCACGCTACTTCTTTTAATATTTTTATAGCTCTTAATTTTAAGGACTTTGGACAAGCCTTAATAAAAGCTTCTGTCTTACGAGCAGTAGATTGAGATAACCCTGCTATGGAATCAAGCAGCAGGACCGGTCTTCTTGTTCGAGTGTACTTGGCACCTTTTGTTGAATTATTATGCTCCCATAACCTGCGCTCCAAACCCGTTGTGATGCCGCAGTATAAAGAACCGTCTTTGCATTCGACCAGATAGACAGACCACAAAATTTCTTTTTTGTATGACATCTAAAGATAATAAAAGAAAATTCAAACCAGGACAACTGGTCCTTACAGATTCCCATGCTGGTGTACAGGTGAAGGTAAAGCTTACAAAGCGTGACAGCCAGGATCTGGGGTGGTTCGGGGTCCTCACAGATAAAGAAGATGCCAAGGCGTTAAAGGAGGCCGGGGTACCTTGGATCGAGCCAGAAAAAGATGAGACCTTTACGTACGACTACCAAATACTTAAACTTGTCTACAGGAGTAGAAAAAAACTAGAGGTTCGTGAAACTAATGGAAAACGTACTATCCGGAAGCGCAGGTCAAAACGATCAGAAAGATAAAATGATCGGACCATTCGACGCTGCTCGTGAGGATGCTTTAAAGTTTATTTGTGGGATGCAAACGTTTTCAACATTTCAAGCTATTGCCGACCGGCTTGCGTTGTTAGATGCGTTGACAAACATGTCACTTATAAAATCTGGAACGCTTGTAGAATATGAAACCGTTTTAAATCAGCACAACGCCGAGATTAAAGAAATAGAGAGCGTCATTGCAGTATTTTGCTCTCTCCCCGATGCACCTCAAGCTTGAGAGTCGATACCGTAGGTAACCTCTACTAAGGCACCCGGATCAGGTGCAGTTGTAAAGAAAACAGTGTTTATCTGCTGATCGTAGTCCCACGCACTTTCAGCGATCTGGGCCTCGTCTATGAATACTGTGATTGTCTCTATAACAGGAGTGAATGTTAATTCGATTTCTTCAATCGGTTCGTAAGCCTTACTAGCTTCCTCTACGCCGGGAGTCCAGTCATCATCGCATATATCAACTTCGACTCCATTAAAATCTCTTGCTAATTCAAGGTAAGCTTCCCCCACTTGGTCAGCGCAAGAACTTTCATCTAACCCAACGATTGATGCGACATATACCCTAGATCGGATGCTAGTTATCCAATCAGCAAATGTTGCTGCTGTCCAGCTAAATGACTGTTCATCTTCGTCTGAAACAAACACAACTAGTAAAGCAGCTGTATTACGCATCCAGGTAGATGAGTACGCACCTAGCTCCATGTAAGAATGAACTGCTTCGAAACCGGCTTCGCCCCAAGAGCTATAACCAGTGCCAAGTGCGTTTAATGCGTCGGTTGCGTCGACGATATCATCACCAGGCACGAGTGGAAACGTTGAATTAGAAAGCGCTTCATCAGGATCTGCGCTGATTATTCCCAATCGCCAAGATGTTGTTATTGGCAAACTTGTTAACATTTCTTCCAGTCCCAACAAAAGCTGCGTGTCATGATTATTCATACTTCCAGATCGATCAATAACCCATAGGATATCGTACCCGTCTGTTTCATCTGGCTGAATAAATGAGTCGACCCACAGCTGTGGATACGTCTCAACGGGTACCTCATATGTTAGTATATTATCAGATGTGCACCCAAGCCCACTAAGCAAAGTTGTGGCTAAGAGAAGTAAAAATGTAAAGCCCCTCATCTCTTCCTCCTATTTTAACTATAGGAAAAAAAAATCAATTTCCGTGTGTACTTTTACCTTGTGGTGATTATCTTTTATATGTTCCCCCGGATTGGGGAATTATAAAGATAAAAGTTAATCTGGAGGTAATTTAACAATGAATCTTTTTCCTGTTACTCGTATGAGTATTCTTAATCCCGTCTCTGAGTTTGATCGTGTTTTTGATGCACTTTTGAATGCAACCACAGCCACCCGTGCTAGCACGGCGGCGGGATCTCCCAGCGCATATGATGATATGCGTACGCCTACTATCCCTCGCGCAAATATTCTAGAAAGTAAGGGAGGGTACTCAATCGAGATGGCCGTGCCCGGGTTTTCTCGAGGTGATTTCAACATTTCTGTTGATGATAATGTACTGACTGTATCCGTCAGCTCTGAAGATACGCCAGAATATACGGACGCTCTAAAGCGACAAGAGTTTAACTACGCCTCATTTGAGCGTAGCTGGACGTTGCCTGATGGAGTGAGTGCTGGTGGAATTGACGCTGAATATAATTCGGGTATTCTTTCTCTAAGCATTCCTGTTGAGTCTAAGTCTGCGCGGAAGCTTCAGATTGAAGTTAAGTAAAAGAACGAATATGTTCTTTCAAGCGGCCCGGAATTCCGGGCCGCTTTTGTTTGTGCTGCTATATTTAAGCGTGCTGGATCCTCTTATGTAGACGATTACATTTATTACGAATGCTAAGTTGTGAGTACTAATTTGAAGAAGGAAATTCTGTTATGCAAAACCCAAGGCATTCACAAACATTATACCACCTGCGAAAGTCGTTATTATCGCTCACAAGAGCAAGAAGCAATGCGTTAGCTGCAGGAAATTTTGAGACTGCGCATGCACTAAAGAAGTGCATCGAGATTATCACGACTCAGATTAAACTGCAGAATTTAAAATGAAAAAGATCAAAGAAGAAATCGGTAGAAATTATAAAACAATCGACCCAACGCCTATTGACTTTTTCCACGATTCTCGAGTGAGCGTTGAAATATCTCCAACAGGTCTTGGGGACTTCGCTGTGTCGATTACAGCTCCTGAGTTAAAATATAAGTCTGGTATGAGAAAGTTCGGATCAGAGGAAGAAGCAACAGCGTTTGCAAGAAACGAGTATACTCGTCTGATCACGCAGATTAATAACGCAAATACGCTGGAAGAACGACTGTTTATTCGAGTTCTTCAACGTCTACAAAGAAAGTGAAGCTTTTCCAGCCAACACAAAATTTCTTAATGCTGGTGTTACGCATCCAATAGTGAATTCATCAAACGATATTGCTGCGCCGCTTATTATAGATATGATTTCGCCGTCTTCATTTAGTATTGGAGACCCGCTACTACCAGGCGCAGCTGGTACAGAGAATATGTATATGTCTGAGACTTGTCCCACAAAGTATCCATCAAAGACTGGAACTGCTAATGGAACAGCCAAGTTGTGTGGCGATGACATGGTATAAATTTTTTCGTGCAAGATAACATCATCATCTGCAACCTGTAGCTCTGGACCCAGGTTTGCATCTGCTATCAACATGCACAAATCGTTGTTTGAGTCAACGGCTATGATTGTGCCATATCCCTCTCTACCAAAGCCAGACTGAAGATGCATTTTATATTGTATGCTTAGATCTTTCGTTACTGGAGTTGAGTTTCCAGGCGCGCTACAAACATGTCCAGCTGTCAGGACCAGCGAACGACCATCATGCTCACCGATGATCACACCAGAACCGGTTGCAGATATTCCTGCAACTGGTTCTCCAGCAGGAGCGCAGTTTATTTTGTTATCATCGCAAGCAAGGTTGTAAAGATCAATGTCCTGTGTTACCATTATAAACGATTCAATAGGAAACTTATCAGATGCTGTCTGCACCGTTGGACTTCGAAGCACCGCCCCGAGCTTCATAGCATACATCAAGTTAGCAGCACCCAGCACTGTTGCTACAAAGCAAAGTGACAAAAAAACAGTACGGCTAGTCAAGAAATTTCGCATGTGCCCCTATTAATATCTATTGGTCGGTTTCTTTTTAGTTCCGTACATAGCTAAATGGTTCTCCTGATATTTGCGCAAGATTGTAAATTACTAGAAAAGTCCTTACGATATAATATGGATAACATATGAGCTTTACGTATAACGGGTACTTTCCGTATCCATCAATTAGAGACCAGCAGTCAGAAGCTGTCGACTTTATCTTAGATTCTTTCATTAATAAACAAAAGCGTTTTGTTATTTTGGAAGCAGGGACTGGTGTGGGGAAAAGTGCTGTAGGTCTCACGGTTGCTCGTTATATGACCGCGAATTTCTCGCCGAAGGGGGAGAGTGTTGCTGGTGGATATTTCCTCACAACTCAAAAAATCCTACAGCAACAATACATCAATGATTTTGGTGGAACAGCTGGAGCGATGAAGTCGATTATGTCTTCAACAAACTACAAGTGCAGCTATAACAAGAAGGCCACTTGTGCTGAAAGTTTACGAGCATTAAGGACGGCAGAAAAAGGATCACCGTTTTGGAGAGCATGCACGTTTAGTTGCAAGTATAGAAAAACAAAAGATGAATTTATTCAGTCTTCCGAAGGCGTCACCAATTTTCCATACTTTCTGGCAGAAACGCAGTACGCGGGAAAGCTAAAACAGCGACAAGTTCTTGTGATTGATGAAGCTCACAACGCATGTGGAGAGCTCAGCAAATTTATTGAAATAACAATATCAGATAAATTTTGCAAGGACTTTCTAAAATTTCCGTTACCAACTGGGGGCACCCCCGCTCAATACATCAAGTGGATAAAAGACACGTACGTTCCAGCCATCGCTTCGAGGCTTAAGCATCTTGAGCAAATGATGGAAAAATATGTTGGTCTAAAAGACAAGATGCGTAGCGGAGAATTTGCTAACGTTGCAAAGAAATTCGAGATGTTAGATAAGCATGTATGTAAAATGCGGAGATTTCTAAAGCTATACTCTACTGATAACTGGGTGTTAAATGAAATTCCCGCAGATGGAAGGTCAGGAAGAAAAATAGAATTTAAGCCTATTGATGTTGCTCCCTTTTCAAGCGAAATGCTTCTAAATTATGGCGACCACGTTTTGCTTATGTCTGCCACGATATTAGACGCGGAAGCGTTTGTGGAAATGTTGGGTATACCCAAAGACCAGTACACCTTTATTTCTATGCCCACACCATTCCCGCCCGAGAATCGTCCTGTTTTTTATTCTGGTATGGGGAAAATGAGCTCTAAAACGATCGAAGAAACGTTACCCAAGATGGCACAGGCAGTAAAAGCGATTCTTGAGCAGCACAAGGGTGAGAAGGGTATCATTCACTGCCATTCTTACAGGATCGTGAATTATCTTAAAAAGAACATCCGCAGCAAGAGATTGCTTTCCCATAATTCTGATAATCGCGATGCGATATTAGAAAAGCATCGAAAATCAAAATCTGCAACGGTTTTGTTATCACCCTCTATGACAGAGGGTGTTGATTTGCACGGTGATTTAAGCCGGTTTCAAATCATATGTAAGATACCATACCCATATTTGGGCGATAAACTTATAAGAAAAAAAATGAATAAGTGGAAGTGGTGGTATCCACTGCAGACGGCCAAAACTATTGTACAAGGAACAGGCAGGTCTGTTAGATCGCTAGATGACACTGCTGTAACGTACATCTTAGATTCTGACTGGGAGCTTTTTTACAATCGAAATCGAAATATATTTCCAGATTCTTTTAGGGAGTCATTAAAATGAAAGTTTATCAAAACGTTGAAGACCTACGAGCGTATATCGACGCCACTGGGTGGGGCGCAGATATCCCGGTCTATATTACCAGTGGTGGATTTGACCCACTTCACATTGGACACTTGCGGTGTATCTTGGAAACAGCTGATAAGGCAGATCTAGACGGTGGTGTTGTTGTGGTGGTTGTTAACGGCGACGGATTCTTACAGCGAAAAAAGGGAGCGGTGTTTATGCCAGAAGATGAGCGTTGCGAAATAATTGCAGGGATTCGGGGAGTCGACGCAGTCGTAAAATGGGACGATGGTAGCCAAACAGTCATCGGTGCGATTGAAGTGCTTAAGCCGAATTACTTCACGAAGGGTGGAGACAGGGCATCACCAGAAGATATTCCAGAATGGGATATATGTCAAGAAGTTGGGTGCAAAGTACTTTTTAACGTTGGTGGGAAGAAAATACAAAGCTCTTCATGGTTGGTTGGTAGCGATAGCACAAGGTGAAATATTTAAGTGATATAATATGGTTGGAGCTGGAGAACAATTATGAAAAAAAAAGAGTTTCACGGTGCTGGATTTTTCTTAATAGATCCTGCAACGAATCTTATGTTGGCGCTCGTTAACAATCATGGGCTTTATGATTTTCCGAAGGGTGTTAAAGAGCCTGGGGAGCTACCATTAGAAACAGCAACAAGAGAATGCTTCGAAGAATGCTCTATATTAATAGAAGAAGAAGAGTTGATGAGCTGCGGTCCTTTTAGAGAAGGTGGACTAATAATGTTTTGCGCAGAAACGTCAAAGAAGCCAGTAATTTTCCCAAATGAAAAAACTGGTATCTTAGAGCATGCGTCATATGAGTGGGTAAAACCAGAAGTGTTTAAAGAAAGTTGTGTTGGATATCTAAAGCCGATGCTTCAGAAAATTGTGTCATCGCTGGCAGACCAATCACACCCTCTAGTCTCGGACCATACTTAAGCACAGGGATAGCATGTCAATTTTTCAAAGACACAAGACAATCGCTGATCGATCTGCTGGAGATCGATCCCGACATCGCAAAAAAATTGAGCGCGCTATTAAAGAGGGTATCTATAATATCGTTGCAGAAGAATCCATAATAGGAAAAGAGGGAAAGAAGAAATTTCGGATTCCTGTCCGCGGTATTAAGGAGTATCGTTTTGTCTATGGTGACAACGGATCAAAAAGAGTGGGCTCTGCGCAGGGTAAAGATGTCAAGCGTGGACAAGTGATCGGTAAAAAAGAGCAAGCAGAAGCTCCCGGAGAAGGCGAGGCTGGAAACCAGAAAGGAGAAGAGTATTACGAAGTAGAGCTTACGCTAGACCAATTATCAGAATATCTTTTCAAAGATTTAGAGCTTCCAAACTTTGAAAAAAAGAAAAACATGAATGTGATATCGAAAAAGATCAAACGTCATGGCTACAGAAGCAAAGGTATCCGACCACGATTAGACAAAAAAAAGACTGTAGTTGAAAAACTTAAGCGAAAAAATAAAAGCAAATTTATTTCAAGTGCAGAAAAGCAAGAAGAAGAAAGTTTCCCGTTCCACGATAATGACCTAAAGTATAGACACTACAAGGTTCACGAGAAAAAAAGCTCTAATGCAGTCATATTCTTCTTAATGGATATTTCAGGATCGATGTCAAAGCCAAAAAAATATCTAGCGCGAAGCTTCTTTTTTCTGTTATATCATTTTATTAGAGCGAGATATGATACAGTTGATTTAGTTTTTGTGGCTCATGATGTAGAGGCCTACGAAGTGACAGAAGAACAATTTTTTGGACGAGGATCTTCAGGGGGAACACTGGTATCCAGCGCGCTGAGCATGACAGATAACGTTATATCATCTAGATATCACCCTAATAGTTGGAATGTATATATTTTTCAGTGCTCTGATGGTGATAACTGGCCTACTGATAACCAGAAGACGACTGAGCTAGCAAATCGGTTGCTTGAAAAAGTTCAATTTTTTGGATATTGTCAAATAGAGCCGAACGCAGAAAGAGCCGCTCACCCCAACCATGGCAGCTTACAAGAAGTGTATCAGCCTCTTATAGGACAAAAGTTTAAAACTGCTGAGGTCAGCTCAAAAGAGCATATCTGGCCAGCATTTAGAACGTTTTTTGGAAATGATTTATGAGCGCTAATTTCTTAAAATCTCTTGAAGCGTGGGATGAAAAGATAGTCAAGCTAGCTAGCGAATACGGGTTAGATTGGTTTCCTATCATTTATGAAACCTGTGACTATTATGAGATGATTGGTAACATGGCATATCACGGCATGCCCACGCATTATAGGCATTGGAGCTTCGGGAAATCATTCGAGCGTACCCATGCAATGTATGATGCTGGACTAGAGGGTCTTCCATACGAACTAATAATAAACAGCGATCCTTCGTTAGCCTACTTGATGGAAGAAAACCCATTGTACTTACAAGTTTTGATTATGTGCCACTGCGTTGGTCACTCAGATTTTTTTAAGAACAATATTACTTTTGCAAATACAGGGCCAGACCATATTCTATTACGCATGCGCAATGCAAAGAGATTTGTCGACGGTCTAATAGAAGATCCTTCAATCGGTGTACAAAGGGTAGAAGAAATTCTAGATGCTGCTCATGCCCTTTCTCTTCAAGTGCCAAGACGTTATAAAAAATATGTGACGCAGAAAGAACAAAAAATGCACTTAATTCATGATATCAAAAACGGTAAATATGAGAATGCTGACATAACACCCAGCCCTAAAGCAATACCGGTTAGTCCAGAGCAAAATATTTTGGCATTCCTCGCCGAGTGCAGTCCTCATCTCGAAGACTGGGAGCGGGAGCTATTACACTTCGCGCGCGAGGATGCTGAATATTTCATGCCACAAATTAGGACAAAGATCATGAATGAAGGGTGGGCGTCATTTTGGCATTACAGATTGATGCACGACCTTCAGCTCCCAACCTCGATGCATATTCCTTTTCTCAAAATGCACAATGAAGTTACAAAACCTCACCTGGGGAGCATTAACCCTTACCATTTGGGATTTTATCTTTTTAGAAAAATAGAAGAGCGCCACGGGCTAAAAGAATGTTTCATCGCAAGAGAAGCATTAAATGATGAATCGTTTATAAGACAATATTTAACAGAGGAAGATTGTGTTAATTTAAACTTGTTTACGTTTGGACTGGACAAAAAAAGCTATGTAATAGAGGATGTATCGGATGAACCTGGATGGAAATCAGTGAAAGAAAACCTAATCAAACAGGTTTCTGCGAATAATATTCCTTCAATTATAGTTGACAGAGTGGACAGCGCAAACATACTGTGCTTGAAACACGATCATGACGGCCGCGATTTGGAGCTAGAGTATGCAGAATCAGTTATTGAACACATCACAACGTTATGGGGGGATGTAGTTAAACTTGATACGTTCATTGAAGATGAGCCATTTGAGATTTAATACGGAGCAAAAATATGTCAAAGAATAAGAGCAAATATCTTGATATCATTACTAGTCAAAGAAAAAAGAAGTCTTCTGAAAAGTTTGAGGGAAGTTTGCTTGACTATTTTGCACTCTTAGAAAAGAATCCATCGTTAGCTGACCGCGCGCATAAGAGGCTTTACGATGTTATAACGTCACACGGGGTCTCAGTACTTGAAGACGAAGACCCACGAAAGTACAAGCTTTTTGATGGTGACAATGTTAAGATTTATGATTATTTCGCTGATGAATTTTTTGGAATGGAAAATGTTATTTCAAAAATCTTAAGATACCTGAGGTCTGCTGCGCATAATGGTGAAGAGTCCAGACAGGTGTTATTATTAATGGGTCCAGTTGGTGCCGGGAAATCTGCTTTAACAGAGCATATCAAAGCTTCGCTTGAAAGTGTAAAATATTATCACCTAAAAGACGATCCGCAGAGAGGCGATCCACTACAGCTAGTTCCGCGATCGCTACGGAAACGTTTCAGCAAGATGCTTAACGTTTCAATTGAGGGAGATATTTCTCCTGTTGCCAGGTTCTTATTGTTCGAAAAGTACGAGGGGTCTTACGAAGAATTTGAAGTTGTTGAAACAACATTCTCTCAACGTGCTCGTCGGGGGATCGCAACAGTACCGCCAATGGATGCAAACAGCCAAGATGTTTCAGTGTTAATTGGGTCAGAAGACATTTCGAAGCTAGACAAATATTCTGAAGATGACCCCCGGGCGCTATCCCTAAATGGTGCGTTTAACGTCGGTAACAGAGGGCTGGTCGAACTTGTGGAGGTCTTTAAGAACGAAATTGAGTTTCTCCATACTATCATTACTGCAACACAGGAGAAGAGGATTCCTTCCCCCGGAAAGCATGACATGCTACACTTCGACGGTGTTATTCTTGCTCATTGTAATGAAGCCGAATGGAACCGGTTTCAAAGCGAACATACAAACGAGGCAATATTAGATAGAATTGTTAAAGTTGAAGTACCGTATGTTCTAGAGCTAGCGCAAGAAATGAAGATATATCAAAAAATTCTTGATCGTTCCCATTTTTCTTCTCATATCGCGCCTCATACACTTCGTGTGGCGTCAATGTTTTCTATTCTTAGTCGGCTCCATGCTAGCCAAAAGTGCGATCTTCTTACGAAGCTTAAGATTTATAACGGCGAAGATGTTGTTGAAAAGGGTCGTGTCAAAAAAATTGATATTAAAGACCTAAGAGACGAAGCTCCGCATGAGGGAATGCAGGGTATTTCAACGCGCTTTATAATGAAGGCTATCGATAATGCTTTGAGCGATTCTGATAAAGATTTTATTACTCCTGTTTCTATTCTTGACTCATTAGTGAAGCAGGTCAAAGAGCAACTTACTGATTTTGATTTTCAAAACCACTGTCTAGATCTGCTCAGAAATACCGTACGTGACGAGTATCTTCGTATGCTGGAAAACGAAATTGCAAAAGCGTTTATAACAGCATACGAAGAACAAGCACAGGCTATTTTCGAAAATTACCTCGACAATGCCGAAGCCTTCACAACTCACTCTAAAATGAAAGACAAAGTAACAAAGGAAGAGCGCACCCCTGACGAAGAATTTATGAAAGCAATTGAGGGAGCGATCGGGGTGAGCAATTCTGGAAGAGAGGGCTTCAGGGCTGACGTTACCGCATATATGTTTTCAAAAATGAGACGTGGCGAAGTTGTAGACTATACATCTTATGAACCGTTAAAAGACGCAATCGAAACATATCTCATCACATCTGTGAAAGATCTGGCACGAATTGTTACAAAATCAAAAACAAGAGATGACGACCAAAAACAAAAGTACTCAAGCATGGTACAAACGCTGATCGACGAATATGGTTATACAGCTGCGTCCGCGGAAGAGATCTTGGTGTTCGCCAGCAATAACTTATGGAGAGATAGCTAATGTCAAAAATTGGGTTTAGCGAGGGGCTATTAGTGTTTGCAATAGCTGCATTATGGCACAATCAGATACTGGCCATTATTGCGATGAGTTTGGCAATTTTCGGTGCAGTCGTTCGTGTATCAATAGAGCAAAATCAAAAAGCTAAAGAAAACGAAGCAAAGGCGGAGGCGGCAAAATTATTGAATGAACAAGTTCAAGAAGTCGGCGATGCCATTGGCAGCGTTTTTAGGAAAAAAAAGAATAATTTTCACTGAGGCTTCTTATGGACCTGTACGCCTCAGTTGTTGCCGGCGAAGAAGCTGATAAAGTTACTCGTGCAGCTGTAAATTCTATCGATCACCTTATAAATGATTTGCGTGACAATCGAAATTCAATAATTCTTGGTCATAGATTGCATACACTTGGGTGGTCTGATTCTTTTCGTCTTCTCATTGACGGCTTAGATGCATGTCCACTAGTATACCGAAATTTAATATTAAATTCAGCTCACACTATATATCGTCAGTGCTCACTGGCTGTTCCGCTTTACCTTGTTACACTACAAGAATTATTAAAAAATCACAAAAGAGAAGAGCTAACAAAAAAGCTTAGAGCTACTATTGATAAGCAAGTTCTTCATAAAAAAAGAGTTTCTTCTATAGCTGCGAAAGATGTATGGAAAAAAACAGTCCATGATGAATTAACAAACCAGATTTTGTGTGTTTTATCAGATGCAATTGATTCAGCGGGGGCACTGGGCGCTATAGAGCTAAAAAGAGACAAGTCACTTCGTGTAGAGGTTGACGAGGGTGTTGTTGTGTCTGCATCTATCCACCCTCAATTTGCCGCTAGGGTTTCTAGTTTTCTTAGATTAGAAGACTGCAAGGTTGTTGTCATTGACGGAGCTGTTACAAGCGTCGGTGAATTGAACAGGCTGTTAGTACGTGCAAATGAGAGCAAGCTAAAAATTGCAATATTTGCCAGCCAGTTCTCTGATGAAGTGCTGAATACGCTGGTAGTGAATTGGCAGCAGGGAAAGCTAATAGTCGTTCCTGCAATTTTCAATGAAGATCTTGATGATATTAACCAGGTTAGAGATCTTGCTTCTACTGCTGGTGTTATACCAATTTCAACAGACGTAGGTAATTCATTGTCATCACTTGATATCGATGAAGTTAAAGAGATGAAAGGAGTGATATTTGATAACATACGAAAGCAGTGTGAAATTATTTTAGACACCGATAGTCTGGGAAGAGTTCTTACATTGAGAGCGGAATTACAGACAAAGAGAAGTAAAGAAGAAGTTGAAGACATTAAAGACGTTTTGGCTAGTCGCTTAACCAAGCTAACAAGCAGAAAAACAACAATCTATATTCCCTGCGAATCTGATGAGTTCGGGCTAGTTAAAGATAGAGCTGCTAGCTTATTTACATTTGTGAAGTGTTGCGCAAATGAAGGTGTTATCCACACTCACGAAATCTATAAAGATGTGGGTGCCAGTACGCTCCCACAGCTGCCTATTTTTTTACCAGCTTACTCTGCACACCTTTCTATTCTTAAAGCAATTACAGACTGTGAACAGATACATAAAATTGGTGCATTAATTTTAGTGGATCGGTGATGCCGAAAGAGCTAGAAGAAAAACATTGGTTCAATGGAAGCTCTTCGCCAGTGAGTTTTTGTGATATAATTGAAAGCATTAAAGAGCACGCTGAATTCGAATTGTTTGTCGGGTGTGATTCTCATAAGATCAGTGAAAAATATATTTTTGCTACAGTGATTGCGTTGCACAAACCCGGTAAGGGGGGACATTTTTTCTTTTATAGGAGAAAAGTAAAAGATAAGCGCTTTGACAATATTAAGATAAGACTGCTGGAAGAGACAGAGTTGGCCATCAGCGTGGCAAGATTAGTAAGAGAGTATTTCCCAACAAAGGCTGTTGCCGTGCATCTCGACATTAACGCTGATCCGTGTTACCGATCAGCAGCAGTATTACGACCAGCTACATCATACGTAATTTCTTCAGGGTTTCAGGTAGCGATTAAGCCTCTATCTTGGGCTTCTTCAAGCCTGGCGGATGCTTTTGCAAAATAATTTGTTTACTTGCTAAGCATCAGCCTTAAATTTGTTGAAGGATTATGGAGGGAAATATGAACCCACAAGAAGTGCGAGACTTAGTTCATAATATTATTAATTTTACAGGTGATGAAGTTGGCAGGAAGCTTGTTGAAACCACAACTGTATCGTGGAGTGAAAATAATAATGTTGATGTGTTGACCAACGAACAAGCGCAAGCAATATTGGCGGCATTAACAGAGACTATAAGACAGTCAGCATTCACAATTTTGTCAAAGTATTAATTGCTAAAATGCGTGGTATAAAGCACATCATAGAGTGTAGATGTATTTTGCCTACGTTAAAAAATAAGAAAGACCCACCATTACATCAGTTTGTAGTTTTTTCTGTTATAGATGATAATGACAAGGTATGCGAAAAATATGCTCAATGTAATAATTGCGGCGTAGTACACAAAGTATACGATTTATGCAAATCAGAAATTTTAGCATCAAGAGAAGAATTAAAGAGCGCGCTTACAATTGAAGATATTAAATTTACACTTCCAGAATCTGTCGCTGGCATTTTAGAAAATTATGAATGTGACTTACCAACATACGAGCATGTAAAATTTATGTACGATTTTAATGTAAAGGGCGAATTTACAATTTTGACAAAGGAACAAGAAGGCTCCAAAATAGAAGGAAAGATCCTTAGGTACAAAGAGGGAAAAACATTTTCCATAGAACCCTTTGTCTCCACCACTGAAATAAAATGAAGACTATTACCGAAAAAATCAAAGCAAAAAAAGATGCGGAATGGCTAAACGAAACCAAAGAATCTCGTGAAATTACAAAAGAAATTTTAAAATACGGTGTGTCTCAATCACAGATAAAAACCATCATTAAGTTATTGGCGCTCGAACTTGAAGATGTTCCAACAATGAAAGCAATTTCAGAAATTTTATCTGAAAATGTTAACGAGCCGTTAGATACAGTTAATATACTTCAACCGGGAGGGAAAACAAATGAGTGATTCTAACAATATTCTTGAGAATTGGGAAAGCATTAAAGAGCTTGTAAATGCTTTGGAGCTTGACATTCATAAGAATGCGAATGGAAACAAGTCTGCTGGAGTCCGCGCAAGAAGAGGTCTTCGTCAACTTAAGAATGATGCTGGCTCTCTTGTTAAGTTGACGCTAAGCGTAGAAAAAGCAGATTAATCAAATTCTACCGTAGTATATCCTTTTAAGAGGGAGGGCTTTGCCCTCCTTTTTTTTGTTTTTTTGAAACGCAATACTTAATGTTTGTGATGGGGGCCCTTAAATTCTTTGAGTGTTTTTGGGCCCGAGGTTTTCAAAAATTGCTTCGCTGCTTTCTCGATTTGACAAATACGCATCCTGGTAACATTAAACATGTCTCCCACCTCTTGCAACGTAAACGGTCCGGTTCGCGCAGCCAGAATGATACAGTTATGATGCTTTTCATTTTCCATGGCATGCCAATAACGACATGAAGTTTTTTCGCACATCTGACCCGCTTCTTTATGCGCCGCAAAGCAAGTCATACCCTCGATTATCTCAGGCTCATCGATGTTATCATTTTTTAGTGAATCATTATTATCCATATAGCTTCCTCTTAGTTCGATCTAACGTTATTCTAAAAGGAAACAATTGCATTTTTCAAGGAGAATAAATTTGAAAGATAAAAGAAAGAGGTTTGTCTTAGACACGAGTGTATTGCTGTACGATAAAAAAGCCATCCATTCGTTCCCTGGAAATGATGTTATCTTACCTCTACAAGTGATGGATGAGCTTGATAGATTTAAAGAAAAATCTGGAATTGTAGGAGAAGCAGCAAGATATATCAATCGATTTCTCGATGACTTGCGTGACATTGGGCGACTAGACGAAGGAGTGGAAGTACCTGATGAGTATTCAGAAAAACAAACAATTCGTATTACACTTAATGATAACAAGAGCATGTTACCCCCCGGGTTAGCTCATGATAGCGGCGATAATATGATACTAGCCACATGTATGAATGAGAAGGCCAAGGGGGATGCAGATGCCATCGTGGTCATCACCAAGGACATCAACCTAAGGGTAAAGTGCGATGCACTTGGAATACGATCTGAGGACTATTACAAGGACCATATAGAAGTAGGTCAGGTGGAATATTCTGGATGGCGAAAGATTACGATCGTTAAAGAAGAGATTGATAATTTTTTCAAAAATGGTGTGATCGATATTGACGGAGATTTTTTCCCAAATGAGTTTGTTGTTTTAAGCGATGGTGGAAACTCATCAGCTTTGTCAATGCATCGTAAGGGACGTCTACACTCATTAGAATGTAAGCCGGCACCTATGATGTCAAATTTTGAAGCAAAAAATAAAGAGCAGGCTTTCGCGGCTGAGGCCTTGTTACGAAGTGATATTCCGTTAGTGAGCTTAACAGGTCTAGCAGGTTCCGGTAAAACCTACGTTGCGCTAATGGCTGGACTCGATGGAATTCAGCGCGGGAACTACGATCGTATTGTAATAAGTCGTTCTATCCAGCCCGTTGGTCGAGAACTCGGCTTTTTACCAGGAGATGTTGATGATAAAATGCAGCCCTGGCTGGCACCGATTTTAGATAATTTTCGAACTATGTTATCAGACAAAGATTACACATACTTCCAGTTGATGAAAGATCGTGGTGAGCTCGAGGTTGCGCCGCTGGCGTACATCCGCGGGCGAACATTCAACAACTCATTTATTATCGTTGATGAAGCACAGAATGCAACAATCCACGAATTGAAAACCCTCATCACCAGGGTGGGGAAAAATTCAAAGATTGTTTTGCTAGGTGATACTGACCAGATAGATACACCGTATATAAATAAATTGAGCAATGGGTTGTCTATCGTAGTACATAAATTCAAAAATGAACCGGATGCTGCACACATCAAATTGGTAAGAGGTCAAAGATCAAATATAGCTTCTAGGGCTTCTGCTATTCTTTAACTTCTCGTTCACATATTTAGTTCAGAGGTGGTTTATGTCTAGCGCACGCACTAAGAAATATAATAGGAATAGATACAGGAAAACCTACCAACCCGTGCGTGCATTGCCCGTTTGGGGGATTCATTCTGATAAGGAAATCGTATTAGAGACGTTGCGCGTTTCGTTTAAGGGCTTAGACGAAATTACCTTTACTCTTAACGGAAGATACAGCAGTCTACCAGGTATTGTGGTAACACCCATCGGTTCGACAGCTGATCTTGGAGACGTCAACATCTTCATCTCTTCGTTAACACTTGGTAGCGTACCATCGGGCGGAGGAAAATCCGTGTCGGTAGTACTGGGCGCGAGCACTCATTTCGAGGGTGACGTTTTCGTACAGGCATTAATGATATGATATTTAATCAAACAGACCACATCATTGCCCACGGCTCCTTTGAGATTCTAGATGAATACGATAGCGTGAGTTTTTATGTACCGGGTTATAAAAATTCAATGCCGTCGCTAGTGCTGACGCCCATTGGGACGAATGCTAATGTGAACGTCTTTGTTGATGAGTCGGCAACAGCTTACACGACATCGACATACGATCTCACAAAACCCTTTTTCAGCAAAGATGGTGAGCCCTTCAACCTGTACGATCCCAATACTGCCGCCTGGGCCGATGATGACTACCCGCACAAGGGTACGCTGGTGGCCTGGTGGCGGCTAAATGAAGATATAACAGGTGACGGTATAGCCAAGGACAGCGGAGCGAATGGCGCATATGATGGATCACAACCTACATCCGCCGATCGACCAACATTTTCTCAGACATTGTTTCCATCTCGTTATGTCCAGAGTGGTAGTTGTACATTTGACGGTACAACAGACCATATCGAACTTGGTGGTTTCTGGGATAGTATTATAGGAAACGGCACCAATGGAACGTCGCAAATGACGTTTTCAGCTTGGGTCTATCGCGACATCACCGCTAGTGGTACTCAGACCATCATCTCGTTCGGTGGGACAGACGTGCTGCTCTATCTGAGCGGCGAAGACGTCAAATTCTACACCCTCTGGGGATCAGGTCCCTCCGCGGTTACGTGGGAAGCGACTTCATATGTGGTGCCTATCAATACATGGACTCATGTGGTCGTGACATATGACGCCACCGACGCAACCAATAATCCACGCATTTATATCGATGGAAATCTCAGCAACGCTACCGAAACTGGGACTACCCCAGTTGCCCCTTGGTACGGTATCGCTGGGGATTCCTATATTGGCGCGTACTCCGCAACCCCAGCCGGACCGTGGAACGGCCAGATAGCTGACGTTGCCGTATGGAACTCAATCTTGACGGGAACACAAATAAAGGCAATCTACAACGCTAGCATAGCGGGTATCGAGCCCAGCGAGGGATGGTCATTTACAGTGAGACGCTCTTCCGATGTCGGTAACCAAACTATTCATTGGCAATCAATTGCCCCGGACGGCATAAGAGCCCCCAACATTAGGTCAATATAAGATGGCAAAAGACTTTCGCACAAATCAGATTAGAACCTCAACGATCATCGGTTCCGGATCGCTCAGCACAGCAACACCATCAGGTCATCAGGTTGGGTTAGTAATATGTAGCGGCTCGGGCGCATCGGATTTCGATGGAGGATATGTAGACCCCAATATACTCAAGTTCGTAGGCGATGATGTCTGGATGGTCGTTAGTGGTACAGCTGACCATACTTCGTATATGGCAGAACAAAAACCTGCTGGTGGGTCTGTCTTGTTCCTGGGTGACGTCGTAGTTAGCGGAACGCTGTGGGCTGAAAGAAGCGTCATCGAAGTTGACAACCAAGTTATCGGTGACATGATGGTACCGAACGCGTTGGTGGCCGGCACCGAACCTGAGGATCTAGCGGGTGGGGTAGCAGCCAAACTTCTTGTCGATCCGTTCACAACGAACGCAGGAGGAACTGGAACGCAGGATGGTACAGTATCGTTCAATATCGTTACAGCGCCCGGCGCTGGTGTCGCTTGGAGATACGACGGCACATTAAAGACAGACGTTTTCTTCCACGTTTCAGGTAGCCGTGACGTAAGGAATACTAACAATAGGGGTCTTGCACTGTTCGACGGTGACGTGCACGTCTCAGGTAACTTCAGTGTCGATGAAGGCGGTACCTTCACCACAGACATTATTCTCGATAACGATACGACCGCCCCTCCTGTCATAAAGCATGCTAAGGATTACGGCGGCAGTGGTGAGGTGGTCTATAGCGAGTACGCGATTAGAAACGTGGACTCCGGTCCGAGCTGGTGGCATCTCGACATTGTACACTCTGGAGCGAATGCTTCTCCCAGCGGCATAGACTCTGGCATAAGACTGAAGGTAAACGACGGTGCTACAGATCTTGCAGATCGATCGGCATTCGTTGTATCAGCATCAGGTGATATTGCCATTGACCCAGGGAAAGAGATAAGGTTCGCTGGCAGAAGCGGCGGGTATGGACCACATATCGAATATAATGTGCCAGATAGTTCCTCACCGACCAATTACGCCAATGGGCAACTTGCCTTTAAGCATTATTATTCATCACTTGACACCCCAACATCATTCAACTTTACGGGTGGTGTAGTAACAGCGTCGAATGGAATTTACTTACCTGATGCGGATACATTTGGAGGTGATTATATCGCCTCGGCCCGAGGGCAAACTCGGGGAATTATGTTCGCGGGTAGCTCTGGAGACGACGGTGATGGAGTCGGCCCAGGCGATGCAGGGATATATTACAACGAAGATAACCTAGTAAATGAAGTCTTGGGCGGAACTTATAACACTCTGTGCATGGTCGCGTCGAATACCGGCTCCAACATCCATATCGAAGCTGGAAATTATTTAACCTTACGTGCCGGAACGCGCGCTGAGCCGGGTGATATCGAGATCAGTGGTTCGAATGACATGTGGCTCAGGGCCCTCGGGTCACTTAGGGCAGATGTTGAAACAAATATACTCATGGTTCCGCAAGGTTACACAACTTTTGCGGGGGATCTTGCCGCTGTTCCTACCCCACAAGGTGACGTCAAGTTCTTTGTTTCAGGTGCGGTTGGTGGAAAACATGGGGGATCAAGAAGCATAGCGCTATTCGGTGGGGACCTTGTCACGAGTGGAGTCCTTTATGTTGATGGTACCACAGGCGACGGCGGCGCTCCTGTTTACGGTGGTTCTGCTCTGGTCCTGCGTGGGGGTATTACATGGGATATGAGCGGATCGACGGATCCCGATGGAGATTCCTGGATATGGGAAAATAGTGACGATCTCTTTGTGAAGGGGAGAGACCACCTCTATCTTCATGCTTCAGGTACTGCTGGTTCTGGTACCGTAACAGTGTCTGGATCGGTTGCTGATGTCTATGCCGCGGCGGGTAGTGCTACGGTAAGCGGTTCTAATCAAGTTATCCTCCTCGCTGGTAATGATGTACTCTCTACAGCGGCCGATGACCATGTGTTCATAAGCGGTGAAACGGCATTCTTTGCAGGTGACGACAAGTCGGTTCCTGTCGCTGCTAGCGATGTTCACTTCTTAGTCTCTGGCTCGCTAAATACAAGACATACCTCAACGAGGGGTACAGCATTATTCACCGGTGATCTTGTCACGAGTGGAGTCCTTTATGCTGACGGTGCTATCACTGATGGTGGCGCACCTGGATATGGTGGATCCAGTTTGGTCCTCCGTAACGGAATCGCATGGGATGTATCGGGTTCTGCTGGAGACAATGGTCAAGCCTGGTTGTGGGAATTTGGCGATGTTCTTTACTTGAAGGGCAAAGATGGTGTAACTCTCCACGCATCTGGTACAGACGGTTCTGGAACAGCAAATATAAGCGGATCAATTGTCAATGTTTATGCAGGCGCAGGGAGTGCTACTTTAAGCTCATCTCTAGATACCTTCATCAAGTCTGGCGATGATATTGTACTGTCGGCATCTGACAAGATCTTCATGTATCCCGAAGGCGGAAAGATCTACGCGGCAGAGAATACAGCTGTTGGCTACAATCAGTGCACAATTGATTTAACAGTTCCTGCCTTCCAACTGAGAGCCTCAGACTCAGATTATTTCCAGATTGATGTGGGCGCTGATGGTAGCACCATATTCACTACGGTGGATGGAGACGCCAATGCGGCGAACTTGACCATGAACGTCGATGGTGCCGTTGACATAAACGCAGTGAGTAATGTGACACTTGACGTTTCGGCCGGCCCTATCTCAATCGGAACTACTGCAGTTGCGCAACAAATAACAATCGGTGGAGACACCAGCACCCGGACCGAGATTGAGCTGAACGCGATAGCTATAGACGTTAATGCCGGAAGCGGCGGTGTAGACATCGGAGCGGGTGGTGACATAACGTTAAGCGGCTCCGGCGATCTGGAGCTAATCGGAACCACCGGCGTTACGATTCGGGGTGATGTATCACTAACAGACAACCTAACTGTATTTGGTGATTTCATTAAGGGTCACGTCATATCAGCATCGATCCAGGATCCAGTTCTTCTATTGAACTCTGGATCACTCACCAGTAATTCTGGTGGTGGTATCGCCATTGCATCTGGATCAAACATCGCCAATGTAGCATTAGTGTTTGGACGTGATGTAAGCAATAACAATTCCTTTCTGGCTGGTCGATTAGATGTCCAAGACGGTGATGAGATAGATTTCACCGGAGCAGTTCCGGTGGATCTCAGAGCGGCGGGTCTACGAATAAGAAACATGCTATTCGTAACTTCGAGTCATGGTAGCGGTGGTGGTAACTTCGATATTGATGTTAATAACCCTACCGATGGGAAGCTTACAGTCTATACAGGCGATGGCAGCTTACTTCTTTCATCGTCGGGTGGTAACGCTGCTCTTGAATCTAGCGGTGGAACAGCTAGTCTAAGCGCTTCTGCAGACACGAACGTCGTCGCGGGGCAAGACGTTAAGATTAAGTCGACAAGAGCCGTAAGAGTTATGGGTAACGAGGCCGGGAACAGCCACCCGTCGCTTAAGCCTGACATCGCATTCTACGTTTCTGGAGCAATCGGCTCTCAAGGTGGGGCAACAAGAGGCACCTCGGTTTTCGGTGGGGATCTTGTCATCAGTGGAAACACTCACACAGAAAACATCTACGCTGGGGAGTACATCTACCACAGAGATGATGACGATACGTTTATAAGACTCCAGGGCGACGACGTCATGGTTAACGTAGGCGGAACTACTTTCATAAAGATGTCCGAGCTTGCGGCTGCACAAGACAAGGTCGTTATAAACGGTGGTCAGAGTGATATAGACTTTAGAGTCGCTTCGGTAAATCGGTCTGGGGCATTGCTCGTCGACGCAGCCGCGGATCAGGTCCTTATATTATCTGGCGGTGGAGACTCTTCTGCTAACGAGGCGAATTATTCTGACACCGCGTTCTTTGTCTCTGGTAGTGTGGGCTCTAAGGACGGCGGTAGCAAAGGCGCGGCGCTGTTCGGCGGAGATCTCGCTACCAGCGGTGCGCTCTATATCATGGGTAGCGTATCCGACGGGGCTGGTGATGCAAGCTTAGTGCTTTCAAATGGAATCACTTGGAACCTCGACTCAAGTGGTGTCGGTGACGCGTGGATATACGAAGATTCCAACGATCTTTTTGTGAAGGGTCGCGACGATCTATACCTCCACGCATCAGGTGCTGCTGGCTCTCTTGGGACAATGCAACTCTCTGGCTCTGTGGTGAATATATTTGCTGGCGCTGGCGACGTTGCAGTCAGCGGATCTGACGATATTTCATTGCAGGCTGGCGATTATATGTTCACAACAGTCGCTCAGGCGGCGCTCTTTAACGGAGGCGGCAGAACAGGTTTTGACGCGGTGGGCTCAGATACGGTCTTCTTTGTTTCGGGCGCGATTGGTTCGAAAGATGGGACGACAAGAGGGACGACAGTCGTCGGTGGAGACCTGGTCGTTTCGGGCGCAATATCTCTCCTGACAGATATCTCGCTAGGCGACGGTGTGGACCTTGCCCTAGACGCTGGTGATAAATTTTACTTCAACGGTCTTAGCGGTGATCAATTTATTACTGGAGACGGCACCACTCTTACGATCGATGGTGATGACACCGTCACAGTGGACTACGATGTCGACACTAATTTCCAGCGCGGTGGTGTCGCACAGCTCACCATGGGCAGCTCAGGCTTTGTATGGAACGAAGATGGACTGGCGGGGACCGCTGTAGACTTTAGGGTAGAGTCGAACACAAGAGAAGGTGCAATATTCATTGACGCTTCTGAAGATCAAGTGCTTATTTTGTCTGGTGGGGGTGACTCATCAGATAATGAAGCCTCCTATACTGATACTGCGTTCTTTGTCTCCGGTAGTGTTGGGTCGAAGGGCGGTGGAAGCAAGGGCGCGGCCCTCTTCGGAGGAGATCTTGTTCTTAGTGGAAATCTACACGCGGCCGAATACATCTATCATGATGGAGACGATGACACTTTCCTAAGACTCCAGGCTGACAATATCATTGCGAATGTGGGTGGCTTGCAATTCTTGAAGATGAAGGAAGCAAGTCAGGATGAATTCGTCATTAACGAGGGCGCAAATGATATAGATTTCCGAGTTCAATCATCCAACCTCCAGGGAATGTTACTGTTAGATGCTGCCGAGGACCAGCTTCTGCTTGGTACAAATTCCACCGATGCAAGTGGTGAAAGTCTTGGCACTGATACGAATATATTCATATCAGGATCGATCGATTCTATGGATTCCACGACAAAGGGAACCGCGGTATTCGGTGGAGACCTCTATGTATCAGGTACAGCCAACCTACAAGCAGTGCAGCTTGGTAACCTTACTCTCACAAACACAAACGCATATCTCAGATTCTATGACACGGATCATTACGTAAGAAAGAATGGCACGAATGTAGAATTTAGAGACTCGGCTGGAGGAACCACTTACACACTCACTCAGCTTGCAGCACTTTCCGTCACGGACAACACAGATGTATTCTCCATCACTCATGGTGTGCCGTCATACGTCGTTACGACTGGGTCGTTCTCCTTCGACACAGATGGGAGGCCCACCAACTACACACCCGGTGCGGGGGGGCCAGGAGCCGACACATATTTCTTCATAAGCGGCTCGAAGGGTGTGAAAGATACCGCCACTCGGGGGGCTGCTGTCTTTGGTGGCGATACACTTACATCTGGAACGATATATCTCGGTAAGCAATCCGCTGATGATGCGCCTTCGACAGTCACAGCTAACGCAATCGCACTCTACGCTTCTGCTAGCGCAGGTGTTACTCAACTCTACTTTAGAAACTCAGTGACCGAAACAAAGATCGGTTCAGGCGGCAGCCTTGACGACGCGTATGACACCCCCGCGGGCGGAGGGTCGCCAAGTACGGGTGCCGGCGCAGTTATAACAGTCGATGGACAACCAGTTCAGTTTGTTAATACCGGAACAAATATAGCAGTTGCAATAACAGGATCATTAGCTTTCCAAGATACCTCCAGTAACTCAACACCCCCAATGGTTAAGAGCCTCACTGAGGGTTCTGATCTGAAATTCGGTAACTACATATCAGGCGGAGGATCAGTTAGTGAAGTATTCAAGCTCACCGGTGGGGCTGGAAACATTATGTTGGCGTCTAATAAAAAAGTTGCTTTCTCACCATCGGAGACGAATGCATTCTTGGCGCACAAGACGATCTCTTCTCATGGTGGTACGACCAGCGCAGTGGCTACCCGTAACTTCGTTCCGGATGTCGACAATACTTACACATTGGGAACGGCAGCGTATCGCTGGTCCGATATATATACGGGCGACTTACATCTTAAGAATGATCGCGGGGACTGGACAATACTCGAGGAAGCTGATATGTTGGTTGTAGTTAATAACCTAACAGGAAAAAGATACAAAATGAATCTCACACCCCTCGAGGAGAACGAATAATGCCTGTTGTTACTTCTGTTATAAGCGGTTCTAATGATAGTTTAATTCTATCAGGTGGGGTGAACGAGGGAGTTCACCTTACTGGGTCTGTTTTCTTTAAGAATGCCGCTAAGTTTGGTGGTGGTTACGGTGACTCTGGGGTAACCATCACATCAGCCGGCGCAGTTTCTGCAGATGGGAATGTAGTAGCCGGCGGAAATATAACAATTGGCGGAAATATCTCTGGAGACGGAGACGAAAGCAAAACTATTTTCGCAGAAACGGCTACTTCTTCAAACACGATTACAATCGGTGGTGGTGGTAAGGTCGTCGCGTCTGGAGACTTGCAGATTACCCACACGGGTTCATTTGGTGCGCTGCAGGTCGGAACAGATTACGATGGTAACAATGTTCCTGATGCTGGATATCCGTTCAGAGTGTCAAATGATGCTGATGACGTAGGAATAGTCATTGATGCTGGAAACAACAAGGTCGCTTCGCTTCTTTTTTCTGAGCGAAGTCTAGAAACCGCGGCACCTGGATGGTTTGTAGACCACAATGCAGACGTTAAAAATAGATCATCATGGCGCACACAGGGCGAAGAGCAAGGCCAGGGTGCGATAGTAATTCATAATGACCTAAAATCTGTAAGAATCGGTGGGGGTGATATTGCAGGCGATGGGTATGACGCGGAGAGTCTTGTCATCACAAGCTCTGACTATCGTGATCCGTCAATGATTCGTATTCGTACCAAGCACGGTTCCCGAAGCAAAGAAGCGTATCCTGCAATTTCGTGGATGATGGAAGCAGCCACAAGCACCAACACTGGTCATTGGGTTATGGGAATTGATCCCTACTCTGACGGTGATGGTGATAGCGCTGGCGAGTATCTCAAGATAAACGCATCAAGTCCCGGCAGCTCAACTGGTATGTCAAATACTACTGCAATGACATTTAGAAAGGGTGGCGATGACGCAGCTGTAGGCGTTGGAGGCTCCACTAACAGCAGATCCTTAATTCCTACGGGCACGCTCCACGTGGAAAATGCGAAAGCCATCGCGTACTCGATGACCAAAGATCTGACAAGCGCGCAGCTCTTCATTGGAAACTCATATAACTCAACAAACGCTGCATCGGCCGGAATATATCTTGACGTGTCATCTGACTCAGATGATACAAAGCACTCTGCTCACTTGATAGCTGTTAGCAACGGCGTTGCAGCAGAACATACTGCGTATTTCTCACTTGGCCTGTATGACGGTTCTGGAAACGCAAACTCAACAAGAAGTCGATTTAGGGTGGACGACCAAGGTGGCGCTCTTTTTATAAGCGGTACTAACCCATCCGCTGGAGCTGGTTGGCCGAAACCAGAAGTCTCGAATAATGAGGTAAACGTTGAGGTACCGTCTGGGTCGCTGACGCTGTTATCTAATGTGAATTTTGCCAGCCAGCCAACGCTCAACTTTGTGGCTTGGCCCGCCAACGCATACGCTGCCCGATCAGTCACCTCTGGTCAAGAAATGGGCAGAATTTCTTGGTGGAGTTCCGATACGGATCTTTCTGAAGGGGAGCGAGTTGGTGCATTTATAGAAGCGGTTGCAGACGCTAACCATACAGCCGTTGCCAAGTCTCCAATGAAGCTAGATTTCTACACTAGGGGAAATGCCGCGGCAAGCCCAGACGTAAGACTGTCAATCAGCTCGAGCGGCAGGGTGACCATAGCTGGTGACGCGGATGTTGGTGGCGATCTTACTGTTGAGGGTAACGATATCAAGGACTCCGGTGGGAACGCAGCTGTCACATTTGACGGTTCACAAAATACGACGTTGGGTGGCAATTTGACGGGGTCCAATGCTCTCCTGTCAGGTGACCTCAACCTGGGTACGGGTATTGCCTTCCAGCAAGCCAGCTCTAATCTCACTGTTGAAGTAACAAATAGTATCGTACTAGACTCAGACAGCGGATTTGTCCACATCAAAGATGGCGGTGCTAGCCACTTTAAGTTTGATTGCAACAATACAGCATTCACGATCTACGATGACACGTTCGCAGCAGATTATCTTTCATTCCAAGTTGCGGCAGATGGCGCGTCGACGATCTCGACAGGTGATAACGGATCGGGTGAGTCAGGTCACTTAACGCTGGCCCCGGATGGAGAAATATATCTGGAAACTAAGGGAGCTGTGCACGGTCCTATAGACTTACCCTTATCTATGTCTTCCGATAAGAGCATGATCCTTCAAACTGATGCGGATGGTGATGACACGGGTGACGTCAGTACGATGCATTGGGATTTCCTACGCTATACAACACTCGTCGCCCAGATGAATGGTTACGGTGATCTTTGGCTCAATGGTGATCTTACTATTGAGGGTAACGATCTTAGGGACTCTGGTGATAACGCTGTCATTACCTTTGATGGTTCCGGTAACGTTCACAACAACGTTAAGTTCAATAACGGCTTGACAGTCGGAAGTACGAAATATCTTTACGACGATACGGGTGGTGCCCTATATTTCGCCGGAAGCACACACCTCCAGACAGCTGGTGATTTCACAGTTGGTGGCAATCTTAAGAAGGGCACACTGACAATCACTGCCAATGAAATCGATGCGTCTTCCGGCGATCTCACATTAGACGTTGCAGGGGACATCGCGTTGGACGCCGCAGGCGATCAGATAGCGTTTAAAGATAGCGGTGTCACACGTCTGACCGTTGATATGACAGAGAGTCTTCCAGTACTAAGTGGTAGCGGTGACTTTTACATTAAGTCAAGCGAGTCTCTTATCTTCCAAATTGACACAGATAACAACGGATCGGAGAAATATTCATTCCTGGATGGTGCTGGGACTGAAGTCTTTAGTATCGCTGAAACTGGAACGCTCTTTGTATCCGGGAATGTGATCCAAGATAGCGGTGGAAACAACAACATCTTATTCGATGGTGATGGTCACACTACAATAAATACCACCACCACGTTAACAGCTACTGGCGGGGGACAGTTGACAATCCAGGGTACAGCAACCACGAACAACAACGCCACTGCTTCCTCTAACAACACTGCCACTGTTTTAATCGAACCAGCCTCAATAACTGCCGCTGCTCATGTAAGCAGAATTTCATCCCTTCAGATCGATGAACCAAATATTAGCACAGGCGGTAATTCTATAGCTGAGGCGGCCGCTCTATGGATTGATGCACCCCCAACGGAAGCTGTCGGTAAATATTTGACTTCCAACGCGTCAGGACAACAGATAGATAATTTAGCGGCATATTTTTCTGGGTCTATCAGGTCTAACACTAGCTGGGTCGGAGAAAATGTCCTTGCAGAGGCGGACAATATCTATAAAAATGACAGCTCCTTGCCCGGTTCATACCTCTCTACCGCCCGTGATACTTCCACTGCGGCCGCGGCCGATGTCCCGACAGTAAGAAATCTCTTGGCGACACATGACGGAAAGACCACTGGTAATTATGCCATCAGCATCGGCGGCGCTAGCGGCGATAATTACAATTGGCCGGCCGATGTTGTACCGAGGTGGGGATTGAATCCTTCATCTACAACCAATGATGGTACAACTGCAATTGACGTCTGGACAGGATACCTTCCAGGAACTCTAACTACTGGCGCCACGACCTCTTGGTCGGCAAGCGCAAATGCTCATAATTTGCATGGCGGCAGTGCCGCATCTTCGCTAGGGGACTCTTCATCTGATACGACACCAGATCATGATGCCGCTAAACACACATTAGATCCGATCGGCGGAGACGTCGTCGACGCACATATAGAAGTTCATAACGGCTATTCTTCGGGAAACAACGGTATTCGTTTCGCCCTTGGTAATTTTATAAACCAAGGTACATATTCTGCTACTCCTAATGCTAATTCTGATAATTTCGTCTTTCATTTTACATGCTGGACTGATAATGCCAGTTGGGAGAGCAGTGATGACTTCATTGTATATTTTACTAAATCCGATGGCACCCAGCTAAGTGCTACTAATATTACAGTCCTCGCCCGGAAAGTTTCGAATTCGGCTACTTGGGAAAATTCTGATGCCACCACCGACACCGGCAGTGCTACAGCAAATGTTGAGTTTCGTCCTCAAGATACTTCCGGGTGTGTTCTTGCCAGTTCGGCCTTAGGGGAGGGGTTCGCGAATAGGGCTCAAGTAAAAATCACCGTCCAGGCATCGAACATGGGTTCTCTCAGTCATGTGTTTATAGCAAACTCCGCGACTGGGAACGTCGAAAAACTTCATATTTCCAATGTGTTTGCTTTTGCTTACGACACAGGAGCTAACCCTCCGTACGAAGACGTCGCAGCGAAAACTTATCTTGATAATGATACCCCAGGAACTGCTGGGAATATTGCAACCGCTCTAGAATTTAATAATGCAGTTTATACTGGCGCTGAAGGCGCTTCGTGGACCACCCTAAGGTTTCTGATGTCGACTGGTGGCGCAGCAATTGACCAACCAGATAGTGACGGAGCCATGAGCGCCATGAGCAATAACGAACACGCCGTCTTTATGGTTTCGTACGACGGCGGTACAAATTACAGCACAGCGGATTGGAAGTGGAGAAAGTATACCGCCACAGGCGCGCCGCCAGCAGTACCTTCCCACGGCCTTGGCCAAGATTACTGGATCGATCTGGCCAATAACGGTGTTATTGACGGTTCGGAAATGGGCTATGAATGGCAATGGTTTGAAATAGATCTTCCGCTGGACTCTGAACATGATCTTTCATCGTTTAGAGGTAGGTTTGGCTGCGATGCAACGTCTGAAGACAGGGGGTTTGCTGTACATCAACATTCTATTAACCAGTATCACCAACAGGGTGTCAAAACTTATCGTGATGCAAACTCAATTGTTCATGAAACGTTTTCAGGAAAACAGGATATAGAGTGGAAAGCCAGAAGTTATGCTAACGAAGGGACTACCAACACTTGGCTCAAGTATGATGCTACCGCAGAAACTGTCTCACTTGGAACCATGGCGCCGGCGCTGTCTGGAAGTCATAACATTTATGCACCGGCTTATATTTCTGTCACTAGTGGGGAAACGTCATCTACTCTCACAAACGTACAAAATGTTTGGGACGAAGCCAATTATCCCGGGGGCAACATAACCTATGACCAGCATGTACAACAAGGGATTACATACACTGCCTCTAACGGAAGATTTACCGTCGATGCAGCTGGAGTATACGACGTCACTTTCGTTGGTATCCTAGAAGCGCAGTCCACAGACTGCAGTCTTCTCCTATATGTCAACACCACTGCAGAAATAACGGCGACAACCCAAGTCCACACATCAGTCGATCCAGTGGAGAGAACCCTCACAGGAATATTTCACCTGAATGCTAATGACTACATCCAGATTTATATAGATGACACTTCTGGCGGTACTGTCAATACCGGGTCGACAATTAGTATTAGAAAAATTGGTTAATTGATCAATTAAATTATTAAATTAGAAAAATTTACTAAAGAAAACAGATATACTGGATTACTGAGGAGCTGAATTCAGAATTAGAATAATAGCTCTGTAAAATTTGTACAGGAAAATAATTCAATTTCTTTTCTTTATACAGTGGCCCGCCAGGGGTTATTATTCTGGTGAGGTACCTGAATGTTTAGTAGTCCGTTTGAAACCAACACAGTAACAATTGATCAATCTGCTGATGTTGTATTCGTTGCAGACATGTTTGTTGAAGATTACGTAGGTGGAGCTGAATTAACCACAGAAGCGTTAGCATCTTCCTCAGGCTTGAATGTACAGAAATTACATGCAGCACATGTCACAATGGAACTGTTGGCCGCTGGAGTGGAAAAATATTGGATATTTGGAAATTTCAGTTCGCTTAATCCAGAACTAATTCCTAGTATAGTGGGGAATATGAAATATTCTATTCTAGAATATGACTATAAGTTCTGTGCATATCGTTCAATAGAAAAACACAAGTTTGAAACAGGAAATGAATGTAACTGTCATGATCAAATTCATGGTAAAATTATATCATCTTTCTTCCACGGTGCCCAGTCTATCTGGTGGATGAGCGAAGAACAAGAACAAAGATATTTAGAGAGATTTCCTTTCTTGTCAGAAAATACAAGGGTTGTTCTTAGCAGCGTATTTGATGAAAGTTTCTTTGCTGCTATCAAGGTATTGACTGAGCAAAATAAAGACACAGAAAAGAAAGGATGGATTGTCCTCGGTTCTGATTCTTGGATTAAGGGTGCCGGCGCTGCAGAAGCCTATTGTCAGGAAAACAATTTAGAGTATGAGGTTGTTTGGAATATTCCGTATCAAGATATTCTTCAGAAGCTAGCTGTTGCACAAGGATTCGTTTACCTTCCAGAGGGTGGTGATACATGTCCGCGAATGGTAATTGAGGCAAAGCTTTTGGGATGTGAGCTAGTATTGAATGACCACGTTCAACATAAGGACGAAGAATGGTTTACTTCTTCTTCGATTATAGACACATTGTCGTATTTGTACGCAGCTCGTAATCGATTCTGGAGCACGATTAAAAATACAATGAACTATGTTCCAACGCTTAGTGGATATGTGACTGTTAGAAATGCAAATGATATGGGATATCCATGGAAGGCTTGTATAGAGTCAATGCTCGGATTTTGTAATGAGGTTGTTGTTGTAGACGGTGGTTCAACCGACAACACTTGGGAGGAGCTGGAAGCGTATTCAAGAGATGAATCGCGATTAGTCGTTAAGCGTTTCGCAATTGATCCGACACACCCAAGCTTTGCATATGAATCTGATGGTAAATTAAAGGCTCGCGCAAGAGAGCTATGCACTAGCGACTATTGTTGGCAAATGGACGCTGATGAAATTGTGCATGAAACAGACTATGCAAAAATTCATCAAATCTTAATGTCATTTCCGAAGCTTATCGATGTTATTGCGTTACCTATTATTGAGTATTGGGGGTCGATTGAGAAAGTTAGGGTTGATGTGAATCCTTGGAAATGGCGTTTGAGCAGGAACCTGCCACACATCACACAAGGTATACCAGCAGATTTGCGTCGGTTTGATGATGATGGTAATGAGTACGCTGCATTTGGCACTGACACGTGCGATTACATCCATGCCGAATCACGGGAGAGACTACAGTTTTGGTCATTTTACTCTCAGGATGTACATGAAATGAGGGCTGCGTCGCTGTCAGGGAACGCAGATGCTTTAGAAGCATACGAAGAGTGGTTTAACGCCGTTGTCGATCATCTCCCCGGCGTACACCATTATTCATGGTTTGACATTGGTAATAAGATAAAGCAATATAAGAAGCACTGGGGGGCGTTTTGGAAAAGCCAATATCGTCATGATGCTGAGGACACCGCCGAGAACAACGTCATGTTTGATAAGCCGTGGGAGGAAGTGACGGATAACGATATTGATAATTTGGCAGTTCGATTGGCTGATCAACTTGGTGGGTGGATATTTCACAGAAAGATTGATTTTTCTGAACCGACACCACACATAACGATTAATAGAGAACATCCCGTTGCATTTCTTAAGAAGCACTCAGGTTAGCCAGGAAGGATTCAATGGCTAAGGTCAGTATTGTACTAGCAGTTCACAATGGCGGAAAAACGATCGGTCGAGCACTTAAGTCCGTTGCTGAGCAGACGTATCGGGATTTTGAAACAATTTTAGTGGACAACAATTGTACTGATAATACACTTGAGATAGCAAAAGAATATTCTGAGACTGCGAACATACGAGTTGTTAAGTGCAAGACTCCTGGCCATCCAGCAGCTTTAAACACTGGGATATACAACAGCGATTCTCCTTATATCGCTCGACAAGACGATGATGACTATTGGTATCCAAGTAAGCTAGAGAAGCAGGTCGCATTTTTAGATTCAAATCCAGAAGTAGGTGTTCTGGGAACTCGAATACGATTAGTGAATGCGGCCGGCGAAGAAGAAGAGCTTGGATCAATGGGGCGCCCAGTTGTGTACCCGCCTGATGATCACAATATCAAGTATTTTTTGATCCAAGGGCAGAACGCTTTTTGTCATTCTTCTGTTGTCATGAGACGAGAGGTGCCGCTAATAGCTGGTGGTTATAGTGAGCATTTTCCACTAGCGCAAGATATGCATTTATGGTTAAAGGCTATACCATATTTCGCCTTTGCAAATTTACCAGAAGTATTAGTTGATTACACTCAGGCACCGACCGACTGGGACAATCAAAAATATGATCCGAGAGTTGTCAGAGTTTTGTCGACGATGTATTACCAACTATACAAACTTCAGGGTGTAATTTCTGGTGATAGGCAGGAAGTGATTTACGATTGGGAGATTGAAAGGAAATATGAGCGATAGTCAATGGGCACCCAAAGCGCTAAAAGATATGATCAATTTCGATGGTACTGCTCCTGAAATCGATTGGCGACTCTTAGGACAGGGTCGGTTGCTGGATAGGTGCACACGTTCCAATCCAGAGCTCACTTTTATGATACCTTTCGCTGCAGATTCTTTATCACGGGTAATCAATTTATGTCTTGTTGTATCGCACTTATTGATGAACACCAGTTCAAAGATTCTTCTTACAATAGCAGACGTAAATTACACACTGGATGAATTACAAAATAACCCGAGACTTGGTAACAACGGTAGAAACTGGAATTACGAGGGTTATTTTTTTGCTACGCTTGCTCAATGGTGGGGTGGCGACACCTTTGAAAAGGTAGCGCTTGGTCGGCTCACTGTAATATTACGACCCCGGAAACCTGGAGAACCATTTCATCGAACACTTTATCTTAATGATATGCTTGAGCAAGTTACAACTCGATATGTCGCAAATTTAGACGCCGACGTCTTAATCGACGCATCGACGATCAGGCTGGCACAGACTATGTTAAGCACCACACTGGATGGAGATGGCGTTGCTGATTTTATTTATCCATACGGTCATGGCCAGTATTCTTTAAGGGTATGGGCAAAGCACCAGCTTGAGACCTCAAGCGCCCCCGACGGCCACCGCGAAGCTGAAGAAGCAGCTTCAGCGGAGTTGGCATATGCAATCATTGAATTGATTGCAAAAGACAATATTGATTTGTTATATTATCAAAATACAATATTAGACGTAGTGAGTGTTCCCTGGTCATCGGCCTTTGGTCACATATTTTTTGCGAAGACAGAAGCTTATTTGAGGGCGTACGGAGAGAATGAGAATTTTGTTTCGTGGGGTGCTGAAGATATAGAGAGGTTTACTAGGTTTTCGAAGCTTGGGTTTAAAGTTATGAGATTTCCTTATCCTGTTGTACATCTCGAGCATCCTCGAGGTCTTGATTCTGGAAAGTCTAATCCGCATTTTCAATCGAATGAAGACTTGTGGGTTTCGCTACAAGACAAAGATGTTGATTGGATCAAGAATTATTATGAAAATTGTGAATATTACAAAGCTCGAAAATGGAAGAGCCTGGACATGGGTGAATTATTTAAATGGCAATAGGTGAAAATTAGATGTTTTTTTATTCTGAATTAGGAAAAAATGGAAGGATTGGAAATCAAATGTTCCAATATGCCACGCTTTTTGCGTTGGGCAAAAATAGACAAATTGACATTGGTATACCTGCCGCTGCAGTTGAGGTGTTTAAGAATACTACAAAGCCGCTTAGTATTGTTGAGGCCTTCCCCAATTTGTCCGCGAAAAAAATAGACGACATTGAGGCTAAAGGGCAATATCAAGAAGAGAGCTTTTTATTTTCACCAAACCTGTTTTTGTTAATGGACAATTGTGATATTCATGGTTACTTCCAGTCTCCCCTTTACTTCTCTAAATTCCAGGAGGAGTTGAGAGAAGAGTTTCAATTTAGCAGAGATATAGATTCTGTTGCTCAAGGAAAAATAGATGATATTCGATCTTCTGATTCTCTTGTATGTGCCGTACATTTCAGGCGCTCCGATTATCTAGAGTTCCCAAATTTTCACACTAATCTAGAAGCAGAATACTACAACACGGCAATCTCGATTATGCTAAATAAATTTCCTGACATTAAATTTGTAGCGTTTTCAGATGATGCTGAGTGGCTTCAAGAGACTTTGCCCCCAGAGATTTTGGCTTCCCCAGGTGAAAACCAATTCGAAGATATGTGTATGATGACTAAATGTGACGCTCACGTAATCGCTAATTCTTCGTTTAGCTGGTGGGGGGCTTGGTTATCAACAAGTACTAATCTTGTTATCGCGCCCCAGCGCTGGTTTGGTCCTGAGGGGCCGAAAGACTGGAGTACAATTTACCCACCGGGATGGGGCTTGCTGTAGGAGAAATAATGTCTTGGTTTCCAGATGATATGAAAAATGCTGAGTGGGGTAACGTAGAGCTCGATACAGAGAGTACGTTATACAAATTGCTGTACCGTCCTGATGAGAAAAAACTCGACTTGAGCGATCACACATTTATTATTCCATATGCAACAGATTCTTATGTAAGATTATGGAATCTTGTAACCAGCGTTTTATACCTGCGAATTCATACATCTGCCAATATACTGATTTTCGCAGCAGAAGACCCAACTCTCAATATAGAACAAAATTTAGTTGCTGGGTTACAAGGCTTGTACACACCGAATATTACAAATGAATTTCTCCAAAAATTTATTGAAAGAGTAAAAATAATAAGTGCTACTCGTTCGACTGATCAACCGTTCCATCGTACACGCTATTTGAATGAAATGTTGGCAGTCGTAGATACACCGTATGTCGTAAATTTCGATGCAGACATATTGCTTCCATTGGGAACAATGGCAGTTTCTGCATTGGCACTTAGAGATGAAAATGCTGACTTTGTTTATCCGTATGGTCATGGTAAGAACCAGCTTCGTCTTTTTATTGAAGATGACATGTCATCTGATAGAAAGATTGTAGACGCTATTATCCATTCTGATTTTGGTGGTATATTAAACGACCGCGGTCTTAGGTGGGGCGCAGCCTACGGCCAGGCGATATTTGCGAATACAGAGAAGTACAAACAAGCTGGCGGAGAAAATGAGGAATTTATTTCGTGGGGTGCCGAAGATGTTGAACGGTTTGTAAGGTTTATGAAGCTAGAGTATAATGTTTTAAGGCTACCATCTATCGTTTATCACTTAGAGCACCCACGAGGTCCTGATTCTGGTGTGACAAATCCAGCATTTCGACACAATGAACAGCTGTGGGAAACGCTTCAAAAAATGAGCAAAGACGAATTGATTGAATATTACAGCAAGTGTGGCTACCTAAAGAATCGCGGTTGGTAATAAAATGAGTTTTGCTGATTATTTCAAGGAAGTGTTTTATAAAAGGTTGTTTCAACCCCAATTGCCAGCAACGAGACCTCGCAATAGAGCAGATTCTTTGTTAAAGGTATTCGAAATTCTGGACGAAAGAAGTAAGAATGGCCAAGATTTTTTTCGCATTGTAGAAACGGGTACTGCTAGAGCAGACCATGGCCATTTGTGCTTTGGCGGTGACGGATGCTGTACTTACATTTTTGATAAGTTTGTGAATCATTATGATGGTGAAGTATTATCCGTTGATATCAATGAAAAAAATTGTCGGTATTCCACCTCTATTACTTCACAGAAAACAGTATTATACCATCAAGACTCCGTGGAGATGCTTTGGTCAATGCCAGAAGCCGACAAGGTGGACCTTCTTTATTTGGACACCATTGATTTTGATCCTGAAAATCCGTATCCTTCTATGTCTCAATGTATGAAAGAGCTTTGTGCTGCTATGAAAAATTTAAGACCTGAGTCCATAGTCATTATCGATTCTCATGATCCGCTCTTTACGGGAGGAAAGATGTGCAAGAGCTTGTACGTCAAGAACTTTATGAGTGATATAAAAGCAGATCTACTTTTTGAAGATTATCAAATTGGGTGGATTTTCGAAAGTGACGACACCAATATAGACGAAAAAGATACCAGTACGAATAAAAACGTCGATATGTCTGTAATGACTGAGACTCGTCATGCCGCGGCTCAAGAATACGAATGGGCTGCGACAGTTGACTGGGTAGGACATGCTCTTCCTACTTTGAATCATTGGGTCGAGGAGAGGAATGATACAGAATATTGGTGCGGTGAATCGGGTGAAATGGCCAACCTAAATCAATTTTTTCTTAATGATGAAGATGTTTGGTTAAAATTTGCAAAAGAAATTCAGGATAAGACTTTGTTGGAAATTGGGGGGTCTTGTTTTGGAACAGTGGCTAGATGGAGCTTTATAAAGACTCGTATACATATTGAGCCGTTGTTACCGAAGATTAATCCTTTCCTTGAGAAAGCGCTCCAAGGCCGCGACTCCTGGTACAAGGATGTAATCGAGTATCCAGTTTGTGCCGAAGAATTTATATCTGAGCTCGAAGATAGAATTGATGGGTGCATTTATACTAGAAATTGTCTTGATCACACCAAGAATCCCTGGGCAATTTTAGACAATATTGGTCGGTATGCTAAAAAGGGTTGTTATTTGTTATTGTGGACTGAAATAGCACACCTCGATGGTGGGGATGTTGGTCATATAGACATAACTCATAATCCTGAAGATTTAGAGAGCTATATCAAGAATTTGGGCTTTGAAATTATAAGACCAGTCGTTGTTGGGAATTTAGAGCATACACTAGAATATGGTTGTTTTGCCATAAAGAATGAGTAATATGGAATTTGAAACGATATATTGCAATTACGCTGATGAAAATTATGAGCATCATCAAAGAAACATGGTGAACCATGTGATTGAAAACGGTATATTCGATTACGTTTGTGACTACACAAGGGAATGGCTTGTGACGACAGAATTTTATAAAGAAAATAAGTCCATTTTAGATAGAGAGCGCTTAGCTGGGTATATGCTATGGAAACCGTTTATTATTTTAGACGTTTTAGAGAAAGCAAAAGAAAACCAGATTGTTGTTTATATGGACGTGGGTGATGTGCCCAACAAGGGTATTTCGGATTATGTAAAAAAATGGATGAAAAATAACGATTTATTAATTACGTTGGGCGGAAACAAAAATCGTCAAATGACGAAAAGAGACACCTTTATTTTAATGGATTGTGAAGAAGAAAAATATTATAACGCTATTCAAGTCGAGGCGGGTTTCTTTGCAGCAAAGAAAACTACAAGTAATATTGCTTTTATTCGGGAGTGGCTAGAATATTGTAAGGATGAGAGAATACTAACAGATATTCCAAACCAGCTCGGCGTCTCTAATTTTGATGAGTTTATAGATCATCGTCATGATCAAAGTATTTTGTCACTTTTACAAGTAAAATATAATATCCAAACATCTTCTAAGCATAGAGGATACGTGGGGTTTAACGTTAATATGCACAAAAAGGGTCACAAGTACGCAAATGGCGGGTCTAGTATTGGGACATCTGGGATATTTTCCCATTGGAATAATCGTGGGGAGTGGAGAGCAGAAGAATGAGTAGTGATAAAAAGACATATGTGTTTGATTTGGATAATACGCTATGCGACACGAAGCGAAACGCTGATGATACAGCGTGGGGGTATTTAGACTCTAAGCCACATCTCGACAGAATAGAGAGAGTAAATGAGCTGTTTCAACAAGGTCACACAATCATTATAGAGACAGCTCGTGGCTCGTTTTCCAAGGTTAATTGGTATATCCAGACCCATGAGCAATTAACGTCGTGGGGCCTGAAATTCCATCAGTTAAGAACGGGCGTAAAATTTGCTGCCGACTATTTTATTGATGACAAGGCAATAAATTCAGAGGAGTTTTTTTAGTGGCCGCCGAGATAGCAGCTTCGAATAGGCACATACCACTTTTCAAAAAGACCTATTATGGTTTAGTTCCTTTTGAGAGACGATACGGAAGCGCTTTCGATAAGACTTACAAGTTCTTATGCGAGTCTGAGTCATGGACTTTGCAGAGACTTCTAGATTATCAACACGTCCAATTTAAGCTACTCATTTCTCATGTGTATAAGAACGTTCCATATTATAGGCGTTTAATGAATGAAAGGGGTCTTACTATTGATTCGTTTCGAACCATCGAAGACCTTCATTTGCTGCCGTATCTTACTAAAGAAATTATTAGAGACAATATTCAAGATCTAATCGCAACAAACATGAATGATCGCCCGGTCGAGTTTAGAACAAGCGGCTCAACAGGAAAGAAGTTAGTATTCTATGGCACTGACGATCTTTATAAAAAAGAAGCCGCGTTTATTTTAAGGGCTTTTCGCTCCCACGGTGCGACGATGTACGATAAGCCCAGTGTGTGGATACGAAGGTACGTTCCTAAGAACAATAACTCTCCGCTTTGGTATTACGATCATGAGCTCAGGCGCCTATACATGTCTGCTTACAATATCAATTCTGATACCATCAAGGATTATGTCACAGAGATTAATCGAAAGAAATATCACACTTTAGTTGGCTACCCGTCAAGCATCTATATTTTTGCATGTATGTGCGAAGAATCAGGCTTATATCCGGCCGGTATAGAGGCAATCCATGTAGCATCAGAAAAAATGCTGGATAAATGGAAAGACAAAATCGAAGAAGTTTTTGGGATAATTCCAAAGGCTCATTATGGTATGCAGGAAAAAGTTGTATTGCACCATCAGACGTCGCATTCGACTGCTTATATCGAAAATTTTGAGTATGGCATTACTGAATTTGATAATACCGAAGGTCAAAATGTTATTGTAGGTACAGGATTTTTAAATTACTATATGCCTTTTATTCGATATCGCACAAGTGATGTGGGGATACTGAACCCGGATGGGGCCCCCTATCGTATGTTAGATATCGATGGAAGATGTGACGATATTCTTGTTTCAAAAAATGGTGCCCGCCTTCCTGGTGTTAATTTTTATACGATGATGTACAAGATTGACGGTGTAAAAATGTTCCAGATTATTCAGAAGACCAGGGAAACAATCGAATTTCTTTTAGTGCCCAATGAACACTACACAGAGGAAACGATATTAGAAATAACAACAGGCTTAAAACAGAGATTAGGAAATTTAGATATTAGTGTTCAAGTAGTCGAGAAAATCAAAAGAAGCCACGATACTGGCAAAATCAGGTGCATATTCAATGAGTGTGAAAGCTAAAAAGCGGGTGATGTCTTTAGAGCCCTACAACGTCGGAAAACGATTTGAATTACCCGTTGGGTGGGAATGCTTTGATTGGAATGAATCTGCATTTCCTCCAACTCCTCATGTTCGTAATGCTATTGAAGAGTTCATGAAAAGTGGCAAGATGGAAAAATATCCGGATATTTCAAATAAGCGTTTAAAGGAAGAACTTTCTCTTTATGTGAATTTACCCACAAGTCATATTGAGGCCTATAATGGGTCTGACGCTGCACTAAGGGATATTTTTGCGGTTTTCGTAGATGAAGAAACACGGGTCCTATCCTATCAACCCTCATACACTCAGGTGGATACCTTTATTGTTCTCAATACAGAGCATTATACGCAGGTACAAATCGAAGACCCTTTAGGCAATCATGTTTATGACTTTAGTCACTGTGCAAATTACGACGTGGTGTATCTTGTAACTCCCAACAATCCCACTGGAAAGACGATTTCACTTTCCGTGATTACTTCATTAGTGGAAAAATATAGAGAGACTTTGTTTGTAGTAGACGAAGCGTATTACGAATATTCAGGTATTTCATGTTCAGACTTGGTTTTAGAGCATGAAAATCTTTTAGTAATAAGAACGTTTTCTAAGGCATTCGGCTTAGCAGCCCTTAGGTTAGGGTATGTGCTTGGACATCCTTCTTCTTTGTTCTTGTTAAGAAAAATTAAAAATGGGAAGAGCGTTAATGCACTTTCTCAAGTGGCTGGTATAGCTTGTTTGGAGGACTTATCATATCTCCATGCTCGTGTTAGTGAAATAAAGGAATCAAAAAGAGCGTTCATCGAAGGAGTAAACAGGTTTCCAGGTTTTTATGCCTTAGAAAGTGAAGCGAATTTTGTTTTACTTCGAGTACCAGATGTTTCTTCTTTTATTGACACCATGACACAAAACAAGATTGTAGTTCGTGATCGCAGCTATATAACAAATTTAGAAAATTGTGTTAGAATCACTATTGGATCATTGGTTCATGTGGATAACATTTTGAATATAATAGAGCGGAGCACATAGTGGATATTTCTTTTATAGGTCTTGGGAAGCTAGGGCTACCCTTGGCATGCTGTCTTGCCAAGTCAAAAAACAGAGTGCTGTGTGTTGATAAAAATGAACATGTATTAGACAAATTAAATCGTAAGACGCTTCCTTTTTTTGAGCCTGGATTAGAAGAGCTTTTGCTTGAGGTGAGTCCAAATATAATAGGCTTTACTGATTCATATTTTCGAGCAATCAATGAGACAAATGCGACAATAATTTTAGTGAACACACAATTGGGCGATGATGGATATGCATCTGACTTTGTGGAGTCCGCACTTTCCGATATTGCTTTAAATCTTCGAATGAGCGATAAGCCGTATCATACAATCGTACTGTCTTCTACAATATTACCCAGTACAATCAAGACAAAGCTAATTCCTCTAGTAGAGAAAATTTCTAAAAGAAAGTATAAAGAAGGTTTCGGTTTCTCATACGTTCCAGATTTTGTGCGGTTAGGCGCTGTTATTCAAGATTTTAGAAATCCAGAATTTTTCTTGATAGGTGCGAATTGTGATTATGATTATAACGTAACAAAAGAGATTTTTGAAGGCTTACATGAAAATGATCCTCCAAACTACAAGTTGACACTTGAAGAAGCAGAGATTGCGAAAGTGGGATTAAACGCTTTTATTGTTAGCAAAATTACATTTGCAAATTTTCTTGGCCGGTTATGCGATGATTTAGAAAATGTTGATATTCATAATATTACCGAAGCAATTGGAAATGATCGTAGAATTTCTCCGTTTTTCTTTCGATCGGGAGCGCCATATGGCGGAACATGCTTCCCACGTGATACATGGGCCTTTATAAGATTTGCCCAAGACCGTGGTTATCAAGCGAAAAATTTAATATTTGCCGATGAAGTTAATGAAATGGTTTACCAAGACATCTTGAAGAAAGCATCGAGATTTGAGCGCATAGGAATTTTGGGATTGTCGTTTAAACCAAATTCACCAGTTACGATTGGGTCACCGTCCGTTCGATTGATAAAGGACCTCAAAAAACTTGGGAAGCAAGTTTATACATTCGACCCACTTTTGGAAACATACGAAAATTTAGATGATGAAGTGACAGCATGCAAAAGCCCACAGGCATGTGTCGATTGTTCTGACGTAGCAGTTGTAATGCACTATGATTTGAGATATAATGGATTATCATTTTTTGATACCAAAATTATCGACGTTTGGGGTATTGGTAATGAGTGAGGATGAATCGTGCACAGTATTATATTGACCATCCATAATGGCGCGAGACGTATGGCTGATGGCGAAATATTACTGGAAAGAGTGCTAGATGGTCTCATCAATAATTCGGTGGGCGATTATGAATTATTATGTATGCTGGATGGATGTACCGACGGTTCAGAATTAATTGTTGAAAAATATATTGATTCGAGTAAGCACTTAGACATTCGTGCAATTATCACACCAGACATATATGAGCTTCGAACAAATAACGTTGGATTTAAAGCGTCGAAAGGTGAGTATGTCATAGTCGTTCAGGATGATCAAATTGTGACAGAGCCCGGATGGAACCGGCGGATGCAAGAACCATTTGACGTATTTGATGATGTCTTCGCAGTAACTGCCAGAACAGCGCACAATTGGATTTTGAATCCTAATAGCAAACATTTTGGAACAGATACGATTTTAGACAATTGTTGGTGTGATATTTTTCTAGCGACAGATCATGCTTATGGGTATCCTATACAGATGACAAATTATAAAAGAGATGAATTTGCTGTGAGAGGGACAGTTAACCGAGGACCCTTGATGATCAATCATAAAGATTTAAGAAGTATGAATTATCTCGATGATGAGTTCGCTCCTTGTGATATGGACGATCATGACTTAATGTTTAGAGCGTACAAACAACTTGGGAAAATTTGCGGCGGTTATCGAATTGGTGTTGAGTCAAAACCAGCCTGGAGTGGGTCGACAGTCAGCGGATCTGTACCGCCATGGGCGCTACGATCTCATCACAAAAATTGTAGAATTTTTTATAGTAGAAACAAAGATGTCCTGACTGAACGTCGTATTGTGGAAAATCGTAGAATTACTCATTAAAAATGGAGCAAGGATTTATAGACCATGATTGATCTAACCAGAGGATTTGTCTTTATTCACATTGGTAATTGTGCAGGGACAAGTATAGAATACTCCTTACGTGCTCCATCGACCGAGCTGGTCCCCTGGGATAACAAAGGCGCTACACAGCACCTTACATATTCTGAAATTAAACGCTGGTATTTGGTTCGAGCCTCCCGACCTGGCCCAATTGGTAAGCATTTGGTACCAGATATATACGCTAAATTCGATAGCTTGTTTAAGTTTACAGTCATAAGAAACCCATGGGATAGAATGGTTGCGAAATATAGACATGAAGCAAGGCCTTGGAACCAGTGGCTCGAGATTTGCAAAAGCGGTGTGAAAGCAGGGCCCTCATTTAAAGAATTTCTTTTGGGGAGCAAAGATTGGAATGTTCATGATTTAAACGACCCATTGTTCGACCACCGCCACTGGGCACCATTCCTTAATTGGTTTGGGAAAGATGACCTAAATTTTTATATAGGGTTTGATAATCTGGACGAAGATTATCAAAAAGTGTGTGGAATACTGGGTATACAAGATGCTCCCTTAAAAGATTTATTTCCAGATATAGGCGGACCAATTAGGGCTCCAAATAGGAAATTAGACGAAAGAGGTAATGCACGACGACATTACAGCTATTATTATGATCAAGAGTCAATAGATTTTATTGCAAAAAGATTTAAAGAAGACATTGATTTTTTTGGGTTTGAATTTGAAGACAAACGACATGCTAAATAATCATTGGATTGTTGAGAATAGGAGAATAAAATGAGCTTTGCTGAGTATTTCAAGAAAGAGTTTTATAACAGGCTGCTTAGTCCGAATCACCCTGCAACTGTGCCGCGTGATAGAGCGAGTTGTTTATTGAAGATATTTGAGTTACTAGATGAAAAAAAGAGTAATGGTCAAAATTATTTTCGTATAGTAGAAACGGGTACAACTCGTCCTGACCATGGACACTTGTGTTTTGGTGATGATGGGTGCGGTACTTACATTTTTGATAAATTTGTAAACCATTATGATGGGGAAGTATTGTCTGTTGATATCGATGAAAAAAATTGTCGGTACTCTAATGCTCTGACATCTGAGAAAACGAAGGTATTCTGTCAAGATTCTGTTGAGATGTTATGGTCTTTACCCGTTGACTTTAAGATTGATTTTCTTTATCTCGATTCTTTTGATTTTTCCGCTGAAGACCCCCACCCTTCGATGCTTCATCATGTGAAGGAGCTTTGCGCTGTTATGAAAAATTTAAATCCAGGTGCTTTAATTGTGGTTGATGATCATAACGTCGTTGATGATGAGTCTTCGCCAGAGGGTAAAATAGGAAAAGGCTCTTATGTAAAAGACTTCATGTGTAATATAGGCGCGGAGCTGCTTTTTGAAGGATACCAGATTGGGTGGAAGCTGTGACTTGGGGCCCCACTATAGTCTATTATCTAGATGAGCTTAAAATTGCTTATATAGAGATAAAAAAAGCCGGTTGCACGACTGTCAAGACCTCCCTTGCGAATTATCTTCTTGAAATTGCTGGGGGGTTAGGCCATCACCAAAAATATAAGCCCAATATAGACGGTGTTGATTACAATTACGGAACATCGATTCATGATGAGTATTTTACGTGGGCCGGGCAATGGAACAGAGTCCAGTCTTTAGGTGATGATTGGACTGTGTTTACTATTGCAAGAGAACCAATCGAGAGGTTTGTTTCTGCATTCTATTCCAACGCAGATAGACCATTTTTATACTCGGATATTAACGAGTATATTACAAATCATTTCTTATATGAAGATGGTTTACTTTCGACCGTGGGCCACAAAAAAATAAATTTGCATAAATTTCGAGAGGATGGTCATATAGTACCGCAGCACAAAATTTTAGCCAACGTCTCGGCGCGCATCGACTATATAGGGCACTTAGATGATATGGATTCAGCTTCACATTACATAAGCAGCGTTATACGTGATGATAATTTTAAGTTTGTTCATGCAAATGCCCGTCCATTAAAAAAGCTCAGCGATGATCGCTTTGGACAACCTCGCGAGAAACGGAATTTCGGATGGCCCCGCTTGACAAAAGAGTCATTGGATATTTTGTTAGAGTTTGGATATAGACAAGATTATGAACTTTTTGATAGGTACGATCCGGAAAAATGGTTACACAATGTATGGGACGGAATTATAAGATAGCGAACGCTTTGGAAGACATACGCATAGCCGCGTATTTTGGTGGACTGGGTGACAGCCTGCAATTTTCGACGCTTCCAGAACTATTTTCTGAAGCGGGACACGATGTTTATGTTTGGGACAAAGCATACTTCAGAAATCCTGAGATAAAAGAGCTTGTGTGGGACTGTAATCCTTTTGTGAAGGGAGAGAGAGCAGGACAATGGAATGCTGGAGACATCCCCGGGCTAAAGTATGAAAATTTATCTGGTAATGTTATCTCTAACTGGGAAACGTTGTTTGGGTTCAAGCCAACAAACAAATACCCAAAAATATATTACGAGCCAAAAGATACAAGCAAGGCTAGAAATTCTATTTTGCTAGACTTAACATCAATATCTGGTGATTATCGAGGCTATTCCGTGTCGGAAGCCGTGGATAAACTGGTTTCTATGTATCCTGGAAGAAGCATATACCAATTGACATTTCACAACTCTTTGAACAACCCTCCAGCAAGCAATAAAATACAAGAACCATGGAGTAGTCCAAATAATCAAAGATTTTTGTACAATGATTTTGAAAGTGAAAAGATTGTGGTGAATTCGATATTCGAATATTGCGATATGATTTATTCTAGTGATGTTTTTATCACGCTTCATTCAGGGGGTCATGCAGTTTCTAGTGCGATCAAAGAATATAACAGCGATTTAGAGGTTCACTCTATAATTCGAAAAGTCGATTATGATTACTGCATTCCTCGTGGATTCTTTTTATTCGATAATATCAAATACTCTGTAATTGCCAGGTAATAAATTGGACAGACATATTTCAAGAAAGGTTGTTTTTACAAATGGGTGTTTCGATATTTTGCACAGGGGACATATAGAGCTCCTACGCTATTGTAACTCTTTGGGGTACGTTATTGTTGGGTTAAATAGTGATACTAGCGTGAAGAAGTTGAAAGGTAATGGACGACCTTTTTTTTCTCAAGACGATCGAAAATTCATGCTTGAGGCATGTAGATACGTAGACGAAGTCCGTATTTTTGACGGTGATACGCCATTAGAGATGGTAAAAAATATTTCACCCGATGTGATGGTTAAGGGCGGTGATTACGCGCCAGAAGAAGTCGCCGGGAGTGAAGTATGTGAAGTTAAGATATTCAAATTTATCGGTGGTTATTCTACAACAAAAATTCTAGAGAGAGGTTAGAGTTGTCAACTTCATTAGAGATCAAATTTGTACCGAAAGGGTGGGGATTTGAGAAGTGGATTGTTAATTGCGATGAGTATTGCGGAAAGCTCCTGTATTTCGTTAGGGGGAAGTGTTGTTCTTGGCATTACCATGAGTTAAAAGACGAGGTGTTTTATGTCCAGTCGGGCCGAGTTTTAGTCAAGTACTCTGAGGGTGATGACATAAATGAAGCAGATGAAGTTGTTCTGGGCCCTGGCCAAAATTTTCATGTCTATAGGGGTCTTCGCCACAGAGTGATAGCTTTAGAAGACACAGAGCTTTTTGAATTTTCTACGCAACATTTTGATAGTGATAGTCTTAGGATTGAAAAGGGTGACTGAATGCGCAGAGTTTTGATTACCGGTTGTAGCAGGGGTCTTGGAAAACACCTCATGAATCATTTTGATTTAAATGATTGTGAAGTTTTTAGGCATACTCGACAGCCTCTAAGCGGAAAAAACCAGTTAGCGGGTGATATAAACGCTGATAATTTTTGTGATAATTTGGAAGCATTCGTGGAGGCCAACCAAATTGAGGTTTTTGTGAACAATGCTGCTATCCACAGCCCTCGCGCTTTTCTAGAATATAGTGAAGCAGATATCAAGGATGTTTTGAACACAAATTTAGTGTCTCAAATATTGATGATACAACGTGTATATAGGATTTTTAAAAAGCGTAATAAAGGCACAATAGTCAATATTAATTCTCTTGCCGGGCGAGGTCCGTCTGCCAACGAAACGGTGTATTGCGCAAGCAAATACGGTCTAAGAGGGTTTTCTGAGTCTTTGCAAATCGAGTCGATTGGAACCGATATAAAGATTCTTGATTTTTATCCAGGAGCAATGAAAACTGGCATGTGCAAAAACAGAAGCAATTATGACGACCTCATGGACCCGGACGAAGTCGCAGAAACGATTGTTAATATTGTCTTAAAAGAAAGAACTACAATTCTTCCGACAGAAACGATAATTCGTCGATTTTTGTCAGGAAAGTAAGGAAATGATTATGAGAGCAGCAATTTTAGAAAAGCTTAATTCTCCACTGACCATCAGAGAGGTTGAACTAACCCCCTTGAAGGTTGGTCAAGTGCTGGTTAGGATATTAGTAAGCGGGTTATGTGGCGCGCAGTTGCACGAAATAAGGGGACACAAGGGTAACGCAAAATTTCTACCGCACTTAATGGGACACGAGGGCTGTGGTATTGTTGAGAGCATCGGTAGCGGTGTGACAACAGTTTCCCCGGGTGATAAGGTGGTGATGCACTGGAGGCCCAGTACAGGTATCGAAGCGCCATTCCCTGAATACATCCTTAATGGAAAAAAAATAAGCAGCGGAAAGGTAACAACGTTAAGCGAATACTCGATTGTTTCTGAAAACAGATTGACTGTTGTTCCTCCAGACACTCCCGATAATTTTTGCGCTTTGCTTGGGTGTGGATTGACAACAGCGCTTGGAATTATAGACAACGAAATAGATCTTAAAATGGGCGAAAGTGTACTGGTTGTTGGATGCGGAGGTGTGGGGCTGAACCTAATACAAGGTGCAAAGCTAAAGAGCGCTTATCCAATTATCGCTGTTGACGTTTCCGAAGATAAGCGTATAAAAACCCTCGAGGTCGGTGCATCAACCTTTATTAATCCGCTTAAAGATGATATGACTGCTATTTCTGTCGATGTCATTATAGACACAACAGGAAATTCAAGGGTGATTGGCTCTATGGTTCATCATCTTTCTAAAAACGGTAGAATTGTTCTTGTGGGACAGCCCTCCCCAGAAGAAGAACTAACTATCCCTAATGGCGTTACTCTTTTTGGTGGCTCTGGAAAATCTATTAAAGCTAGCCAGGGTGGAAAAACTAATCCAGCTGAAGATATACCTCGGTATGTTAAGATGCACGATGCAGGTCTCCTAGACGTTGATAAAATTGTTACTCATACATTTACGCTAGAGCAAGTCAATGAAGCGTTTGATCTTTTGCAAACGGGTACTGCTGGTCGAATTATGGTGAAGATGTGAGTGGTAGCGTTCAAAGATTTTTAGAAGAAATTAAGATTTATGATTGCGGGTTTCAAAAAATAAGAATCGGAAACAAGTCAGACGGTGGATATGTTGCTCTTCATGAAATCTGTGAAAATACCAGAACACTATACGCTTTCGGCGTAGAGGATAATATTACGTTTGAACAGGATTTTGTAGATAAGTTCCCACACACAGCTGTGAAATTATTCGACCACACAGTCGATAGGCTACCAGCAGAACACCCCAATTTTGCTTTTATTAAAAAAGGAATTGCCGCAAAAAAGTCAGATCAATTTTTAGCATTGTCAGACATGATTGATTCTGAGGTCGGTGGTTTGACTATTAAGATGGATATTGAGTGGGATGAATGGGCAACGCTAGCATCTCTTAGTAGCAAGCAATTGAAAAAGATTGATCAGTTATTAGTTGAATTTCATTTAATCGCTGTGGACACTGATGAAAAATTTATTGCCAATCCCAACGATGACTACGGGCTAACTCCTTATTTTGATTCATTTTATAGATCAGTTTATCAGAAGATAAATGTTGGATTGTTTGACATGTATTACGATGTGATGAAGACCCTTAATGAAAATTTTTACGCTTTTCATATCCACCCAAATAATTCTTTGGGAAAGATTAACGTCGATGGGCATTGTTTTCCTCCGCTTATTGAAGTAAGTTTTGTGAGAAAAGCGCTGGTAAAAGATGTCAGCGCTTCAACGTGTAATTTTCCTATATCGGGATTAGATTTTCCAAATAAACCTTACAAAAAAGAAATTCAAGATTATTATCCATTAGCTTGAGGGGAAAGAATGCTGAACAAAAGATCAAAACAGATAAGACGCGAAACCATAAAGCTATCCAAAGCAAACGGTGGCTATCATTACGGTGGTTGTTTTTCCGCTGTTGAATTGTTGGTTTCTTTATACGATTATGTGTTAACAGACAACGACAAATTTATCTTAAGTAAGGGTCATGCTTGCTGGCCCTATTATGTTTTATTGAGAGAGAGGGGATTCAATCCAAGGTTACAGGGTCACCCCACACTAGACGAAAAGAACGGAATTCATTATACCACCGGTAGTGAGGGGCATGGTTTTCCAGCCGCGATAGGAATGGCGCTAGCTAGAAAAATGAAAAACAAGCCCGGGAAAATATACGTGATTGTAGGCGATGGAGAGTGTCAGGAGGGAACGACATGGGAATCGTTGCTGCTAGCAGCGCATTACAAGCTAGACAATCTTGTCATAATAGCTGACTGGAACGGGATACAGGGATCTGGATATACGAAAGACATTTTGCCTATTCCGAATATGGAAAAAGTTACAGCGCTTCTTGGATGGCATGTTTCACAAGTTGATGGACATTCTTATGCTGAAATCTTGGCTGCTCTAGAGGAACACGAAAAAGATAAGCCCAGATTTATAATAGCTAATACGATAAAGGGGAAAGGAGTCAGCTATATGGAGAACCAACCATGTTGGCACGCTCAGTGGCCGGCCCCTGATTATGAAGAACAGGCGATGAAAGAGCTGGAGGATTGTGAAGAATGAGACGTGCTTTTGGAAGAGTAATTGTGAAGTTGGCTGAAAAAGATGAGAACATTGTTTTAGTGACTGGAGATGTTGAACAAGAGATGGAGGAATTCAAAGATCGATGGCCAGAACGATATTTGAACGCTGGGCTCTGTGAGCAATCAATGATCAGTATGGTTGCAGGAATGGCTCTGGAGGGCTTACGTCCAGTTGTCTATTCTATTACCCCCTTTCTTATTGAGAGACCGTTTGAGCAGATCAAAATAGACATCGATGAGCAGAAGTTACCTGTAATGCTGGTAGGACAAGCTGATTATCCGACCCATGGACCGACACACCGCCCATTAAACCCAGAGGGGCTGATTGGGCTTTTAAAAAATACAATTGGGTATTTCCCCAGAAATCAACAGGAAACTGAAAAAGCAATGATCGACGCATATCTTATGGCTGAACCAGCGATTATCTGCATTAAGAGAGACGGTCTTCCCTTTTTCTAAAATTTAAGTTAAGCGTGAGAATGAAAAAGATATTGGTCATAGGAGAAAGTTGTCAGGATATTTTTGTCTATTGTAATGCAAGCCGCTTATGTCCAGATATTCCTGTTCCTGTTCTAAATGAAAAATATCGGACTGACAACCCGGGTATGGCTGCTAATGTTCATCGAAACATTCACGCCTTGGGTGTGACAAGCGATATTATTACAAACGATAACTGGGGGGATATTACTAAAAAACGGTACGTTCATGAAGAGAGTAATCACATGTTCTTTAGGGCCGATTCGGTAGACGAAATAGAAAGAATAGACTTAAGCGTGATATCATATGATTATGACCTGATTGTAATATCAGACTATGATAAGGGTTTCTTGACTGAAGCAGATATAAAAATAATATGCTCAAACCATAATAACGTATTTATTGATTCTAAGAAAATTTTAGGGACGTGGGTTCATGATGCTAGATATATCAAGATCAATCATACAGAATACCAGCGCTCGAAAAGCTATATTGATAAAACAATGTTCGAAAAAATTATTCGGACTGAAGGCCCAAGAGGGTGTGTATATAGGGAAGTGGTCTATCCAGTCAACAAGGCTGAGGTAAAAGATGTATCGGGCGCGGGCGATAGTTTTCTAGCGGCTCTTGTGGTAAAGTTTTTAGAAAATTCTGATATAATAGAAAGTATAAAATTTGCAAATAAGTGCGCTTCTGAAATTGTTACAAAGAGGGGGGTTTCAACGATACAATGCAACGTGTATTAGTCACAGGAGCTGACGGTTTTATTGGGAAGAATCTTGCCGCAACCCTAAAAGAAGAAGCGCAAATTTTTTGTTTGTCTGAAGACAATTTGGATGACGCTAGATGGAAAGACGTGTGGAACCATTTTCTGGAAGAGGCGTCTCCTGCTGTCATTTTTCATGTCGGCGCGTGTTCCGACACATTAGAACAAAACGTTAATTTTATGATGCATCGAAATTATGAGACAACAAAGTTTCTAATGGATTGGTGCGTCAACAATAGCGTTCCAATGATTTACTCTTCTTCTGCTGCAAGCTATGGAGTGACTGAAGACTATCCATCGAACTTATATGGATGGAGTAAGTACGTCGCAGAAGATTATGTGGTGAGTAATTCTGGCATCGCATTACGTTATTTTAATGTGTATGGCCCGGGGGAGGAACGCAAGGGGAAGATGGCGTCGATTGTGTATCAGATGTACAAAAGGCACCAAGGAAATTTGGAGTGCAAGTTATTTCCAAAACGACCTCTTCGAGATTTTGTGTATGTGAAAGATGTTGTGTCTGCAAACATTCATGCTTACAAGAATTACGAATCGTTAAGAGGATCATACTACGATGTTGGTAGCGGTCAATCAAGGGCATTTGAGGATATTCTTGATTTGCTAGAAATCGAATATTCTTATCACTCCACTCACACGATTCCAGAGGGCTATCAATTTTTCACCTGCAGCGATAAAGAAAAGTGGCTACCGGGCTGGGCCCCAGAGTATCAGCTCGAAGCAGGAATCGAGGATTATGGAAAAGTATTACGATTACAGCGTTGACGATTATCAATTCGTCGAAGCCATATCTGGTTTATTTGATTGTGGTAATTTACAGTATCTGCATGAAATGCACATTGACGAATATGAGTTTTTTGATAAGCCGGGAAAAGATTCGGATACCATATTCCATCAAAAGTTTTATAACAAAATGAGATCTGGCTGGCCAGAATTTCTTGAATTATATCAAAAATTTATTAGAGAATTTATAGCTCCCATTACTAATGCGAAAGACCAACTCATATATCAAAAGTGGCCTACATTTCGGGTACACCTCCCAAATAACGTAGCAGTGGGCGGATGGCATAAGGATAGCGACTACAATCACCCTCTTGGGGAGACAAATTTTATACTTGCATTAACTCCTATGTTCGAGAGTAATACAACTATTGCGGAAAGCGAGCCGGGGAAGATGGATTTTCATCAGCTTGAATTAATGCCTGGTCAGATTGTGCGCTTTAATGGAAACCAGTGCACTCATGGAAACCTCCCTAACAAGACTGGCGTTACCAGGGTGAGTTTCGATTTTAGGATCATGATGCCAGAAGACTATAACTCAAATTATCGCTTAACTTCGCTAAGCAAAGGAAACAAATTTCTTATTGGTCACTATTATGAGGTTATGGAGATATGAGGGTTGTAATCACAGGCGGAACAGGGATGGTCGGAGCTGGATTTCGAAGCATAGAGACAGAGCATGAACTTATATTTGTTGGCTCGAAAGATTATGACTTAAGATATCTTGATGATACTCGATGTATGGTGAGGGACCACTGTCCTGAAGCAATAATACATCTTGCTGCCAGGGTGGGCGGAGTAAAGGGCAACTCTGATTTTGTCGCGGACTTTTTTTCTGATAATATTCGGATAAATACAAACGTCTTGTCGGTTGCACATAAGCTTGGAGTAGGGAAGGTTGTTTCTTTGTTATCAACTTGCGTATACCCTGATGCAGTTGTGTATCCTCTAACAGAAGAGCAGATTCATGACGGTGAGCCGCACCCCAGCAACTTTGGTTATGCGTACGCTAAGAGGATGCTGGACGTACACTCAAGGGCCCTTCGTCAGCAATATGGATGTAACTTCATCTGCGCAGTGCCAAACAATCTGTACGGTCCTTATGATAATTTTGATTTAGAAAATGGGCATGTCATACCATCGATAATAAGAAAGGTGTGGGAAGCAAAGCAAACGGGAAATCCACCTGTTCTTTGGGGCGATGGGTCTCCATTAAGGGAATTTACGTACTCAAGAGATATTGCAATTGCGTTGCTTTTTTTATTAGAAAATTATGATTTGGCTGCTCCTGTGAATATAGGCACGACAAACGAGGTAAGCATCAAAAACATAGTGAGCATGATTTGTGAAAGTTTAGAATACGACGGAGAAATTGTTTGGGATATTACAAAGCCAAGCGGTCAATTTAAGAAACCAAGCTCTAATAAGCGCTTTCTTTCTCTTGGTTGGCCATCTGCCTCGTATACGCCTCTGCGGAAGGGTATACAATTGACATGCAAATGGTTTAAGGAAAGCTATCCAAATGTAAGGGGAGTTTGAAAATGAATGTCTTAGTTCCAATGGCTGGCGCGGGCAGTCGATTTATGTCTGCGGGCTACGTTCTACCAAAGCCATTAATCGACGTTGATGGTACTCCAATGATACAAACTGTTGTTGAAAATCTCGGTTATGATGCAACTTATATTTTTGTCGTTCAGGCTTCGCATTACCACGAATATGGTCTTGCAAGTTTTTTGGAATCTATAGCTCCAGGGTGTAAAATAGTCTTGGTAGACGGAATGACAGAGGGAGCAGCGTGTACAACACTTTTGGCTAGAGACTATATCGCTAATAATGACTCGCTACTGATTGTTAATTCTGACAATGTATTCGATTGGGACAACATGGCATTCTTAAGAGACGCAACGCAACCCGGCGTTGATGGGTGTATTCTTGTATTTAACGGTACGAACCCAAAATGGAGCTTCGCGAAGACGGACGAAACAGGCCGAGTAACGGAAGTAGCTGAAAAAAAGCCCATCAGCGATATAGCCACTGCTGGAGCATATTTTTGGGCAAGAGGCTCTGATTACGTACAAGCAGCAAGTCAAATGATAGAAAAAGATATAAGGACTAATAACGAATTCTATGTCTGTCCAGTATACAATGAGTTAATCAATAATGGTGGCTACGTTACAGTGTCATACGTCGAGAAGATGTGGGGACTTGGAACGCCAGAAGACTTACAATATTATTTGGAGCATCACTAGTTTGGGATATACGTCTTTTATTTTTGACAATGACGGGGTGCTTGTAGACACCACTGAGCTACAAGTTAAAGCAACGCTAGCAGCAATTGACGAGGTCTTGAATTTAAAGCTAACAACTCAAGAAGATATTTCTGTCCTTAAGTCAACTATAACTACTCGTGATAAGCTCATAAAGCTTTGTCAAAAGGGGTACTTTACTCTTAATAAAGTAGACGCTGTATACGAAAGAAAAAAAATAATCACAAATAAAATGATGAGTATGTTAGACTCTGAAGACTATCAAGACAAAATTGAAATGTTTGAATTTTTACGACGAGAAAATAAAAACATAGCGGTAGTAACGAATGCGAACCGTGCTTCGACAGTTACACTACTAAATAATCTTGGTTTTATGAAGTACCTAGATGTGTTAATAACGAATAATGATGTAAAGAACACAAAGCCACACGCCGAACCATATGTTAGGGCGATGCTTCAATTAGGCGGCTCAATTGAGGACTTCATAATATTCGAAGACTCTGTAACAGGTTTAGCCTCGGCTCGCGGCTCAGGCGCAACTGTTTACGAGATCAGCAATTTTAGAGATGTAAATACCCAATTGATGGAAGAAATAATAGCGGGAAATTACAAATGATTTTTATTGCTCATCGAGGAAACACCAACGGCCCCGTGCCGTCCTTAGAAAATAATCCAGACTATATTGATAAAGCGCTACAGGCAGGTTTCTATGCTGAGGTCGATGTTCGGCAGGGTGAAAGTTCCGAAACGTTTATTGTGGGTCATGATTTTGGTGAATACCAATTAGATATTTCTTGGTTCCTCCAGCGCAGAGAAAAATTGTTTATTCATGCTAAAGACTTAAGCACGTATGCTTATTTTCTAAGTGATAATCAAGTGTGGCATGTTTTCTGGCATCAAAACGACGCATACACCATGACATCTTCCGGATATATATGGGCGTATCCCGGTAGCGAATTAAACGATAAGTGTATATGTGTGATGCCAGAAACAGCGTCATATTCCTCTGAGCAATTATCGATATGTGCAGGTATTTGCAGCGATTATGTTGCTTCAATGTACAGCGGGTAGTGTATGCTAAAACATCTTCTAAAATTCTAATATTATTTTGTTTATATGGAAAACACAAAAAAAGAGACTGTTCTAATAACAGGGGGCGCGGGATTTATTGGCCACGCGATAATAGAGCACTTATTAAGGACTACCGATTTTGATATTGTATCGCTTGATCGGCTGGATACATCTGGATGTCTAGACAGGATAAGTGATGTTATTGCGAAAAACCCATCGTGGCGCCGACGCACTCATGTAATTTGGCACGATCTCAAAGCGCCTTTGAGCGACCATGTTATACACAAGCTGGGGAGAATAGACTACATCTTGCATCTTGCAGCAGGTTCTCATGTAAATCGTAGTATACAATATCCTCTTGAGTTTGTGATGGACAATGTGGTTGGTACTTGTAATTTACTGAACTACGCGAAGGAACGCTGTGAAACGTTAAAACTGTTTTTATATTTCAGCACTGATGAGGTTTTTGGTCCAGCACCGCCAGGAACCACGTTCAAAGAAAACGACAGGTATAATGCTAAAAATCCCTACGCTGCAACAAAAGCAGCGGCCGAGGAGCTGTGTAATGCATATGCAAACACGTATAAACTTCCTGTTATCGTCACGCATACAATGAACGCATATGGCCCACGACAGCATCTCGAGAAATTTATTCCTATAGTAATAAAGAAGTTACAAAATAATGAAAGTATTGTGATTCACTCAGACCGAGGAGGTACAAGACCTTCGAGCCGTCGCTACCTTTTTTCTAGAGACGTTGCTGAAGCTGTAAGATTTTTAATGCTGACGCATACCATTGGGGAAAAATATAACGTTCGAGCGGATGCTGAAACAGATAATTTAACGCTTGCGAAGATGATCGCTTCCATTATGGGAAAAGAGTTAAGGTATGAGTTGAAGTACCCAGAGCGCACAAGACCAGGAAACGATTTTAGGTATTCTGTGTGCGGGGAAAAATTACAAAAAATGGGGTGGAGGCAGCAAACAAGTTTGGAACAAGGCCTTGAGGAAACGATACGCTGGTATCTGGACAATCCGACGTGGGGCGTTTTATGAAAATAGCAATGATCACGGGGGTAACAGGCCAAGACGGATCATATCTTGCCGAATTTTTGCTTGAAAAGGGGTATCGTGTTATTGGGTTGAAGAGAAGAACAAGTCTAATTACAACAGACCGAGTGAATGAAATTTATGATAATCCAAATTTTGAATTGCGATATTACTCTCTGCATGATCCCACAACATTATATCGGTTGCTAGAAGAATACAGACCCTCTGAATTTTATAACCTTGCTGCTCAATCTCATGTGCGTGTTTCTTTTGACGTCCCCATTGAGACTGTAGACTCGATTGCAATGGGTACATTGCGCATTTTTGAAGCGATTCGTCATGTAGATAAAGAAATAAAAATATATCAGGCTTCATCTTCAGAGATGTACGGTGATAATCCTACCCATCCCCAGAATGAGAGTACGACATTTATGCCTGTCAGCCCTTACGCTTGCGCTAAATTATTTGCACATAATCTGTGCCGGAATTATCGTGAAGGATATGGCATGCATATTTCTAGCGGAATTCTTTTTAATCATGAATCACCGCGTCGGGGAGAAACGTTTGTAACAAAGAAGATAACCCGCGCCGCGGCCAGAATTAAGCTGGGGCTACAAGAAAAATTATATCTCGGGAATTTAGACGCAAAGCGTGACTGGGGATATGCAGGTGACTATGTGGAGATGATGTGGTTAATGCTACAACAGGACAACCCTGACGATTATGTAATTGCAACAGGAGAAACTCACTCTGTTAGAGATTGGCTCGAGGCAGTCTTTAAGGAAGCTGGGTTACCGATCGATGGGAACGTAGAGATCGATCATCGCTTGTTTAGACCACATGAAGTACCCTTGCTGCTGGGTGATCCGTCTAAGGCTAAGGAAAAGCTTGGGTGGGAACCAAAGATGAAATTTCAACAATTAGCAAAGCTAATGTACCAGGCTGATCGACTGGAGGCCGAAAGAGACCTTCGAGCCGCAGGTCGTGATTTAAAGCTTCAAGGCTTGATGGATGGTCAGAAAATACCATTTCGAGGTTTTAAAAAAATAGAGTAAATGCATATCACAACTTCTATAATATATCATAGGAAGTTTATATGCATATTAGGTTACCAGAAGAGATAGAATTTCGTACCGGAAAGCCCCACGTATCGTTTTCTGAAGTGCGCTGCTGGAAAGAGTGCGCCTATCGACATAAGCTTCTTTATATTGACAAGCTTGGCACTGATGAGCCCTCTCCATATCTTTCTTATGGTACTGCTGTACATGAGGCAATCGAAAACTTTCTGAATACAGGCAAAATGGACGCTTCTATTGCTGTTACGATGATAGAAAGTGAGTGGGAAAAACATGGGTTCGAATCCCAGGCCTTTATTGATAATCATGCTGCGTATCGAAAGTCACAAGGGTGGAAACCTAAACCACACCCGCCCCTCGTCGAATGGAAAGAATACGCAGAAACAGCCCTTTCTAGATTACCAGAATTTTTAACTGAAACGTTCGGGAAATACGAAATAGTCTCTGCTGAAGAAGAGCTGTACGAGTATTATGCAGATTCTGATATCTTTTTCAAGGGTTTTATCGATGCGCTTATTAAAACAAGCGTTCGTGGTAAAGATGTTTATTACGTCATTGATTGGAAGACCGCGGGCGACAAGGGGTGGTTTAGGGATAAGCGCCAAGATATTTTGACCTGGGCTCAGATTGCGCTTTATAAGACTTTTTGGAGAAACAAACTTGGGCTTGGTACGAAACAGGTTCGGTGTGGCTTTGTTCTCCTGAAACGAGGCGCACCTTTCGAAAATGTGTGCGAATTTGTGAACGTATCTGTTGGTCCTAAAGCAGAAGAAAAGTCGATGAGCATTTTACGAAGTATGGTAAAAACAGTGCGCAGGGGTATTTTTTTGAAAAATAGAAATTCGTGCTTGTTTTGTGAATTTAAGAACACTTCTAATTGCCCTGGCGGCTAAAAGCATTATGTAGCATATACGATAAGCCCTTGTCATTTATGATTATCTCGATGAGGTACGTGTATGAAGAAATATAAAATACTAATGCTGTCTGACCACGCTCTTTCAACATCGGGTGTTGGATGTCAGTCAAGGTTTCTTATTAATGGATTGATTGAGAAGGGTTGCTGGACTGTAAGACAGTTCGGGGCAGCATTGAAGCATAACAATTACGACGTTGTGCAAGTCTCTGAAGACTTTGTTATTAAGCCAATAGACGGATTTGGAAATCCAGATATGCTTAGAATTGCATTAGCAACAGAGCGTCCGGACGTCGTATTACTTTTTACTGACCCAAGATTTTTTACTTGGTTGTGGGAAATGGAAGATGAAGTTCACCAGTTGTGTCCCATTGCATATTGGCATGTATGGGACAATCGTCCCCGCCCGACGTTCAACGACAAGTATTACGCTGCAACAGACTTAATAAATTGTCATTCATACCCAACGTATGAAATTGTGAGTGAAAAATTTCCCGAAAGAACGAATTTTATTCCTCATGCTTTACCTACCGATGTGTTTTTTCCACTTCCAGAGCTTGAAAAGAAACGATGGCGCCAAGATATTTTGGGGTATCAAAAGAAAGATGACTTTGTTGTGTTGTGGATTAATCGGAACGCAAAGCGGAAGAGGCCAGCCGATGTTTTGTGGGCATGGAGCTTGTTTCTCGAGAAGCATAATATCACTGATGCCACACTTTTGATGCATACGGACCCCCATGATCAGGAGGGCCCAGATTTAGTGGCAGTAGCGGAGATGTTGGGTGTTCAACACTCGGTGTTGTTTTCCCCAGAAAGAGTAGACTTCACAAAAATGAACATACTTCACAATATCTCTGATTGCTGTGTGAATATTGCATATGCTGAAGGGTTCGGGTTATCTACGCTGGAAGCGATGCAAGTGGGAAACCCAGTGGTCGCAGTTAAGACTGGCGGCTTAACACGTCAAGTTGTTAATCATCGTGATGGTACTGAGAACGGAGTTGCCTTAGACGTTAAGCATACGACATTAGTGGGTTCGCAAAACGTACCCTTCATATATGAGGACTATGCTGACGTGCACGATGTCGCAGATGGTTTTTATAAACTATATTCGATGGATGAAAGTGAGAGAGCCGCTCTAAGCGAAAAATGTAAAGAATACGCTTCCAAAGAATTTGATTTGCAAACGACAATTGATGATTGGCATGGTACGCTATTAAATCTTGTTGAAAAATGGCAAGCTGGAGAGCGAATGACCCCACGTTTTGAAGTGATTGAAATGGGAGCATCGGACTAACATGAAAGTAATAATAAGGGCGCCACTGCTGAGTGTAACAGGATACGGCGTACACGCTCGTCAAGTTTTTTCTTGGGCATTATCAAAAAATTGGGATGTATACGCTTCGATTGTGCCGTGGGGGATATGCACGTATTACCTCGACCCAACTGCTTTAGATGGTTTGATAGGTAAGGTCATGGACCGATCCGCGCCTGTTCAAGATCCTGATCTTTCGTTTCAGGTTCAATTACCTGATGAGTGGGATCCGGGTCTTGCACGAGTGAATATCGGTGTGACTGCCGGTGTTGAGACAAACCTATGTTCACAGTCTTGGGTCGAAGCGTGTAAGAAAATGCACATGGTAATTGTTCCAAGCACATTTACAAAGAAGACGTTTGTTGACTCTGGTGTACCAGAACACAAGATTGCTGTGATACCAGAGGCGCATAGCTACAGCGACGAAATTTCACTAAAGCTAGATAAGCAGCTGAGCGATTTGCCTACATCATTTAATTTTTTGATGTTTGGGCAAGTAACTGGAAATAATCCAGAGAATGATCGAAAAAATACATTTTATGCGCTGAAGTGGTTAGCGGAAACGTTTAAGAGCGATAAGGATGTTGGAATTATCGTGAAGACCAACTTGGGACGTTTTACCACTGCTGATAGAGAAAGGTCGGTGGTGATGTTTAAGCAGCTAATAAATGAAATAAAACAAGGGCCCTATCCGCGCTTTTATTTGGCTCATGGTATGCTGGATGAGGGAGAAATTTCTACGCTGTATAAAAATGAAAACGTAAAAGCGTTGTTGGCACCAACCCGCGGAGAGGGTTGGGGTCTACCCATTTTAGATGCCGCCGCGGCAGGTCTTCCCGTTATCGCAACAGATTATTCTGGCCATTTAGACTTTTTGAAGCACATTAAATTTCTTTCACTAGATTATGACATGGTTCCTGTTCATCCGTCCCGTCATGACGGCCGTGTCTTTATAGAGGGTACCGCATGGGCAGATGTAAAAGAAGGGTCTTTCAAGGCCAGAGTCAAAAAATTCAGGAAGGCACCCTCTCTTCCCCAGCGCTGGGCACAAACTGGCTCAGGAATATTAAGGGAAAAATTTTCGCTAGACGCCATAAAAGAGCAGTATGACGCATTTATGGAGCGTATAGTTGACGACTCTTGAAACAGCACTAGTCTGTGGGCTTGTTTTAGCAACAGTTATTGCCATTATTGCAATTTCATTTGCTGTTAAATTTGCTTTACTAATCTTGCGAGTCGAAGATGCGCTTGAAGAGAGTTTAGATATTTTAGATGAGCGCTACACATCAATAACAGAGATTGTCGAAATACCATTGTTTTCAGACAGTCCACAGATCCGTCAGGTCCATACAGACCTGGTGCGTTCTAGAGAAGCTATTCTTTTAATAGCCAACACTTTAACGGACGATTTTAGTCGTTTGAAGGACAATGAGGATGGCACGAAAGAAAATACGTAGAAACCCCGGTAAGCCGAGGAACATGTATTTCAATAAAGATACTCAAGCATCGATTGAAGAATATCAGAACGAAGACGACTCAAAGAAAAGAGAGACAGTCTATAAAGAGAAGATCCTTCCGGCATTCGATCAATTAGCAGAGAGCTTGATTTTTGTTTACGGATTTAATTCTCCGTACGATGGGTTTCATGCGTTGAAGTCAGACTGCGTTACGTTCTTATACGAGACAATTCACAAATGGGATCCTGCTCGCGGCACAAAGGCTTTTTCTTATTTTAACGTTGTAGCAAAAAATTGGTTGATTATTCGTTGTCGAAATGCGAAAAAAGAAGACAGAAGACATGTTTCGATGTCCGATCTAACAACTATGTCGTCAAGAGATAAACATACTGTTGCAAACAGCAGTGTTGCTCCCTCCCCCCAGGAGATTATGGAATTGGGAGAGCTTCGTGACAATATAGTAAGGGTTATCGATGAAATTGACAAACGTATTACGAAAGAGAATGAAAAAATCTGTGTGCAGGCCATTCGAACAGTTTTTCAGAACATTGATAATTTGGACTTTTTAAACAAGCGTGCTATTTACGTTTATGTGAGGGAAATTTCGGGATTGACATCGAAGCAGCTTTCCGTTGCGATGTCGAAGATACGAAAGCATTACAAAGATATTGTGCATGATTCTCGAATCGTGGATTTGCTTTAAGGATGAATGATGGGTGATAAAGTCGAAAAAAGCTTACAGGATCTAGAGCAAACAAAGAAGAAGATGAAAGACTTCGAGGGAGTCTTAAAAAAGATAAAGCATGCTGATGAAAAGAAAAGAATACTCTGGAAAGAGATATATGACAACGCGTTAATAGATCGTCAGAATGCCCACATTTTATTTGTCGAGGCATACACATGCATGACGCAAAGTGCATCAGAACATGTCAGTCTCGGTAGCACTTTGGCAAAATATTTAGAGCGCATGGGAAAGTCCAACGAGCAATTACTGAAATTAGCAGATTTGATATCGAAGTCTGAAGCTGCACATAATGCAATAAATGCTGACGAATTATTTTCTCAAATACAGGATGAGTGATGGCAAAGGGTTCGGGAACAGATGCAGTTGCAAAGATCAATAATCCCACCAGCGATGTCGGCGATGTCGTTGAAGAAGCTGGAACAGCAGGCCCGACGCAAGTACTGCAACGTGCAGTGGTCGTGGAAATCCTATATGATTTAGCTGCGTTTACTGAAGAAGAATTCACAGAGCTACAGGAGCTTGTGTCTACTCCAGATTTGCTGGCTTCTGCCCCTCGAAATTCTGTGATCGCTCGTTCTGTGACCGCGGGAGCAGACAAAAGAGCGACTGTAGAAACAGATGAAGAATCCAACGAGGAGAAGGGCACAGTAGGCATTCTGTGTTACCCATTTTTCCCTCCCCACCTGTGTTTCCCTATAAAGCCCGGGGAGCAGGTATGGGTGATTAACGATTCCCCTGATGTTACTGCGGGGGTGTCTTATTGGATGTGTAGGATTCCAGAGCCAGACCATATCGATGGTGTCAATTACACTCACGGAGATAGGAAGTTTGTCGGATCAACAGGTGAGAAGAGTTCCTCGGAAAAGTCCGCATCGGCTCAGGGCGAGGAGTTAGACGCAGACGCTGAGATTTTTGGCTTTCCAAACGGTCCCGGCACGGAAGACGCATTTTCTTTAAACACTGAGCTGGCATACGAAGAAATCGTTAACGCGTCGCTGTCGTATCTTTCATTTATTCCCGAGCCAGTTCCACGTTTTACGAAGCGCCCGGGAGATCTTGTTATTCAAGGCTCAAACAACGCTTTGATATGTCTTGGTCAAGATCGTGGATGGACCCACCCAGACAGCAGTGTTACACGTACAGACGCTGGCGGTGCAGAAACCTCTAACGCGACATTGGAAGATGGTGATACCACGCTGGACGCTTCGATAAGCACTGGCTGCATCGATATCGTTGCCGGCCGCGGCCGTTACGATTTCAGAGTCCTTGGCGGAAGTGTCGATGCGGAACCCGAGTTGACGGCTTCCAGGTCGGTTAAGAATGTTCCGCCCGAAGAAGGTGGCCGAGACGCGTATGATGAAACAAATAAAAATCCTGTTGGAGATGACACTGCCGACGTGAATCGGCTTGATACTCCAGCAGAGGGCGATCCCGATTTGGAGAACGACGCAGCGCGGCTGTACGTGGCGATGGCAATGCAGGTCGACAAAAGTTTCCACATCGATAAGGAGGGTGATACAATCCCATCTGCAATTGATGGTAACATAGCTCCCGCAGAAGATGAGTCTTCTATTGAGTTTCCTGCTGCTATTGTTGCAAAGTCTGATGAGATTCGTTTGATTGCCAGAAGAAAAGAGTCAGATGATCCCGTCTCTGGAGCCCCAGAGATAAATGGCAGTATAAGATTGATCAAGGAAGGTGATATCAGCGATGACGCATGCGCTATATACCTCTTACCTGATGGCACGATTCAGATCAGTGGAAAGCAGATATTGATAGGAAGAAAGTCAAGTGATCAGTCTGAACGTTCGTCTATCTACGCTATGGGAGATGGTGGAGACCCAATGGGTCCCAACGGCACTGAACCGTGGGTGAGGTTTTCTGATTTGAAGAAGTTGTTTACGCAGTTGTACGAAGCGTTAGATGATTTTTGTACGACGCTTCAATCCAATCAATGCCCTCTTTGGGGGCCAAACCCTCAAGTTACAGCAGCCTCCACGCAGCTACAGGCACTACTTAAAATTCATAAAACAAGAACAGAAGATTTCGATCAGTTGGCGTCAACAAGAATTTGGGGAGAATAATGTATGTCTAAAGAATCAGGTAGTGGAATTGGTCAATCTAGCTGGTCATTTTCGCTCGGCAAATTACAAATAGACGAAGACGCCCAGCTGGCCGCGGCGACAGCAGCACTTCTCGATTCCTTTGTTGAACCCACTGCGGAAGAGGTTACGATTTCCGCCGCCGCAGTTGGCGCCGCCGCTACTCTTGGTGGCGCCCTGGCGTTAACACTACCGCTGGCATTTGACGTCGATGTCCCCGAAATCGCGTTGCCTGCTAAAAGCGGGAGTAGTGCTGACGTAGAGGGAGATGAAGAAACAATTGAGACCTTTAACGCATTACAGGCATCTTCCGATGCACAAGCTTCGATGGGTGACGCTGTTTTTCAAACGCTAGATCCGATCCTGAATGGTATCAGAGCCGAAGACGATCCAGCTGTCCTTGCCATATACGAAGCTGCCGATAAGGCCATTAGCGATGCTGGTATAGATGACAAGGACACTGTGCCACCAATTCCGTATGATGGTAATTTCATAACGAGTGTTGTACCCTCAATTGCAAGAATGCAATTATTCGATGAGATAGCATACGCTTTCCGACGATCTGGGATGGCTGCAGGAGCAGAAGATCCAGAAGCTCCAGGTAAAATTCTAGCAGCTTATATTGCTTTGGCGGTTGAAAAATTTGTGAGGAGAGCGATCATTAAAGTGTCTTTACCAGATGATAACTACATCAAGTTGCTGTCCGAACTAACTACGTTTGGAACAAACGCTGCCGCTTCCGCGGCGGTGGGGTCTCCGAATGTTGCTCTGACCACAACGGTAGAAGGCGGAAATGCCCAGGGATCGTATACACTTGACTCAGCTGACATGATGCTTGGCGTTAACGTTGTTCCTTTACTTAATTTTTATGGTGGAATAAAGAGAGTTGTTGACTACGGGGATAATTTTGTTCATGATGGGTATGTTGATGATGGTGCTGAGGCAAAGATGGTGAACATGGACGCTATCTTATTAATGCTAGAAAATGGAATAAACTTCGTATAGCGTGGTGAATTTATAGAAGTTGATAATTAACCCCAGGTGGTTGTATGGCGTTAACGAAATTAGGAGATAGACAAGTTTACTCTTTTAGGTCTGTTGGTGAACAAGCCGAGGCCCGGAAGCTTCGACAGAAAGAGCAAAAAAGGAATATAGCTTTTGGGATTAAAACCCCCGTGGCGCTGTCGTCGGAGGGAACTGAGTTTATTAAAATGAATTATTCTATGGCTGATCAAGTTAGCGATAATTTTAAGAACTTAATCCTCACAAATCACGGTGAACGGTTGGGGTTTCCTGATTTCGGTGCGAACTTAATGGAGTTGTCGTTTGAGCTTCAAAGCGAAGATGGGCAAACTGAGGCGATAAATAGGATAAGTCGCGCCGTCGGTAAATACATGCCCTATGTGATTCCATCCACATTCGAACCCATTACTGAGTATTTTGACAACAAGAACGTCGCAAAAGTCGGTGTTAGAATCACTTATAGTGTTCCGAAGTTAAACGTCCAGAACAGGATTCTTGAAGTAATAATCTATAGCGCGAGTTGACAATGGCATCAGACATCAAAAAAGACCTTAAGAAAGAATTACAGCGAAGTTATCTTGCAAAAGATTTCAATTCTTTTCGAGCAGAATTATTAACGCATGCGAGGGTTTACTTTCCTGATAAGATAAGAGATTTCACTGAAGCTAGCTTAGGAGGGTTGCTGCTTGATATGGCTGCGTTTGTCGGTGATTCGATGGCGTTTTATTTGGACCACCAATTTAACGAATTGAATTGGGCTACTGCCATCGAGAGCAAAAATGTACAAAAACACTTAAAAAGCGCGGGTGTTAAAGTCCGGGGCGCAGCGCCGGCTGTTTGCGGGGTTACATTTTATTTTGAAATCCCAGCCGAGCTTGTGGGTAGCGAGTATGAGCCTTCTCCAACGCTGCTACCAAAAGTTGGACAGGGTACAAGGCTAGCCTCTGCTAAGGGTGTTCCATTTTCTCTGGTAGAAGATCTGGATTTTACAGAGAAAGATTATCTCGGAAACTATCTTTACAATGCAGTCCTTGTAGAGGCCGATGACTCTGGGAATCCAGTCAGTTATGTTGTTACTAGGTTAGGAATTTGTCTTTCTGGTGAAGAAAAAACGGAGTCGATAAAAATTCCAAATGTTCATAAACCCTATAGAACACTAACATTAGCGTCTGAAAATATAACAGAAATAATAAGCGTGAAAGATGTAGAAGAGAACGTGTACTATGAAGTGAACAACCTAACACAAGACACCGTTTTTGAGGTGGTTGCAAATACTACTGAAGATGCTGATCAAGTTCCTAATAATATTGAAATAATTCCTGCGCCCTACAGATTCACAACGACTTATGATTACAACACAAAATTAACTAAATTAAGGTTCGGCGCCGGTGATGCCTCAACGCTGGACAATGATATTGTTCCGGACCCTGCTGAACTAGCGTTGCCGCTATATGGTAAGAAGACGTTTGGTAAATTTACGATTGACCCCAATTCGTTGCTTCAAACTCACACTCTTGGTATAGCACCAAAGAATACTACACTAAAAATTACGTATCGTTTCGGCGGTGGATTGAACCATAATGTTGCTGCATCGACAATTAAGACTGTCGACTCGCTAATACTGACGTTTGATAGCAGGGCGCCGGCATCTGGTGCAGCTGCAGTCCGAGCGTCAGTGGATGTGCTGAATGACGATCCCGCTTCCGGTGCTGATAACGCCCCTACGCTAGAAGAACTTCGAGTTCAGATTCCTGCCTCCCGACAAGCGCAGAACAGAATTATCACGAAAGAAGATTTGGTTTCTAGAATATACACTTTACCCAATAAATTTGGGAGAGTGTACCGTGTTGGTGTTCGTCCGAACCCAATTAATTCATTGGCATCACAGATATTTGTTGTGTCTCGAGACAAAGATAAAAAGCTGGGCCTAACTCCAGATACGCTAAAGAAGAACCTACGGAAATATCTAAACGAATTTCGGGCCGTAAGTGATGCATTTGATATTTTAGATGCGCAAGTTGTTAATTTTGCTGTAAGCTTGGAAATAGTTGCGCATCCAACATCAAACAAGACACAAGTCGCCCAGTCGTGTATCAAGGCTTTGACAAGAATATTAGACACAAAAAACTTCCAAATTGATATGCCAATAGCGTTGTCGGATATTACGAATGTAGTACTGAACACGCAAGGAGTAATTTCATTGGTCGATCTCAAAGTAACGAATGTTACGGGGACTGTAGAGGAAAGAGTTTATAGCGATGTATCGTTCAACGTCGACGCGAACACATTTCAACAAATGGTAATAGGGCCAGATGGTTCAATCTTTGAATTAAAATATCCAGATACCGATATCAAGATTTCCGTAAGGTGATTTCAACATGTTTTATATCTTAACGGCTAGCGCTGATACATACATCACAAATAAAATTATTGATAATAGTTTTAGAGCCACCGACACGAATGTTGGAAGGGCTGGTACACTGGATTTGTTTAAGCTCTACGATGAGTCTACGTATACTTCTGGGTCTACTAGGGTTACGTCATCTGTTAGTGAGCTGTCACGCTTATTAGTAAAATTCGATTACAGCACGCTATCCACACTCGCGAGTTCTTCTCTAGATTTTACGAACTCGAGCTTCAGAGCAACGCTTGAATTAACTGAGGTAGAAACAGGATCACCAGTTCCTAGAAATTTTTGGGTTGTTGCTTATCCACTGGCTAAAGCTTTTTCTGAAGGCTCTGGTCGTGATGTTAACCGCTTTCTAGATGTCGACGCCGCAAATTTTTTGACGGCATCCTATTCTTCTTCCGGCTCACCGGTATTATGGAGTCTGTCGGGCTCTGGTAAAGCTGGGTTTATGGGGGATTCGGGAATTGATTATATCACAACTGGCGTCCTGGGATCTTCCATAACTGACTTCGGAGCGTCTCAATATTTCAGTGATGGGCCTGGGAAAATATCACTTGACGTAACAAAGGTTGTTTCTTCATCATTGGCTGGTGATTTATCAAACCACGGCTTTAGAATTTCTTTTAGCGGGTCATACGAAACAGATTCAAAAACAAGGTTCGCTAAAAGGTTCGCCTCTCGCCACGTTAGAAACAAAATATTGGCACCCCGAATTCTTGTAACATGGAATAATACCATAAAAGACAGTCATCAAAGCTTCATATTTAATTCTACTGCGAGCTTGTTCCTAAAAAATATTGTTGGGGGAACTGCAACTAACATTAGATCTGGTGCATCTGATACGGCACTGACAGGTCAGAATTGCATACTACTGACGTTGATCAGTGGGTCTGGACCAACTGCTAAATCAATTTTTGTAACAGGATCTCAACATACCGGGTCCGCAACTGGTGCGGGAATGACTGGAGTGTACTCTGCCTCATTTTCCCTTAACAGGTTTGATTCTACATTTTTTAAGACCTTGAGAAGTCAGGATGAGCTTGTCTTGAAAGAGATTTGGTCTTCTATCGATAGAACTATTGGATATCTGACAAGTTCTATTACAGTGAAGAAGTCCGCAGTCGGAACTGATAATTTTGTTAATAGAAGCTTGGTGTTCTCTGCGCTGAATGCGCAGCCAGAGTATAAGCAATACTCGACCGCGAAAATTCGTCTCTTTATAGAAGATATCGACGCGCAATTAAAAGACAAAGCTTACAAGCTACCACGAAAATTAAAGACAGCTGTGGTTGATAGAGTATATTATAGGATAAGAGATATTGAAACGAATACGGTTATTATACCATTCGATGACGTAACGGATTCGACAAGGCTTTGTACTGATGCTGCTGGAATGTATATTGATTTATTAACTGCTGGTCTTCCATTAAATAGAAGCTATACTATAGACTTGCTTGTGAAGGATAGCGGGGTTTCGGAAATTGTGGAGCTTAGGGATATTTCTTTTAAGGTTGTTTCTTAATGGCTAAGGGACCCAAGATAAGGCGGGTTTTTGAAAACCAGCGACTTTTCACCCCGCAGGTGATCCGAAGGTATACAGACTCTTCGGGGGTGTTAAAGCACCAGAGCGCCGCCTCGCTTTCTGGATCTGCACCGTCCTCTACAACAGGTTCGTTTCGATATGACCCTCCGGGATCACCCCTTAAGTCATCTCAGCAGCTTCCATTAGATTTTTCAAAATTTGAAAACCATACATTTTTTGCTTCTGCTGAATCAAACGTTAATATCGCATTTGAGAAGATAATAAATCAATTTCCGTTCGACGGAACGCGTGAGGAGTATGAAGACTTCTTGGATGACCTGACAGGATTTGAGAAACATGTCTTAGATTCTTTCCCAAGCTATACTGGGTATCTCACCTTCTCAAGTTCTTTAAAGCAATATATCGAAATAAAAGATAGAGCAGGTGTTCTTTTTCCAGCACTTTCTAGAATCCGCTCTGCAAAAACAATATTAGATCCTTTAGATCGCTCTTTTTCGGTAGAGTGTCGTCTTTTTTTGCCTCCCATAGCGAATGATAATCAGATAATTTTTAGTCATATGAGTGATGGAGGGGTGGGCTATGCTGCCTTTCTAGATTCAGGCGATGCATCGGCTGCTAATATAAACTTTGCTGTCATTAGCGGGTCTGATCATATTTCTGCATCTTATTCTTTACCAAAAGACCAATTTCATTTTCTAAATTTCGTTTATGACAAGAGGCCAGGCAAGAAATTTGCAGCTATAATGAGCAGTTCTGCGATAACAGCTAAGTCTCGACGCTTTAAGTTTGGATCGTTGTCTACCCGCGGAGCCTCTTTTTTTATAGCGACTGGTAGCACATTACAACTGGGAGGGTCAGAATTTATTCCAGCTGAAACATTTAGCGGATCCATTGACGAATTCAGAGTGTTTTCTGATGTACGTACTACGGAAGACATAGAGTATTACAACCAGCGAACGATGTTCGCGAAAGACGGTCTTAGGCTGTCATTACGTTTTAATGAACCAACAGGATCGTATACGAACAACGATGTTGTTTTAGACCACTCTGGGATGAGCTTACATTCACGGATAAGCAATTTTGCCGCTTCGATGCGGACTGTTGATACTGATAACATTCCGCCAATGCTATTTGAGGCGTCTGTAAAGCATCCTGTGCTTTTTCCATCGTACCCCACCGTATTAACGCTCAACGAACAATTATTATTGACTGCCTCATCATACGATACAAACAATCCTAACTTAATTACAAAGTTGATTCCAGAACATTATTTGGCAGAGGCCGCGGCGACGCTTGATGTGTCGTCTGACCCTGATGGTTCGTTGATGGACGGCTTATCATCAACTACTTCCGTCGACTACAGCGCACCTGGCGGCGCGCAGTTGGGACAACCCCAGATTATTTCTTCGCTTCTTTTTGTGTGGGCAAGAGAGTTTGACTTGATCAAATCGATGCTTGATCATGCTAGTAATTTAGTGTTCGCAGAATATGATACAGAAGAATCAATTGCTGATCAATTTTTACCAGTTCTGGCGCATCATTATGGTATCGAGCTGCCAAATATGTTTAGAAACGCAAAAATGAATCAATTTTTTGCTGGCGAAGAAATTGTTGATGGGAAGATAACAAAAAGTCTGCAGTTTGTTCAAAACGAGATTTGGCGACGTCTTTTAACGAACATCCGCGAAATTATAATTTCGAAAGGTACAAAACATGCCATGAAGGCTGTCTTTAGGGCCTCTGGTATAGACCCCAATCGCATATTCAGATTTGTCGAATATGGTGGCACTTCGACACAACGCTTGGGTCTTGCAAGAGAAAAAGCAACAGAAGTGTCTACGTTACTAGATTTTTCTGGGAGTATGGCGAATATGACGGGTGTTGAAGATGCGCATGGTTTTTATAGCGTGAAGCCAGCCGTGCAAAGCGTGTTTCTGTCTGCATCACGTGTTGAGAGGGGATACCCGAACATATCAGGCGATTTTGTTGCACATCCCGACGGAGGTACATATTCAGACGCCGCCCGAGACGGCTTATTAACGTCAGGCAGCTGGACGATCGAAACTCGAGTGAAGTTTCCAATGGCGCGAGACATCACCTGGAACCAGAGCTTATTTCGCCTCCACGTAACTGCGTCAGAGGACGAGGGTAATCCCAGCGCTGCTGATAATTCTCACAGGGTATTACTGAACCTCGTTGCGACTCCGCCAATATCTCGTGCTGTATACGCCGAGAAAACAGGCGAGCAGCTCACATTGTATTGTCGACCAGGTTTCAATTCATCAGCACCTTTGCTTGCTCTTCCGTTAACCGGCGCCGATATTTTTGATGGCAAAACTTGGTATATTTCTTGTGGTCGAATTCGATCAGAGCATGCTGGATCGTATGTGTCTTCGAGCTATTTTATAAGAGCTGGCCGCCAAGAGTATGGAGACGTTTCTGAGTATTATGTAACTTCTTCGCACTTTGCTGAAAACGATTATTCTGATCTTCCCGGTGAAAATTTATTTCAACGAAAAAATGCAGTGTCTGATCCGATCCTTAATGCTAGCGGCTCGTTTATAGTGGTTGGTACTCAAAATATCCACACTGGCACCGGCTTTTACCAATTAAACGATAGTGCTATAAGCAACACTGCAAGAACAACTCGTTTTGACGGCCTTTGGGGGCATTGCAGGTTCTGGTCAAAAGCGCTCGATGAAGATGAATCGAAAGAACATATTTTAAATTTCAAGTCGCTTGGCGTGAAGGACCCGCTTGTTAACTTTGGCTTTTCGTCAGATGTAACGGGTTCATTTGAGAAGCTTCGTATTGATGTTTCGACAGATCAGCCTAGCACAGAAAGCAATGAATTGGGTACTTTACCGCTGGTTGATTTTTCGCAAAACTTCAATCCTGTTTCCGCCGGTGGCAATGCTAGCGGCGCAACGGCATTTGGATTTGAAGCCAAAAAACGTATTATACAGCCCGAGCGTTTTGATTTTAGCTTTTTATCCCCAAATTACGATGAGATGCCAGAACAGAATAAGGTTCGAGTGGCCGGGTTCACTCAAGGAAAAAATCTTTTTGAGCTGGGCGGTAATCCAGCCCCAGTTTATGAGATCGTTAAATCCGCTGAACCAGTTGATGACACCCGGTTTATGATTGAATTTTCTATAATGCAAGCCCTTGACGAAGACATAATGAACATCTATGCGACTCTCGACGCACTTGATCTCGCGTTAGGCGCCCCAGAGCTGATGTTTGCAGAAGAGTATCCAGATCTTGCTAGATTAAGAAAAATATATTTTAATCGCTTAACAGAGTCCATTAATTACAAAAAGCTGTTTGATTTCTTTAGATGGCTTGATGATTCATTTGATGTGATTATTGAGAGCCTTATTCCTCGAAAGACAAATTATCTGGGGTTCAATTTTATAATTGAGGGCCATGGCCTCGAGCGACCGAAGGTCGCGTATGGTTCTGGTGATGTATATCTCGGCGAGAGTACTCGTAGAAATCTTAAGGGGATAATACTACTCCGACAACTTGTTGGTGATATGAGGAAGTACTGATGCCAAAATATGTCATAACGACGCCAGTCAATAATACTGCATATTATAATCTTACTGCATCGATGTACGTTGGTGGTCCACCTCCAGTTGCACAATATACTGCGCATAGTTCATTAGCTGGATGGTGGCGGTTAAATGAAGACGTTTCCGCTGCTGGTTCTATTACTGATGCAAGCGGAATGGGACTCCCCGGCTCGTTTGCAGCTCTCACCGAACGACCGAGCTTTTCGATATCAACACCGTCATCGAATATCCAAATGAGGACATGTTTATTTGACGGATCTTCTGACGTCGTCACAGTTGCGGTACCCGCTGATGCAACTGCGCTTTCGTTCGGTGACGGCGCTACCGACACACCATTTTCTGTAAGCGCTTGGGTTTACCGTACTGGAACCGGATCTCTGACATATGACACTATAATCCACAAAGGTGAGCAGAGTGGTGTTAATTTGGAGTACCAGCTGGTCTTGTATGATGCCAATGGCGACGGAAATTCTAGAATACGATTTAAGGTTGGTGATGATAGCGTAAATGCAAACCTGCTAGCACAAACTCCAGCTGCTTCATTAACAGGAGGTAGCTGGCACCATATAGTCGCGACATATGACGGGACCGGGGCAGAGACAATCGCTGCAGGCGGCGATGCGACGGGCTGCATGTCAATTTATATTGATGGCGTCGCGCAATCCCTGTCTGATGATTCTACTCTTGCTTCATCTTATGTTGCGATGGAGAATTCCGCCGAGTCTCTTTATGTGGGTGCGAGACAAACTGTAAATTATTACAACGGAAATATGGCCGATGTTGCGATCTGGGGAGTTGTATTATCTGAAGCTGATGTGACAGCGCTATATAACGCCACCGGTGGCTCCTTTTATTATACGTATCGAAATTATGACCTCATCGGCTATGGCGAAAGGCTATCTCCTACCGGTTCGCAGTACGAGATGTCCCTGCAGGGCCTTGACGCACAGAAAGATGGCATCTACTACCCAAGCCTCCTTCCAAGGATCAGACAGGGCGCTCCAATGTCGTTATGGCGAAATGGAGACAAGCTCCCTGACACGTATTTTGACGATACGCTACAAATGAATCCAGACCCAAATGATATGCGCGGCGAAAATGATGTGAAAATAAATCAACGTATTGATTTTGATATGGAGAAATTAGATTTCGGACAGGCACCGACCGTCCAGCAGGGCATGCCCTATGTCGAGACGCAACGCTACGATCCAGTTGCCTATTTGCAAGCATCGGAAGAGACGATGTGGCCTGTGCATCTTTTTAATCTTGGTTCATTGCTCGATCACGAATTTGATGGTATCATTGAGCCGCTAGATGTTAGACCAGAAATACTGGGCATGTCCGACCATCGTTATGAGGGCCACGCCGTGAGAGGTGGCTTGACGGGGGGCGCTGCTGAGACATACTTCGGAAGTAAGCAGATCGTTGATACGTGGAAGACCTCAGATACAAAAGTTGCCCATTTTTTAGATGCTCCGCTAAATTGGGGGACGATACCCGTAGGAGCGTACTCAAATATCACTCAGGAATCTGACACTGCTTTTTTTGACACGACAGCATTTGATGCCACAAACGGTGTATTATTTTTGAACAATCAATTAATGAGCAGTGGGATGTCAGCACCTTACGATCTTGTCGATACAGATGCAATATTCTCTATGGACCTCGCAAACTCGGACTTCCACGCCATGAGATATCGTTTTCCGGCTTCCAATAGGCTTGCTCTTTGGTTTAGGTTCAATGAAGACAACTCATACGCTACCGATCCCTCCGGCGACGTGGTGGACAGTAGCGGAAATGGTAGAGATGGTTCCATGCAAAACTCGTATGACCACCCGGTCTTCTTTGAGTGGCAAGACCCTGATGGTCCTTCGTCATCCACCTCTTCTCCATCAGCATTGATCCAGACAGGAAGCGCTGGATTTGCGTGGGGGGGGGACGATCCTTGTCGTGTAATTTCCTCTAACGCCGCTGACTGGGAGGCCACATCTTGGGGAAGTGGCGGTGGATATTGTTCTAT